ACTGCTGTAGGCGTCAAAGATTAAAATTATTACTACTGCTGTAGGCGTTAAACATTAAAATTATTACTACTGCTGTAGGCGTTAAAGATTAAAAATATTAGTACTGCTGCAGGCGTTAAAGATTAAAAATATTAGTACTGCTGCAGGCGTTAAACATTAAAATTATTGTACTGCTGTAGGCGTTAAACATTAAAATTATTACTACTGCTGTAGGCGTCAAAGATTAAAATTATTACTACTGCTGTAGGCGTTAAACATTAAAATTATTACTACTGCTGTAGGCGTTAAAGATTAAAAATATTAGTACTGCTGCAGGCGTTAAAGATTAAAATTATTACTACTGCTGTAGGTGTCAAAGATTAAAATTATTACTGTAGGCGTTCATTTCACAAGATGCGGAATTATTTCGCAAAGATTATTTTTTGAAACGCCGCGGCCGGAAATATTTTTTTTTGCGGTTGTAATTGATTTTTTTTTGCGGCTGGGCGGCGGGCCAGACAAAATTGACCATAACTGGTGTTACGCCGCCGGTAATAAACCCTACCGTAAATACTTTTTTTTGGGGCGGCCAGAGAGACATTATCGCCGTAGGTATCAATTACTGCTGTAGGTATCAATTATTATACTACAGGCGTTAAACATTATTAGTACACAGGCGTCAAAGAAGCTAAAACTTAATGTTTTTTCGTCAAAAATCGCCATGAATATCTATCTTGTGTGGTTTCTCTACATACTATTGGGGAACCTGATATTAGCAGTAATATATTGCGTCATAGATGAGGTGGTGTGTGACAATATCCATATAAAAAAAAATGTTGCCGCCCCTGAGATGCCGCGGCGGTTCTAAATTTTAATGTTTTTTTCGGCGAACATTTTTCACATATGCGATATTGGCGCTAAAGCGAGCGTATTACCGCTTGTAACAACATTTTTTTTCGATCGGCAATAGATAAGTAGAATATACCATATTATTGCTATTGCCATCAATGAGAATGCCACGTAGGCATAGGTCATCCTATGGCCGGACCAATCCATGGCTGCACTTAAAAATATCAAAAAAAGTTTAAGTTTTGGGCCGGCGTTAAAATTTAAACCTTTTCTGGTTGATCTTTAGCCATGTATAGCTGCGATGTTTGGTGCCTTATCTACATGCTATTGGCATTCCTGATATTCGCACTAAAGTGCTATGTTACAACCGTCTTATGCGTGATTTTTATCCACCTTATTGGCCGAAGGGCCGCCTTGTATTTCCTGTTAGGTGGTTTGGCCGTATTCTACTGGTGGCAAGCAGCTATCAATAAAATTTAATGGCTCTCACTTAAGATCCTTGCTGTAAGCGGGCGTTTACATACTTTGATCAAGAAAAAAAATTATTTTTGGACCCCCCCCCATGTTTTATACAAAAATCATATAATAAAGTGGCGACAATCAACATATTAATCAACCACAGCATTTTATGATGTGTTAATCAACATATACCATATTAATCAACCACAGCATTTTATGATGCGTCAATCAACATATTATTACGGAGAGCGTCAATCAATATAATATTGAGAACAGCGACTTGATACCGTGTATGGTGGTGGCGGCGGCATGTTGTTTGTAACAGCATTTTTCATCATTCGAAGCTTACAAAAGATATGTATAAGATAGCATATTAATGTTATTAACAGTAATATCAATAAGGCGTAGCTATAGATCTTCACTTTGGTAGACCAATAATCCATGGTTGCGCTTAAAAATACCAAAAAAAACATTAAGTTTTGGAGGGTAAGATTGGTTTTTCACCATTGGTAAAGATTATTATTCTAAATGTTTACCCCATAGATGTGAAACAATGATTCTTCATATATTAACATATTTTTTGACTTATACTTTTCTTCATCTAGTAAGGCGTTAATTTTTTCCGGATCTGTCGTTTTTATTGATAAAAGAGAAGAGTCTGGACTGTAATTTTTAAATAATAAGATATTTATTAATATCCAATTATTCGTTTGGCTCGCTATTTCCATGCTCTCTTCGAAAGCATCAGCTCCTAAATCTATACAAAGGAATAAGTTACCTTCACAAAAATTCATTACCGAGGTAATCATTGCCCGATTAATGTCAGCCCCCAACATAAAACAATAATATATAGTTGTATAATTACAATCATACATACAGGCCAACTGCATCATTTCATCAATGTCTATATTTGTCTTCTCTTTGTTATAAATTTCATGAAGGTCAAAGACGTTGTTATAAGCAACCCCACATATTAACCGCCAATCTTTAAAATGACTATATCGTTGATAAAAATATTGGATGGCTTCAGTAAGCTTATATAGTATCGCCATACTATACCAATACCTAGTTAGCATTTCGTTGAATGAAATATTATCCAATGTAAAGTTAATTGATAATGTATCTAGTTCACCAAAAATTCTTAATTTCAGTTGAGCATTATTTAGGAAAAGGGGATTATCAGATAATAATTCATGGCATAGAATAATATTACTGCTAGTTTTAACATACTGTACATTATAAAATATTTCTAAAATTTTATTTTCACTCAAAGCTTTCCTCGCACCTAACTTTTGGCATAGGTCCTGGTGCACTCCATATTGACAGTAACCAACCCAAAGCTGATGTCTGCACCCCATTCGGTAAACAGCTCTATTAAACCATGATTGTTTTCCTGTACAGCCTTCATTAATGCAACATTTAATGTTAAACCATGTTTAAAACTTGCTGTTTTTATTAATATTTGTTCATCTATACAAGTATGATAAATCGTAATTGGGGCTTCATGCCACCACAAACCACAACGCTCTAAAATACAATAATCATCTTTTAACACAGGCTGTGTAGCTAGTACTTTTTTAGTAAGTGCTTGTAAAGTAGATGGCATCTTCTATCTGCAAAATAATTATTTCCGAAAAAAAAATCAAATTAAAATACTAAATTCTATTTTTTTTTTTAATAAAGCCTGTAAATTATATAATAAATCTCGCCCACCGTATTATTTCCGGACACAACTTTTTATACCTCATTATATTTTTAGATCTATAGTTTTTTAACAAGGCATTAATTTTTTCTGGATCTGTCGTTTTTAAAGATAAAAGAGAGACGTTTGAACTATAATAATCTTTAAATGATAATATTTCTACTAATATATCATGATTCTTTTGTTTTGCTAATTCTAAGCTCTCTTCGAAAGCATTAGCTCCTAAATCTATACAAAAGAACAAGTTATTCATATAAAAGTTTTTTACCGAGGTAACCATTGCCCGATTGATGTCAGCCCCCAATACAAAACAATAGTAAATGGTTAAAAAATTGCTATCTCTCATACAGGCCAGATATATCATTTCATCAATATTCATATCAACCTTTTTTATATGATACATTTCATGAAGATCAGACACGTTATTAAAAGAAAGCCCACATATTAGCCGCCAATCTTTAAAATGACTATATCGTTGATAAAAATATTGGATGGCTTCAGTAAGCTTACATAGTATCGCTATACTATACCAATATCTAGTTAGCATTTCGTTGAATGTTATTTCATTCAATATAAAGTTGATCGATATCTTCTCTAGAAAACAACAAATTATTACTTTTAATTCCTCTATATTCTGGAAAAGGGGATTATTAGATAACAATTTATGGCATAAAATAATATTACTACTAGTTTTAATACGATGTATTTTATAAAATATTTGTACAATATCCATTTCATTCAAAATTTTTGCGCCTAACTCCCGGCAGAAATTCCAAGTATGCTCCGTATTGACAGTGACTAAGCTAGAGTTGATGTCTGCACCCCATTCAGTAAACAACTCTATTAGATCATAGTTGTTTTCCTGCACAGTTTTCATTAATGCGAGATTTAACTCTAAACCATCTTTAAAAATTGCTGATTTTATCATCAATTGATTATCCTCATTAGTAGAAAGCATAATTGGAGCTCCATGCCACCACAAACCACAATATTTCAAAATAAAGTAGTGTTCTTTAGATATGTGCTGTGTGGCCAGTATTTTTTTAGCAAGAGCCTGCAGAGAAATTGGAGTAGACATATTTTTTTTTGCAAAATGGTTTAAGTTTTTCAAGAATACAGATTGGATAAATTAGGTTGTTGACTTAGTTACAGGAGGTATTAAATATTATGTAGACATAAAAATGAGATCCTCCAAAAAAATAAACAACAAAAAAAAATATGTTTAATATTAAAATGACAATTTCTACATTGCTTATTGCTCTTATTATACTACTTATTATTATTTTAGTAGTGTTTTTATACTATAAGAAACAACAACCACCGAAAAAGGTCTGTAAAGTAGATAAAGATTGTGGTAGTGGAGAGCATTGTGTTCGTGGATCATGTAGCTCATTGAGCTGCTTAGATGCCGTAAAAATGGACAAACGAAATATTAAGATAGATTCTAAGATTTCCTCATGCGAATTCACTCCCAATTTTTACCGTTTTACGGATACTGCTGCTGATGAGCAGCAAGAATTTGGAAAAACACGGCATCCTATAAAAATAACTCCATCTCCAAGTGAATCCCATAGCCCCCAAGAGGTGTGTGAAAAATATTGTTCATGGGGAACCGATGACTGTACAGGTTGGGAATATGTTGGTGATGAAAAGGAGGGAACATGTTATGTATATAATAATCCACATCACCCGGTTCTTAAATATGGTAAGGATCACATCATAGCCTTACCTAGAAATCATAAACATGCATAAATAAATACATTAGGCTCATCGTATCTTTTTAAAATCCATAAATATTCGTTTGATATATGCTGAAATTTTTATAAAAAAAAATAACTATTTCCTATAAATCATCTAGAAATAGTCCTCGTTTTGATCGGTTTATATCTTATAATATTGTGCATCGATGCACAACTGCTTTTTTTGGTCCTTCTGGAACATCATTATATTTTCTTTCATTAATATACCATTCAGATGTAAACGTTGAATAATTTTTATGGCAACAATCTACCATTGAATTATATTTAGTAACATCTAATACATCGTTTGTTTTATCAGGCTCAGCTCTATAATCTTGATAATTTTTGTTATCAGCTTCTAAAGCTCCATCATTATTTTTCAAAGAAGTATCCATAATTATGTTTGGTAAAAATACTTTAAGTTTTAATGTGATATTTAAAATGGTTGTTATATAAATTTACCGCTTACAGGTAATCTTTATTCAGTGTCATAAACTATACTTTTGATGATTCAGTATTTTGTGAATCAGTACATTTATTATCATTAATATTTTTAGGCTGTTTTTCCAATGTTTTATTGTTGCAATGAGCCTGCTCCTCCTTTGACGAGGAAGTGTCTGTTGGAGTCATCTGTTTAGGAAGAGTATCATCCATATCTATTATGAAGAAAATATATAAATATTGATATACAATCAAAAATATTTTTGATCACGTCTTTGTTATCTATCGATATTGTTGATAACGTCTTGAATAACCTACATCATTTTTTTACATAAAAAAATAGATATAATTTTTATTATATCTCAATTATTTTAAAGATAATTATCAATACAGCAAATATCATAAGCTAACATATTTTTCGAATAATAGTTTTTTAGTAAAGTATTAATCTTTTCAGGATTGGTTTCTTTTGATAATAAGATAGGATTCGCTTTATAAATTTTTAAAGATAATATATTCACAATGATAGAATAACCGTATATATCTGCTAATGTCTTACTGTGTTCAATAACATTAGCCCCTAAATCCATACAAAAGAACATATTTTCAATACAAAAGTTTTTTACCGAGATTAACATTGCTCGATTAGCGTTGGCTCCCAATGCAAAACAGTAGTAAATGGTCAAAAAATTATTATCGCGCATACAGGCCAGCTCCATCATTTTATTAATACTCATATGAATTTTCGTTGTGTTACATATTTCATGAAGGTCAAACACATTGTTGAAAGAAAGTGCACAAATTAATCGCCATTCATCAAAATGCCTGTATTCTTGACAAAAATATTGAATAGCTTCTTTAAGATTATATTTTACCGCTATGCCATACCAATATTTGGTTAGCATCTCACTAAATGAGATCTCATTTAACATAGAATTTGTTGTTAAATCCTTCAACTCCCAATAAATGATCATCCTTAAATCCACCATGTTTACATTTTGTAAAAAAGGGTTATTAGAAAATAATTCATGACACAAAATGACATTACTACTTGTTATTTTACACTTTGTTTCAAAGAAAAATCGTAAAATTTCACTTGTCTCAAGCTCTTCTTTAGCTCCCAATTTTCGGCATAGGTTTCGAGTATGCTCGTTATTAATAAAAAGTAACCCATAATTAATATTTGCACCCCATTCAGTAAACAACATGATTAGATCATCATTGTTTTCCTTAACTGCCAATACCAATGCAGTATTAAGCCTTATACCCTCTTTAAAGCATAATGTCCTTATCATTATTTGATTATCATCATCTATATACATTGAGATAGGAGCTTCATGCCACCATAAACCATAACGCTCTAAAATATAATAATCATCTTTAGATACGTGTTGCGTGGCCAATGCCCTTTTAGCAAGTGCTTGTAAAGTCGATGGCTGCATGTTTATTCTGTTAAAAAAAAATCAAATTATCGGGTAAACATAAGGATCAACCCGTAGTTAATATTTGCAGTAGTATTTTTTAACAATGAATTATAATAAAAAAATAATTCATTACTATCTATTATAAAACCCATCTTTAACTTTAAAGAAGAACTAGATCATCTTTTTTTTTGTTGTGTCAGAACTTCTTCAATTTATTACCCACATTTTATCTAAAAAAAATAAAAACTACATCATATCTTGTTTCTTCATCAAATTATCATACCATTTATAGGGTGTAGGTTGGGAACATTCCATCATGTGGTAATCAGGGTATTTATATATTTTTTGATAGTAACATCTATTTGGCAGATGTATTGTCCAACAATCATGTCTAATAAAATCATTTTCACCTATGGGGGAATCATCTTAAAAACCTTATTCCTACAGATTCCATTTTGACAGTCCCAGCAAAAGTCACAATATTTTCCATGAGTACACCAATGTTCAAGCTCTCTTTCGGGAGGAATGCTGCCAATTTTATGTTTTTTAGCTTCTAACTCTCTGTACAACATCAGTTGGGAAAGCAGAAAGAAGATTACCAGGAGAACCATTAAATATATAATAGTCTGCAAACTACGTTTGCGAATGTAATTTGCAACTAAAACACAACCCACAAGGTAAAATCCATAAGTTAATAACTTTTGCCATTTTCGTATGACAGCCTCGTGCCATTCATGGTTGTGTTGTGGGCATTCTGTTCGGTAAACTTCATGAGGCTTTATAGAAGTTACATAGTAGGTACAGAATTCATTGTGACGAAAAACACTGCAGTTAGCTATGTAGTCATTTTCAAGAATGGGAGAATGGTTTTCAAAGACCTTATTCTTACAGATGCCATCTTGACAGTCCCAACAGAACCTACAATGATTTGCATAGGTGCACCAGTATTCAAGCTCCTTTTCAGGAGGGGTTCTTGTTAGATCCAGGAGCTCTAGCTCATATGTATAAAGAAGAGTTGGAATGGATAGTAAAGTAAATATTTGCAGACCAAGCATGGCTACTTGTGAACAAGTGGCTGCTCGTCAACAAATAGCTGTTTATCAGCAAATAGCTGTTTATCAGCAACAACTAATTATCAGCAAATGCTGCTTGTGGGTAAGCCAATAAATAGGCCATACCCTTGAAAGGAGAATTCAGTTTGATAAAAAAAATAACGAGTTTTCTAATAACCCGGTCAAGCATTTAATAAATGAATAGCATCACACGTCTGCATCGTGCATTCTGCCTGGAAAATGGGCCCATCTCTAATATATTTACACTGACGGTGAATCATACAGTGTTCCATGGGATAGCTATGCTCCTGTACAGGAGGCATATCTTTTAGAACTTTATTCTTACAAAGACCATCTTGACAAGCCCAGCAAAACCGACAATTTTTCACATATTGACACCAGTATCTAAGCTCCTCTTCCAGGGGATTGTCGGTCGAAAACCCCTGTAGACTAGCTAGGCCAGCTAGCAGCAAGCCGAGGTAACTAAAGAACCTCATTGTAGTGTTATATTACGAAAAAACATGTTAAAATTTGGAAAAAAAAGCCCTTTTTATAGATCTGGAAAAAAATTTTCACAAATCTAATTAAAAGCCTTACAGATCATCCTTTTCATAAATTTTCATTAACAATTGGTGGGGGCGGTTGTGAGGTACTGGATCAGAACAATCCATAACATGGTAATGTCCATTTCCTTCACCATATGTACACTGGTTATACCAGCGAGAAACCTCACAAGATGTCAAATAACTGTTCTCAACAATCAATGGCATGCTCTTATTCACCTTGTTCTTGCAAATTCCATGTGCACATTCCCAGCAAAACTTGCAGTTTTCCATGTAAGTACACCAGTATCCAAGTTCTTCTTGTGGAGGATTATCCGTTGAACGAAGATGCCCTCCTGCCTGAGTAGGTAGTCCTAAGACCTGATTGGCCAGCAGGCCAAGAATTTCCAAGAAGATCACCAACATTGCTACGGCTGGCTGAACAGCTGGCAGATAGCTAGCTAATTAGCAAACCAAGTGACTCGCCCTCTCTACTCTTAATATGAGAATTTAAGATTCGGTCCGGCTTTTTTCCCATGTTTTACAGGGAAAAGGTATTTTTAGCCTATGAATGTACATGGTTCCGCACATTAAAAAAAAATAAAAGAAATTATTTAATATTGGCTGTTATTTTCTTTCAACTAGCAACAAGCCAGGTAACTAAAGAACTTCATTGTAGTTTTATATTACGGAAAAGGTTAAATTTTGGACAAAAAAAATCATATCTAATTAAAAATCCTCACAGATCTTTCTTTTCATAAATTTTCATTAACAATTGGTAGGGGCGGTTGTGAGGTACTGGATCAGAACAATCCATAACATGGTAATGCCCATTTCCTTCACCATATGTACACTGGTTATACCAGCGAGAAACCTCACATGTTGTCAAGTAGCTGTTTTCAATAATCAATGGCATGCTATTATTCACCTTGTTCTTGCAAATTCCATGTGCACATTCCCAGCAAAACTTGCACCTTTCCATGTAAGTGCACCAGTATCCAAGTTCTTCTTGTGGAGGATTATCCGTTGAACGAAGATGCCCTCCTGCCTGAGTAGGTAGTCCTACGACCTGATTGGCCAGCAGGCCAAGAATTCCCAAGAAGACTACCAACATTGCTACGGCTGGCTGAACAGCTGGCAGATAGCTAGCTAATTAGCAAACCAAGTGACTCACCCTCTCTACTCTTAATATGAGAATTTAAGATCCGGTCCGACATTTTTCCGATATTTTACAAGAAAAAGATATTTTTAGCTACAAATACACTTCATATATCCCTAAAAAAAACAAAAATTTATTTAATTTTAACTATTATTTTCTTTCCACTCTCTCTTTAAGATTTTGTAAGGATTCCAGGGCTTTGGTTCAGAACAGGCCATTACATGGTGAATCCCCTGTCCTAGATCATACATACATTTATTTAGCCAGCGGGAAACTATACATGATTGCACATACTCATTTTCAAGAATTGTTGTATTCTCCAATTTGCCCTCACAAAGGCCATTTTGACAATTCCAGCAAAACTTGCAGTTTTCTGTATAAGTGCACCAGTATTCAAGTTCTTCTTGTGGAGGATTATCCGTTGGATGAAGTTGTCCAGCTGGTTGATTAGGTAGCCCTAAGACCTGGTTGCAATTCATGGTATGGTAGATACCCTTATCTAAATCATACATACATTTATCCAGCCAACGGGAAACCAGACATGATTTCACATACTCATTCTTGTAAATTACTGACCCATCTATTTTGTTTATACAAGTGCCGTCTTGGCAGTCCCAGCAAAATTGGCAACTTTCCATGTAGGCACACCAGTATTCGAGTTCTTCCTCTGGAGGCTCCTCTGTTGGACGAAGTTGTCCAACGAGCTGACTTGAAACCTGGCTGGCCAGAAGGCCAAGAATTCCCAAGAAGATCACCAACATTGCTACGGCTGGCTGAACAGCTGACTGAATAGCTAGCCAATTAGCAATCCACTGTACTTTTCATAAGATCATTTAAGATTCGGTCGGCATTTTTTCAATAGTTTGCTAGGAAAAAATTTTTAATTTTATAGATTCACACTACTTCATTCTCATGCTTAGGAAAAAAACAAACTAAATCTTACAATGTATCTGGATCTAATGAGAAGCTAGAATTCATCTTTTTTCAAATCCTTTCTGGGATGTTCATTCTTTTTCCACTCCTTCCTTGCAATTTTATAAGGATTCCAGGGCTTTGGGTCAGAACAGTTCATGCTATGGTAAATGTGCTCCTCCACATCATATCTACATAGGTCACCCCAGCGGGAAACCTCACAATATTTTACATAGTCATTCTCAATAATACTTGTGGAGTTGTTTCCCCAAACCCTGCTGGTACAAATCCCATCTTCACAATCCCAGCAGAACCGACAGCTTTCCACATAAGTGCACCAGTATCCAAGTTCATTCTCTGGGGGTTCAAATGTTAGAGGAAGATGTCCACCTACCCGAGTAGAAGTGGAGGATGAAACCAGGTTGCTACTGGCCAGCAGGCCAATAATTCCCAGGATAATCACCAGCATTGTGCTCAACCAGCAACGGCTAGCAACGACTAGCAACTGACTAGCAATAGCTAGAAATGGCTAGCAATCAGTAGTAGCTAACGCTCTACTCTTTATAAGAAAATTTAAAATTCGATCAGATTTTTTTAGAATTGAGAATGAGTAAAACGCTTATATTCTTTTTCTAGCTAGAAAAAATAAGCTAGTTTAAGATAGGATTTCCCTTACTAACGGTTTAATTTTTAGCAAAGGTATAGGTAAAATACACTTGTACTTAGCTGCAAAAAAATAAGCTTATGGCGTATAAGCCGCCATAAGTTTATTTAATTAAAATGTTAAACTCTGTGATAAGACTGGAATCTTAGGCAGGTTTGATGTGGAGAACAGCATGAAATACAAGAGTGCCTGTTACACGAATAAGTTCTCTCAAACCGGGGATGGTCATACTCACATCTATGAAATCCTGGTCTAGGAGATTCATTTGATGCATGATGGCCGCACCCACACTTATGAGACACTGAAGAACTAAAGGGTTTAATTTTGATCTGAATGGTACTATATAGGATGATGGCAATCCATATCAAGATTAGAGCAATCAAAATCACCTCCTCAAGAAGCATGATGTAGCCTTAAATCTTAGACTGCTTTAAACCTTAGGCCCTCACTATCTTTAATGAAGGAGTTTAAATTTTGATCCCTTTTTCAAGACCCATTTAGAAGAAAAAAATAAAGTTTATATCAATCTAATTCATAAGTCATCTCTTTCATAAATCTTCATGTATTCTCTATGTGGATAAGTATGGGATGTTGGATTTGCGCAGTCCATTTGATGATCTGTATGGTTTTTGGGTCCTTCATAATAACTACATATACCATTCCAGCGGGAAACCGTGCAATTTATAATCCAGTCATTTTGATGAATAACTGGCCAATCTGTTTGAATCCTGTTTCGGCAGATACCGTGGACGCATTCCCAGCAAAAGTCACATTGGTTTGCGTAAGTGCACCAATAAACTAGCTCATGTTCAGGAGGATAACGGGTTGGTAGTAAATCTTCTAATTTACGTATAGGAGCGGCTTGAAGGACAACCACCCCCAGTAGTACTAGAATCAGTACCTTTATAGTGGCCACCCTACACTAGACCTCTAAGTTGAAGACAAAGAACTAAAATTTAGAGCCGTTTAATTACTACTAATAATTATATTTTTTATTGTCTACAATAGGATTCTATTAAAAAATAATGATTTTTACCAAGAAATATTTTTATAAAAAATTAATATATTTTGTAATAAACTTTATTTCCAATGACTGTTAAAATAAGGAAACTATCCTTAGTTAGTCGAGGAAGATGGTTAGGTTATTTCGCAATCCGATAAAATGTTTATTTTATCGTAGGTCTCGTAAAATCCAGGAAAAAAAATTACGGAAGAGTTTAAAAAAGCTAAATTTTTACCACCCTCCAGAAGATTGTTGTCAAATATATCGTTTGCTAGAAAATGTTCCTGGAGGAACTTACTTTATTACAGAAAATATGACGAATGATTTAATTATGGTCGTAAAGGATTCGGTGGATAAAAAAATTAAAAGCATTAAATTATATCTTCATGGAAGTTATATTAAGATTCATCAGCACTATTATATTAATATTTATATGTATCTTATGAGATATACCCAAATTTATAAATATCCCTTAATTTGTTTTAACAAATATTATAACATCTAAGTAAATATTCTTGGAATGGATTTTCTTATAGAATGGTTACAGGATATGTCAGCGACAGGCTTAATAACAAATTTGTTAATATTTTTTTGTTAAATAAATGAACAGGCCACCATTTAATATTACCCGTTGCAAAATAAGAAAAAAAAAACAAACTTATAGTTACAAATCATCTTGATTAATCACATGTCGTTTTAACTCAATGAACCATTCTAAATCTTTGGGTTGTGAACAATTCATGTTATGTTGATAGTGTATCCTAAAGTGAGCTTCATACATACACCGGTCATGCCACCGGGAAACTGTACAATTAACAATATAATCATTTTGCGTAATAATAGGGTGGTCACTAAACACTTTATTTTTACACATTCCATCTTTACAGGTCCAGCAGAAGTCACAGTGTTTTGCATAGGTGCACCAGAACTTGAGATCCCTTTCAGGAGGCCTACGCATTTGCATCGGATTATCTGTGGAAAGAGGTAGGTTCATTATTATGTTCGTCATCAAAATTCCTAAAAGAACATAGAAGCCAAGAAAGATAAGCAGTCTTGTAGCGGCTTGCATTCGCATTCGTGAGTATTGTTTGCGAACATAGCTTATGAGAGCAATGGTAGCTATCATACAAAGACAAGTATGTTTGATATTCTCAGTGTCAATGACCCTATCCTCCTTTATTTGCATTAACTCATCAAACCAATCATAATATGTGGGATTTGTACAGCTCATGATGTGAAAGCGGCGTATCCTAGAGTCTGTAAAGTAGCTACATCTTTCATTATAGCGAGAAACCCTACATATTTGTATGTAATCATTTTTTTTGATGAGAGGGTGTTTTTCAAAAACCTTATTTTTACAAACCCCGTGTCGACAATTCCAGCAGAAGTCACACGATTTTGCATAGGTGCACCAATACTCAAGCTCTCTCTTTGGAGGTCTCCGGGTCATTGGTAACTCTCCTGTTCCTGGAAAAGATTGGCTTTGAATGACCGGCTGCATGACCGCCAGTACCAAAAGGAACACAATCACCTTCATGGCTGCAACTTATAAGTTGCAACTTATGGGTTGCAATACTGCAACGTATAGGTTGCACCTTATAGATCGCGACTCAAAAGGTATGAAAACCTTACCCTCAATACAGAATTTAAGTTTTAATCCTGATAATGTATCTGTTTATGAAAAAAAATTTTTTTTACTCATGTATGAATTCTTATACGAATCATAATATGTAGGCTGAGAATAATAATTCATATACGGTGTTGCGGGCTCAATAAAAATTTTGTTACCACAAAAAATAAATGCTGGATTTTTAAGATATATATCTATTAATGACTAAACCCTTTATACGCTGTAGGCTGAAAACAATCCATATAATGAATATACGGTGATTTGGGTTTAATAAAATACATACAACGGTCAAAATAGCGGGCAATACTACATTGACTAATATAATCATTTTGTTTAATAAGAGGCATATCATCCCACACTTTATTTTTACAAATACCGTTCCTACATTCCCAGCAGAAATCACAGTGTTTTCCATACGTGCACCAGTATTCAAGCTCTCTTATAGGAGGCGTATAAGTCCTTGGTAAATTTTGTTTCATATAAAAGATGGAAAGGGGTCGATTTAAACCCGGCTGAGATAGCCAAATCAAAATACATAAAAGAGCAAGTAGTTTCATAGTGGTATTTAGATGTAAATTTTTATAGTATGCAAATACAATGTAACCTACAAATACAATACTAAATACAAGGTAAAAACAACAATGTCTTATAATGATTGGCCAATAATCACCCCCCCCCCCCCATTTTTCCATGAATATTTCATTTCCTGTATAGGGTCTAGGATGTGAACACTCCATGTTATGATGATTAGGCATTTTAACTGATATTTCATAAAAACACCCCCAGGAATTGCGATTAACTATACAGTTTACAATCGAATTCATCGAATTAGACTCATTTGTTATCTTATTTTTACAAATGCCATTTTGACAATCCCAGCAGAAGTCACAATTCTTTACATACGTACACCAATATGGAAGCTCCTCCTTAGGAGGATGCTGGGTTCTTGGTAATTCTGGTAATTCATGTGCAAGAATGAGGACTGAGTAGCCCAACAAAAGTCCTAGAACCTTCATGTTGTGTCCAAATGGCACCTGTCATTTTAAAAAAGATTTAAATTTTGCTACCGCAAAAAAAAATCCAGTATGTATTTTTTTAATACATATAATTATTGAAGTCTTATAAGATAAAGCCGAGAACACTATATTTTGTATAGATGATGTATCCGGTATTCAAACTCTCTTATAAGTACATGTAGGAAATGGTCAATTATTCAAGATTGGCTGAGATAACAACAAAACCAAAATACTCAAAAGCATAAGTAATTTCATGGTTGTACTCAGTCGTAGATTTTTGCAGATCGCAAATGCAACGCAACCAGCAAATACAAAGCTAAATACAAGGTAAAAACAATAATACCTTATAATGATTGGCCAATTCTTATCCCTCCATTTTTCCATGAACATTTCATGTTCATAAAGTCTAGGATACGAACAACATTTCATGCTATGATGATTAGGTATTTTAAGTGATATTTCATAAAAACACCACGGGGTTGTTGGTGATTGATAGGTAAGAATAAGGATGGTTGAATAACCTAGTAAAAGTCCTAGAAAAACCTTCATATTGCGTTCATACCACAGATGTTATTTAAAAAAAATATAAATTTTACAGTATGTGATATACACATACCACAAAAATGTTCTTATATTAACTAAAATATGTGGGCAGAGAGCAATTCATATAATGAATATATGGTATTTTAGGCTCAATAAAGTACATACAACGATCAATAAAACGGGTAATACTACATTTACTGATGTAATCATTTTGAACAATAAGAGGCATATCATCCAAAACCTTATTTTTACAAATACCATTCTTACAATCCCAGCAGAAATCACAGTGTTTTCCATACGTACACCAATATTCAAGTTCTCTCATAGGAGGCGTATAGGTCCTTGGTAAAATTTGTTTCGTATAAAAGATGGAAAGGGGTCGATTTAAAACTGGCTGTGCTAACCAAACCAAAATACTCAAAAGAACGAAAAGTTTCATGGTTGTACTCAGACGCAGATTCTTACAAAGCGCACATACAAAGCAGCCTGTATATGCAATACCAATGATGAAATAGAGACAGTATTGCTTTATAGATAATTGTTGATGGTCACCCCCCCCCCCCCCCCCATGTTTGCATGAATATTTCATTTCCTGTATAGGGTCTAGGATGTAAACATTCCATGCTAAAGTGATTAGGCATTTTAGATGAAATTTCATATAAACAGGATTGAGTCTTGGAATCACGGAAAACTCTACAGTTTACAATAGAATGATTGGAGTCAATGAAACGAGATTCCGTTATCTTATTTTTGCAAATGCCATCTTGACAGTCCCAACAGAAATCGCATTGTGGTACATACGTACACCAATATGAAAGCTCACTCTTGGGAGGATGCTGGGTTCTTGGTAAGTCTGGTAATTCATGTGCGAGAATGAGGACTGAGTAGCCCAACAAAAGTCCCAGAAGAACCTTCATGTTGCGTCTAAATGACACCTGCACTTACAAAAAAAAATTTAAATTTTGAATATAACACAAAAAAACCACCTTAAAATTTCTTATATTATTTCTTGGATCTGCCCCGACGTCATACAATGTATTAAAATTATAGACCAATCATCTTTTTGTATATAGGCTAATCATCTTTATATATAGATTTTAGATGTTTGCTTGTTGTATCAACTTAACTGCTAGCGAAGAAAATGGATAAAAACTTTCTGTATTTTTATAGGTTGAAATCATTTTATGCACATCGCTAGGATCTAATATTTTATTTTGAAGAACCGAATGTGGGCTTAAAATTTTTTTCTTAGAAAAAAGTAGAATCATAATATTGCTATGTTTTTGTTTAATGATTTCTTGTATCTTTTTTGTATACGGGTTGGCACCCAAACCTATACAAAAATATACATTACTCAAATAACTACCTTCTATACATAATCTTTTTTCCCCACGTATTTTCCTATTTATTTCCCTATTTATGGAATTAAAGGATATCAATCTCTCTAAGGCACGGTCAAGGTCTGCGCCTAAGGCAAAACAATAATATATACCTAATTTATTCCCAGGGCGTGCACAGGCAAGAAACATCATGACGTTTAGCCCTAAACGTATATTTTCCTGAAAATACGCATGATGAACTTCATCAATATTACCTAAGTATATGGCCGTTTGTAAACGCCAAAGATCTAAATGAGGAAATTTTTTACTAAGATAATGAATAGGTTTTGTGAGATTAAAATCTATGGCGAACTTATACCAAAATTTTAATACAAGTGTATTTCTCGTCATTTCTTCTTCTTTTTCATCTAAATATAAGATAAAACGATTGTAAACAAAGTCTATCAATAGGTGAAAATCATTGCTATTAAAGCTGTCGAGAATCAAAATATTGTCATAATAAATTTCGATCGCCAGTAAAACCTTTTTTCGTTTGACGAGATAAACAAACATATTATACAACCCTACATCTAAAAATTCTGGATTGGCTCCTAGTTGGATACACAGGTCTTTAGTCTGCTTCGTTTTGGCACACATGATGCCAAAATTAATATCAGCACCCCATAAAACAAATAACTTGATTAGATCAGTCTGGTTTTCCTTCACAGCTTTTACTAAGGCTCTGTCAAGCTCATAGCTGTCGACATCAGAGCATGACATAGAGCCACCGGTTACCATTTTACATTGCTTACAAAAACCTATGGGTCCGTTTTCCCACCATAGTCCAAGCTGTTGTAGAATAAAAATATCATCCTCATGATAATTTGAAAAAGCCTTGGTTTCTATCAAGACTTTTTTTGTAAGAACCTGTAAAGAGTTCATCGTATTATTATGAATAACAGGAGTAAACGTAATCAATTATAAAAGTGATTTTTTCGAAAAAAACTTTAGATGGTTGAAAATGATAATGTACATGTTCATACAAAAAATAGATGCAGTGATGTCTAAAATCAAAATTTAATTTTCTATGTAAAAAGTACAGACTTACTTATTTGGGTTAAATTGTTTATTTTAAACTTTAATTAACCGTTTGAGTTAGCGATGTTTGATTTATCTTCCATACTCATCCGGGGGGGGGGTCCTTATAGCTCTGACATTATTGTGGATTATTGAATATAATGAATACTTCATAGATGCTAAACATTTTAATAGTAGTTCTGAGGCTTAATTGTACTCTATAAATTTATAAAAACTTTTTGATCAAAATTTAATTTCTTATAAAAAGAGTACAGACGTCGCTTGTTTAAGCTTCATCATGTTTCATTCATTACTTTCTACAATTACGGGGGGGGGAGTCCCCTCATAGCTTTAGTATTGCTATGGTTTACTAATTATTATGTAGAATTTATAGAAGCATATGTACCTGAAAGTATACCTACTCTATAAAATTAAATAATTTCAGTATATTTTTTTTATGAATAGAACGGAAATGATATAAAAATAATTTAATATTGCAAAAAAAATTCATAATGTTGGTATGTATTATAAACATAATAGCATGTGTAATTTATAAACTGACTCCTCTATATAATTATTAGATGAGGTACCAACCTACTTATGATATGCCGATGATAGATATTGTATACTATAAAACAAAATTATTTTAAATGTATTCATGGATACATTATAACATTTTTACCGCAAATTGTCTCTCAGCGAAGAAAATGAATGAAACGTTTCTGTATATTCATAGGTTGAAATTATTTTACGCACTTCACTAGGTTCTAATATTTTCTTATGAAGTATTGAATGGGGGCTTAAAAGTCCTTTCTTAAAAAGAAGTTTCATCATAACATTCTTTTCTTGTCTAAGAAGAGTTTCTTGTATTTTTTTTGTATAAGGATTGGCACCCAAACTTATACAAAAATGTACATTACTCCAAATACCATAATTTGAAAAGAAAGTTATTTCCCTATTTACTTCATGATTAATGAAACCTATCAACGTCTCTAAGGCCGTATTGATATTTGCGCCTAAGGCAAAACAATAGTATATACCCAATTTATTTTGAGGGTACATACAAGCAAGCGACATCATGTCATTTGGATCTAAACGTATATTTTCCTGAAAATATGCATGATGGATTTCATCAACATTACCTAAGTATACAGCCGTTTTTAAACGCCAATAATCTAGGTGAGGAAATTTCTTACTAAGAAAACGAATAGGTTTTATAAGATTAAACTCTATGGCGATCTTAAACCAAAATTTTAATACATATGTATTTTTTATCATTTTTTCTTTTTCATCTAAATTTAAGATAAAACGATTGTAAATAAAGTCTATCAACACGTAAAAATCATGGCTATCAAAACTGTCGAGAATCGAAATATTGTCATAATAAATATCTATAGCTAATAAGACCTTTTGTTGTTTAATTAGATCAACAAACATATTATACAACCCTACATCTAAAAATTTTGGATCAGCTCCTAGTTGAATACACAGAACTTTCGTCCTTTCCGTCTTGGCACATATGATGCCATAATTAATGTTGGCACCCCATAAAACAAATAACTTGATTAGATCAGTCTGGTTTTTCTTCACAGCCCTCACCAAGGCTCTGTCAAGCTCATAGCTGTCAACATCAGAACATGACATAGAGCCACTGGTTACCATTTTACATTGTTTACAAAAACCTATGGGTCCGTTTTCCCACCATAATCCAAGCTGCTGTAAAATAAAAATATCATCCTCATGATAATTTGAAAAAGCCTTGTTTTCTATCAAGACTTTTTTTGTAAGAACCTGTAAAGAATTCATCGTATTATCATGAATGAAAGCAGTAAATGTAATCAATTATAAAATTGACTTATTGAAGAGAAATGTTAAATGAGTGAAATCGGTGTTTATGATGATGTACATGATCATACGAAGAAACACGTTCACTGGTGTCCATGATCAAAATTTAATGTTTTACGTAAAAAGTACAGATGTTAACTGTTTAGTTTAAACATAAATTTAACCTTTAGTTTAAACCCTAGTTAATGATGTTTAATATTTCTTCTATACTCATTCAGGGAAGTGTAATGATTCTAATACTGTTGTTATGGATTATTAATGAAAACTTTACAGATGCTGGAGGGAATAATTTTAATCATACTGTTTTAATGTAGCTATATAAGCTTTCATCAAAATTTAATTTTTTTTTATAAAAATACACGAATTAAACTAAAGTCTAAACTTTAGTTTGACTATTTGAGTTAATGATGCTTAACTTATCTTCCATGCTTATCAAGGGGGGGGTCCTAATAGTTTTGATACTATTGTTGTGGATTGTTGAATATAATAAATACTTTATAGATGCTGAAATGTTTGAAAATAATAGTACATCAATGTTGTAAGTTTGATCAAAATTTAATTTCTCATAAAAAAGGTACACATCAACATTGCTCATTTAAGTTTCATGATGTTTGATTCATTACTTCCTACAATTACTGGGGGGGGGGGGGGGGTCTTTAATAGCTTTAGCATTGTTATGGTTTGCTGACTATTATGTAGAATTCATAGAAGCACGTTTAGATAGTAATATCACTGCAGTGTAGATTATGAAATACATACTAAACTAATTTCAGTATATTTTTTTTGTTCATATAAGTTAAGGTACAAAAATGATTAAACATTGCAAAAAAAGAAAATCACAATGCTATTATACATAGTGATCATAGTGGCTTGTATCATTTCTAAACTAGTTCCAAATGAATATTGGGCAATACATCTATTTTTTATCATTATGATTTTTATGGTATATATGTATGAAAAGTTAGATATACATCAAAAATCTCAGTTCTGGAATTATACCATGTCAGGCTTATCTGGACATAACGTACAGGTAACATGTAAGTGTTACTAAATACTATGAAGTATCTATTTTTTTTTGTTGTAAAAAAAAGAACTTGATAGTATTTTTTAAAAAATAAAATAATTAATTGTACGTCAACTTCCTTATTTTATTCTTTAAAAATAACTCGTAAGTATTATTTATCTATTTTTTGAAAAAATAGATGTAATCGGTTTCATCATTTAGGTGTGTATTTCTTTTTAGCATCTATCAAGAATTCATTGTTTAGTGATATGAAAACAATGAATGATCATTATCTTCTATTTAACAACCACCTAAATAAATGAACGTCTTTTTCATCTTAACTGATTACCAAAAGTTATTTTGCGAAAAGGCATACATATGATCAATATCAGACCTACAATGAATATTTCCATAATATCCCTTTATTGTAATAATTCTATTTTTGCATTCCGATATCTCATCATCTGTGCTATTATATGTTTCCATAACTGTTTCATCATCAAACATAAATCCTGTTAAATAGGCAAAAGACTTTAATCCCGGATAGATTTTTACCATTTTCCTGAGAGCCGTGTATAGCTTGTAATAAATGGCCAAAAATATGCAATAAAGCGTAGAAAGAGAGTAATTTTTGGCATAAAAGATTTTGAAGGTTTGATGAATGGCTAAATCGCATATAATATAAGATACGATTTTAAAGCGCACCTGTTCACGCAGATTTGTTGAAAAATTCGTGGAAAGATTTAACAAATAAAAGGTTATTAATAGTTGCTCATCATTCCCCTTATACGACATCGTCAGACGCTCTAATATTTTACTACTAGGCACATCTGCCACATGTTGAACATTTAAAGCCTGTTCTTCTTCTGTGTTACGGCAAAAGAGCCGTGCGTATTCAGGTGAAGCTCCCCAGGATAACAACGTCCTTGCTACGGCTAAATTTTTTTTGACGATGACTTTTATCAGAAATAAGTCTTTATTTTTGCATTGATCACTATGCGAATTTGTATAGTTGACGCCGTTGCATTGAGTACATTGATATAATGTTTTACAATTCCAGCGTAGCCCTAAATGGTATAAAAGAACTGTATTTTCGACATAAGCATGCTGATTAACGATGTTTTTGAGACAACACGTCGTTAAGGACACCATATTGTCTCCAATTTGTTAGATAAAAGTCTTTACTAAAAAAATAGATTTTTAGTTTTAACAATCGAGATTTTATTATTTGGATGCATCATCAAAAAGATTTATAAGTATAAGAGGTTGTATAAGAAAAAAAATGATGTTATACTATTTATGTTAAAATTTAATTTATCATATAAAAAGTACAGATTTAATCAGTTGGTTAAACTATTTAGTTAATTAAACTAAATAGTTTAACCATTTAGTCAGACTACTTGGTTAGCAATGTTTGAGCTTTCTTCCATTCTTATCCGGGGGGGGGTCCTAATCGTTCTAATACTATTGTGGATAGTTGAATATAATGAAGACTTTATAGATGCTATAATGATGAATTCTAGTATGCCTGTATAAAATAATTAACCTTTTTGATCAAAATTTAATTTTTTTATAAAAAGCTACAGAGTAGTGTTTTATTAAACGTGGCTTATTTAAAAGTTACACAATGTTAAAATCTCTACTTACTTTAATTCTTTGTGGGGTTTTATTAACTTTATCCATATTATGGCTTACTACTTACCATGTAGAACTTATAGAGGCAATAGATGATTTCTACGACTGAAATATAGAATAGTCCATTTTCTATTTGTAAAATAATGATTTATATTCTTTCCTAAAAATGATACTTTATATGGTTTGAAAACAAATATTAACAACTTGATTTTTTTTTCTATAAATAAACTATAAATGAAAATAGTAAAACTCATAGAGTCTTATAAGTGAACATCTTCATAATGTTACTCAAACGTTGGACTATTAAAAAATATTCCGTGTGCATTATTGCTTTTAATCAGTATGATTACTTTATACGAAGCCGCTATTAAAACGCTTATCACACACCGAAAACAAATTTTAAAACACCCCGATAGCCGTGAAATTTTACTAGCTTTGGGGTTGTACTGGGATAAAACTCATATTCTTGTTAAATGTCGTGAATGTGGGAATATGAGTCTTACCGGAAAACACAGTACAAAATGTATTAACATTAATTGTCTACTTATTCTTGCCATAAAAAAAAAGAATAAGCGTATTGTTGATACCTTGATAGGAATGGGCGCGGATGTAACATATATACATCTTTTAAAGAATAAGATAAAACTGTCATACAACCAGCTGTCTATGCTTAAAAGCAACTCGCAGATTTCATTGAAGGAGCTTCATGCTATATGCTATCTTTTATATGGTCGGCTTCCCAAAAAAATTAAACAAGGGATGCGACTGTGTAAAACAATGGCGGGACTATGTGGTGAACTTTTATGTGCATTTTTAGCTCCGTAAATGATAATATGTATTTAAAACAAACAGATATTACCAAAATATATTCTATGTACATAATATCTGGGAAATTATTTTTTTTTCTCATACCCTTAAATATAAAAATATTGGGTTTCTTCACTAAACTTTAGAGGTAAAAATTTTTCTTTGTTTTGCACCATCATGTATGGGTTTAGGCTGTCCCAGGGATTGTTTATTTGAATATTTCCTAAATAGGAACACAACGCCATGATCATATATCTTTCATTCTGGTAAGCTTTTTGATACATCTTCAAAGATGCCGTACCTCCGAGTGTGTAACAGCAAACAAACGTCCGTACTTTTCCATGGGTCGCAGCCCATTCCATTCCGTAGCTCAGCATCTTTTGCTGTATTTTTTTATTCGCTTTATAAAAAAAGTTTTTCATCCATTCCACGTTCTCATAAAAACAGGCACTTAAAAAGAGCACTAGGGGTAGTGTAGTCTTATTATAGAATGTAGGAATGTATGTTTTAGTTATTTTTTTCAACGCGTGTTCCATACTATGTTTTACCGCCATAAAAATACAAAACCAATACCAACTTTTTCTATAAAAGGTTTTGCTGTACACATATAAACGAGCAAAATATATTTCAAACTCTATATTCTTTTTATAAAAAAACTCGAGACAGTCGTTTATGTTACGACTTTTTCTAAATACCTCAAAAACAGTAATTAATTCACTGTCGCTGTGGAAATGTTCGTAAGCTAACTGTTTAATGTCTTTAGGGGTCAATTCTTTTTTTGGGAGCAGTGGTTTGAGATTCGGCAAAGGTCGTCTAAAGTAGTGAGCGAACTTTTCATTCGCTCCCCAACACAAAAGCCGATAAGCCAGCATGTAGTTATCACGTTTTACCGCGTAAATAAGCAAATAGTTTATATTGATACATGTACCATGTTGCTGCCCGTTTGGACATATGTTGCCGCATTCTGAACACTTATGAATGAGATCATAGTTCTTACAACATAACCCCAAACGGGTTAGTACTTCTTTGTCACGTTTTAAAAACTCGACATGATTCTTTAATGTTAATGCTTTGAGCGCAATGTTAAATAAACTCTGCATTTTATTAAAATGAGGTTAGTATCATGTTTTAGTATAAAATTTAGCGGCTGTTTACATAATGCTAAATAAACTTAACGTTCCTACTAAACCAAAAAAAAATCAAATTGACTAAGTCATAGAGAATTTGACGATGTTGGTAGGTAATTTTTTAACATGGTATATATTTTTTTAGGGTCGGTTATATTAGGTAATAAAAGAGGACGTGCCGTTAAAGTATTTTGCTTAAGATCCTTTAGATCCTTACAAAAATATAGATTGTTCGTCTGATGATGCCACTGTGTTGCAGTGATGGCTTGATCAATATCACCTCCCAAGACAAAACAGTAGTATATCGTTAAAAAGTTGTAATCTTTCATACAAGCCAACTGCATCATTTTATCGATGTCCATATGAACGATCTTTTGCTCGTATATTTCATGAAGGTCAAATACATTGTTGAAGTAAATGGCGCACATGAGTCGCCACATACTAAGGTGCCCATATGTTTGATAGAAAAAGGAGATAGCTCTTTTAAGCTTATATTTTACTGCTATGGCATAGCAGTATTTAACGAATACGTTCATGGGTACATTATCTAAGATATAAAATATGAAAAACTTTAACTCTCGATGAATCTCTTCCCCCATTTCCTGTACATTTAGAGCTTCCAACATAGGATTTTTATCAAATATTTCATGACATAAAATAATGTTATTGCTCGTTTTATGACGCATTAAACCGGTGAAAATTTCCTTATTATTTAAACTATCTTTAGCTCCTAACTTTCGACACAGCTCCTGAGTTTGTTCCGTCCTAGCACAGGTCAGCCCATAATAAATGTTTGCTCCCCACTCGGTGAACAGCCTTATTACGTCATAGTTATTTTCTTTTATGGCCATGATTAATGCCACATCAAGATGAAGAAGTTCCCCCTTAAAGGGGGTTGAGCTTAAAATAACGTAATTACAGTAGTGACATAAGCTAATGGGCTTGTTTTGCCACCATAAGCCACAATATTTTAAAATATAATGATACTCCTCAGGCACGCTCTGTTTGGCCACAGCCTTTTTGGCCAGGGTTTGCAAGGAGAGCATGATAACTTCTTGAAAAAAAAACTCAAATTAAGTTCCTACTTTTTTAAAATATTAGTATGGACAGATCTACCATCATATGAAGGAATTCTTTCATCGTTAAACACTGAAGAGATAATACTTTCATCGTATAGAGAATATCATGTCAATCCATATATTGAATGTTATATATCATTAAACCCATCATTAATATAGTGTTTATGTGCTATGGACAGGTTTTTTGAATGATAATCTTTTAACATACGTTTTATAACTTCGGGATCAGTTTCTTTTAAAGATAAAGAATCATTCATGTTATAACAATTTAATGATAACATGCTGGCAATGAACGAGTTGTCTTTTTGATGCGCTAGAGTCTTTCCCTCCTCAAAGGCATTGGCGCCTAAGTCTATACAAAAGAATATGTTTCCGATATTATAGAACTGAATAGAATGAAACATGGCCTGATTGATATCAGCCCCTAAGACGACGCAACAGTAATAAATCGTTAAATAGTTATAGTTCTTGCGACAGGCCCACTTTAGCATTTCATTCATGTCTATGCGAATCCTCTCCTTTTCGTACACTTCGTGAAGTTCAAACACATTATTGTAAAAAAGGGCGCACATAAGCCGCCACCGATGTAGATGAGCATATCTCTGATAAAAATAGCAAATCGCCTCCTTAAGGTTACATTCTATTGCCATCGCGTACCAATATTTAGTAAACATCTCGCTTAATATATCGGTTTCTACCATTAATCCCTCCAGTTGTTCATAAATCATTCCCTTTACTTCAAAACGATTTATGGTATCTAAAATGGGATTATTAGAAAATACCTCATGGCAGAAAATGATGTTACTGCTAGTTAGATCACGTTTCAATGTGTAAAAAAATCGTAAAATTTCCTGGTCATTTAACTGTTCTTTGGCACCTAGCTGCCTGCACAGGTCTCGGGTGTGCTCCGTGTTGACAGAAAGCAAACCGTAGTTGATGTTTGCACCCCACTCGGTGAACAATTCTATTAGATCGTGATTGTTTTCCTCCACAGCTTTCACCAAGGCCGCGTTAAGATTTGTGCCGTTCTTAAAATACGGCGTCCATATTTTCTTTTGATGATACATGATAGGGCCATTATGCCACCATAGACCGCAGCACTTCAAAAAATGAGGATGGCATTTGGCCGGATACTGGCTGGCCAGCACCTTTTTGGTGAGAGTCTGCAGAGAGAGGACCATATTTCTTTTTTTTGAAAAAATCAAATTAAAAAAATCATGCTTGTTTAGCATACATGTAATATTGTTATAATTACGTTATAATTACGTTATAATTACGTTATAACTATATTATAACAATGGTATAACAATGGTATAACAATGTTATAACAATGTTATAACGATGTATCATTGATGTCATCATTCAACTAGGCCAACATACTTTTTAATTTATAGTTTTTTAATAGATGATATATTTTGTTAGGATCTGCTTCTTTTAACGTTAATAGCGAGGAGTCTGCACTATAAATGTCTAATGATAAATGATGAGATATCAAATAGTAATTCCGTTGCTCTGCTAGGGCCTTTGCCTCTTCAAAGGCGTCGGCTCCCAGATCTATACAAAAGAACAAGTTATCCATATTATAAAATCGTACGCAGGCAAGCATAGCTGAATTAATATTAGCTCCTAAGAGAAAACAATAATATATGGTTAAAAAATTGTTATCTTTTGTGCAGGCCATCCGCATCATTTCATCCACGTCCATGCGGATCTTTTCCTTTTCATACAAATTATGTAGGTCAAACAGCTTATTAAAACAAAGAGCACAGATTAACCACCACGTATTTAGATACTTAAAATGTTGGTAAACATAAGAAATGGCCTCCCTAAGATTATCCTGCAATGCCACTATAAAACAGTATATCGTTAACATATCACCATCCGACATATTACTTAATATGTCGGTGTCTTCTACTAACCTTTTCAACTTCCAATATATGGATGACCTTATTTCCCTTATAATGACATAGGCTGGAAAGGGATTATCATTAAAAAGTTTAAGACATAAGATAATATTACTGCTAGTAGTGCCAGGGTGTATTAATTTAAAGAACATGTGCATAATCTTCTTTTTATCCACGCGGTACTTGGCTCCTAATTCCCAGCAAAATTCTCGAACAGGCGGCGTATTGGCGCAAATTAACCCATAGTTGATGTCTGCGCCCCATTCTGTAAACAGTTTTATTAACTGATAGTTGTTTTCCTTTGTAGCCAACATTAGTGCCGTATTAAGGTCCAAGCCGTCTGCAAAGCTTGGCAGCTTTATCAGCATATGTTTGCAATCAAGGGAAATTGGGGCCTTATACCACCATAGTCCGCAGCGTTCTAAGATAACATGGTACTCAATAGATACTTGCTGTCTGGCTAGTACCTTTTTGGCGAAGGATTGTAAGGAAGGAAACATCCTGTTTCTTTTTTTTTTAAAAATCAATTATCTTTGTTCATAATCAAGAAAAATCCCCATATTTATTGAGTGATAATTTTTTAACATGCAATTTATTTTTTCAGGGTCCGTAACGATCGACAACAGAGAAATAACCGGATTGTAATGCTTTAATGATAAGGCATGGGCTATCAGATAATTTTCCTTTTGTTCTGCCAAAGCTTTGCCCTCCTCAAAGGCATCGGCACCCAGGTCTATACAAAAGAACAGGTTTCCAAGATTATAGTTTTGTATGGAAACAAGCATGGCTTGATTGATGTTGGCTCCCATGATAAAACAGTAGTAAATGGCCGAATAGCTATAATCTTGGATGCAGGCTATGTGCATCATTTCATCAATATCCATGCGGACCCTTTCTATTTCGTACAGCTCGTGAAGGTCGAACACGTTGTTGTAAAAAAGGGCGCACATGAGCCGCCACCTATGTAGACGCGGGTATTTCTGGTAAAAGTAGCGGATAGCATCTTTGAGGTCATAGTCCACCGCTATCGCGTACCAGTATTTGGTTAAAACAGTGCTAAAGCTATCATCATGGTCCAGCATGAAGGTTATCTCCATGAGCCCTCTTAACTCCCACATGATTTCCCCCCTCAGATCCAGATTATCTATAATCCTTAAATTGGGGTTATTGGAAAACACCTCGTGGCAAAAGATAATATTGCTACTGGTTTTATCGCGCGTTGTATCAAAGAAAATTTTTAAAATATACTCTCTTTCTAAATATTCTTTGGCTCCCAGCTCTTTGCACAGATCACGGGTATTTTCCGTGAGAGCACAAATCATTCCATAGTTAATATCTGCACCCCATTCAGTAAACAGCTTTATCAAGTCATGATTATTCTCCTTCACGGCTTTCATCAGTCCTATGTTTAACTCGATACCTTGACTAAAACAGGTTGACCTTATAAATAATTTATTGCGTCGAATATGAAGCATAATGGGGCCATTATGCCACCACAGGCCACAACACTTCAGGACATGATATTGATCTACCGGTATACACTGCCCGGCCAGTACTTTCTTCGTGAGGGATTGCAGGGAAGGCAACATGCCTTTCCATCCTTTGACGGAAATCAAATTATCTACTAATAACTATCAGTGTTTATATTAAGTATTTAGATATTATCCCGGGCTGGATACGTAGTATCGCTATTCACATGTACTTCCAACTCTAGCCGGAGCCTGCAGGGTCATTTATTTTTAATATTGATTCTTTTTTGTATTTAATCATTTAGAGAAGGTCATCATAGGAGCCAGATGTTCTCTCTCCAGAACTTATGTCGAAAAACATTACCTAACCGTAAACTTCCTGAATTTTTTGACGAATATATATTACAACTGCTGGGATTATACTGGGAAAACCATGGAACTATTCAACGAGCAGGAAACAACTGTGTGCTTATACAGCAACATACCCTCATTCCCGTAAATGAAGCCCTGAGAACAGCAGCATCTGAAGAAAATTATGAGATCGTGAGCCTTTTATTAGCGTGGGAGGGGAACCTTTACTATGCTATTATAGGGGCTCTAGAGGGCAACCGCCACGACTTAATTCGTAAATATGATGACCAAATCAAGGACCATCATGAAATTCTGCCATTCATTGACGATCCAGTCATATTTCACAAATGCCATATCATGCGGCAATGCTTTTTTGATTGTATTTTATATCAAGCTGTAAAATATAGTAAGTTTCGCGTTCTTCTTTACTTTAAACATAGATTAGAGGATGATTTGCCCTTCACTCATTTACTTATTGAAAAGGCATGTAAAGATCATAATTATGAAGTTATTAAATGGATATATGAAAACCTACATATCTACAATATGATAGATACCTTTGAATGTGCTATTGCCCATAAGGATCTACATCTATATTGTTTGGGGTATAGATTTATATATAACAGAATCGTACCCGATAAGTATCATCATTTAGATATTCGCATGCTTTCAAGCCTACAACTCCTACATAAGGTGGCAGCCAAAGGATACTTAGATTTTATCCTAGAAACCTTAAAGTATGATCATAATAAAGATAATATAAATATTATTCTAACACAAGCTGCAACCTATAACCATAGAAAAATTTTAATCTATTTCATTCCTCAATCAACCCACGCACAGATAGAACAATGTTTACTAGTGGCGATAAAAGCAAAATCTTCCAGGAAAACCTTGAACTTACTACTGTCTCACCTAAACCTTTCCATCAACCTCATCAAAAAAATAAGCCATTATGTTGCCACTTACAATTCAACAAATATAATAGGCATTCTGAGTATGCGGCGGAAAAAGAAGATATATTTAGATATCATATTGACAAAATTTGTAAAAAAAGCTATTTTTAATAAGTTTGTCGTTCGATGTATGGATACATTTTCTATAAACCCGGAAAGAATCCTTAAAATAGCCGCGCGAATAAATAGGATGATGTTAGTGAAAAAAATATCTGAACATGTTTGGAAAAATCATGCGGTTAGACTTAAATACCTTAAACATGCGGTACACACGATGAAGCATAAAGATGGGAAAAATAGACTCATGAACTTTATCTATGATCGCTGTTATTACCATATGCAAGGGGAAGAAATCTTTAGCCTCGCAAGATTTTATGCAATCCATCATGCACCAAAGTTGTTTGACGTTTTTTATGATTGTTGTATCCTAGATACGATACGATTCAAAAGCCTTCTTTTAGATTGTTCACATATCATAGGTAAAAACGCTCATGATGCTACCAATATCAACATCGTGAACAAGTATATCGGCAACCTGTTTGTTATGGGAGTTCTTAGCAAAAAAGAAATCTTACAGGACTATCCATCCATTTATTCTAAACAATACATGCCTTAGTTTATTTTTTTTGCGGCCGAAACATTATTCTTACCCTAGAAAACGCTTATAGTCATCTTAAATCATAGGTAAGGAAGATCATCATATTTTTTGAAACGTAATTTTTTAACGCATGATCTATGATTTCAGGGTCCGTGCTTTTAGGCAACGGGGTGGTGGCCGGACTATAAATCTTTAGGGATAAAATGTTCTTTATAAGCTCATACCCTTCCCCTAAAGCTGTAGTACCCTCTTCGAAAACATCAGCCCCCAGATCTATACAAAAGAACATGTTTTCTATATTATAGTACTGTATTGAGCTAAGCATGGCTTGATTGATGTTGGCGCCCAGGACATAGCAGTAGTACATGGTTGAAAGGTTGTGGTCTTTGATGCAGGCGATCCGCATCATCTCTTCTATGTCCATATGGATCTTGTCCTTTTCATACGCCTCATGAAGGTCAAACACATTATTAAAACAAAGAGCACATGTTAACCGCCACGTATTCAGGTGTGTATATTTTTGGTAAAAATACTGTATGGCCTCTTTCAGGTTATAGCGTATGGCTATAGCGTACCAGTATTTGAGTAGTAATGTACTGAGCGAAAACTCATTATTTAGCAGATCGGTTTTTACTATTAACTCCCTTAACTCCCAGAAAATTTCTATCCTCATTTTTATATTATTTACTTTTTGTAATATCGGATTGTTGGAAAACACCTCATGGCATAAAATAATGTTACTACTAGTTTTATGAAACTTTAGATCTATAAAAATTTGTAAAATTTCTTCTTCATTCAAGGTTTCCTTGGCACCTAGCTCTCGACAGAGGTCCCAGGTGTGCTCCGTGTTGACAGATACCAGCCCGTAGTTGATGTCCGCCCCCCACTCTGCAAACAGTTTTATAAGGTTGTAGTTGTTTTCCCTTACAGCCTTCACTAACGCCGTATTTAGGTTTAAGCCCTCTTTAATACCTGCTGATTTTATGAGCCTTAGGTTATGATCAAACGTGATCGGAGCATCATGCCACCATAGGTCATAACACTTTAAAAGATAATGTTGGTTCGTGGGCACGCATTGTCCAGCCAACACCTTTTTGGTCAGAGATTGCAGGGAAGGCAACATGTCTCTTCATCTTTTAAAAAAAAATCAAATTAATTAGCCGAATAAATTTTTCTTTCGAGGGCTTTTTAAAAGAGCTCTTTAAGAGCTCTTTAAGAGCTTTTTAAGAGATTAAAAAATTATTCTTGCTGGCATTCTGCCAAGTATGCGGCATTCCTATCATCTATAGTATATTATGAGAATATTCCCAAATGATGGATAAGTTTTTTGATTTATAATCTTTTAATAAACTGCTTATTTCTTCGGGGTCCTTTAAGTTTAGTGGCAAGGAAGCATCTGAGCTGTAAATATCCAAAGCCAAACTATGGCTCAGAAAATTATAACCTTTTTGTTCCGCTATGGCACGACCCTCTTCAAAGGCATTACCACCCAAATCTATACAGAAAAATATATTACCGATGTTATAATATTGTACTGAAGTAAGCATAGCTTGGTTGATGTTGCCCCCCAGCGCGTAACAGTAATATATTGTTAATGGATTGTTATCCTTGGTAGAAGCCAGACATATCATGTCATGGACGTCTATTTGGATGTTTTCCTTGTGGTACATCTCATGAAGCTCATATATTTTGTTATAATACAGGAGACATTTTAATCGCCATTCATTAAGATCCGTATATTTCTCATCTAGAAAACAAATGGCGTCCTTACAATCGTATTGTACTGCTTTGGCGTACCAATACTTCACTAGTAAACCATTTAACTCGTCCGTTTCTTTTATTTCTATGAGCCCCCATAGTCTTTTATAAATTAAGCCCCTTAATTGTATAACAAATTTGTTTTCTAAAATAGGATTATTCATAAAAATTTCATGGCACAAAATAATACTGCCGCTGGTTTTATTGTGCATTATCCTGGTAAAAATACGGAAAATATCGTTGTCCTCTAGAGTTTCTTTGGCGCCTAGCTGTCTACACAACTCTCGGATGTGCTTCGTATTGATAGAAAGCAAACCATAGTTGATATTTGCGCCCCACTCTGTAAAGAGCTTTATCAGACTATAGTTGTTTTCCTTAACAGCTATTATTAATGCCACACGAAGGTCTATATCTTCTCCTAAAAATCCTGATTTTATTTGTATTCGGCCACGATCCATACAAAGCTTGAGAGGAGCATCATGCCACCATAGGCCACAATATTTCAAAATGCAGTGTTCATCTATTGACAAACACTGGCTGGCTATCGTCTTTTTGACGAGGGTCTGCAGAGAGAGCGGCAACGACATGTTTCTTTTTCACCAAAAAAAAATCAAATGTTCTCGTCTTTAAAGGTTAATTCATGTTCTTAAAATGTTCATTTCATGATAGTGATTAATAATATGGTTTAATAACGCTAGAAGGCTTGTTTATAAGACAGTCATAAGCAGTCTATAAGACAGTCTATAAGCAGTCTATAAGACAGTCTATGACTTAGTCTATAACTATAATTTCTGGATGGGCTGTAAGATACTCTTCGGCTCGTTTCAGATTTTTTGAAGTATATGTCTTTAGCATATCATATATTTCCTGGGGTTCGGTTACATCTAATACCAAGGTCACATCACGGCTGAAAAGCTGCTTTACTAAGAAAATGTTGCTCAAGTTATACATATAAGCTTTGTGCGCAATGAGTTGTGCCCTATCAAAATCGGCAGCCCCCAAATCAATACAGAAAAACATGTTTAAAGTATTATTGTTATAGATAGAAAGATTCATGCCATAATCGAGACTAGCCCCCAACCTATGACAGTAATAAATGGCCGCGTAATTTTTTTCCCGCAAGCAAGCAAATTTCATCATCAGATTAGGGCTGATGCAAATCTCTTTTTCACGACACAACTCGTGTATGTCAAAAATGTTATTAAAATAAAGGCTACAAGCTACCCGCCAATAGAGGTGATTTTTATGCCTTTTATAGAAATAGTGAATAGCCTTTGTAAAATTATGTCGTAATGCCAGGGCAAACCAAAACTTTGTTAATAGGTGGTGCGCCGTATCCCCCGTCAACGGAATGTTTGAACAGGTGTACGTAACTGTGTCTAAAGTGGTTCTAGTTACGGTTTCCAAGAGTGGATTATGACAAAACATGTCATAACCCAGCAGAACTCCTGCACAGGATTTTAGCCTGGCCACTTCTTTTAAAATTTCCAGAAGACGGGGTTCGGATACAGGCGTTAAGCCTCCCAGTTCCGCACACAGCCGCTTTAGATACACGGCAGGAACACGTATAAGCCCATATTCAGGATTTGCGCCCCAATCCACAAATAAACGTATAAGTTCAAGATTATCGCTCTTCACGGCCTTTACTAGCGCCGCTTCGAGACAAAGATCATCCTCAGAAAAACACTGTAAATGTTTATACGAAAAAACTTGCTTACAATTGTTACATAGGTGAATAGGACCTAAATCCCACCACAAACCAAAACGCTGCAACGTATAATCATAGTCACTTGAAAGATAATTGCATGCCACAACTTTTTTGGCCAACGTTTGTAAAGACAACATACTAAGTTTAAAACATCTTAAATCTAAGCTAGCTAACTTTCAAGAAAACCCTCTATCCCTAAGAATATATCTTATAACTAGACTTATAGCAGTAAAAATCAACTTTGGTTATTCTTTTTAATATAAAACGTCTAATTACTTGCAAAGGACTATAAAGCCCATTTTCCTCAGCTAGAATTTTTATTTTTTAATGAAGTAGGGGGATATGTTTTCCCTTCAAGACCTTTGCCGAAAGCATCTTTTTATTCTTCCCGATGTTTTTGGCGAGCATGTACTACAACGATTAGGACTGTATTGGAGATGTCACGGCTCCCTTCAACGCATAGGAGACGACCACATACTCATACGACGGGATCTCATCCTTTCCACCAACGAGGCCTTAAGAATGGCGGGAGAGGAAGGAAACAATGAAGTAGTAAAGCTCTTGTTACTGTGGAAGGGAAATCTTCATTACGCCGTCATAGGAGCCTTGCAGGGTGATCAATATGACCTGATCCATAAGTATGAAAACCAAATCGGCGACTTTCATTTTATCTTACCATTGATTCAAGACGCGAATACGTTTGAAAAATGCCACGCTTTAGAACGTTTTTGTGGTGTTTCATGTCTGCTAAAACATGCTACAAAATACAACATGCTCCCTATTCTCCAAAAATACCAAGAAGAGCTGTCTATGAGAGCGTATCTTCACGAAACCCTATTTGAACTAGCATGCCTATGGCAGAGGTATGATGTCCTTAAATGGATAGAGCAAACCATACATGTTTACGACCTAAAGATTATGTTTAATATTGCCATCTCCAAGAGGGATCTGACTATGTACTCCTTAGGATATATTTTCCTTTTTGATAGAGGGAACACCGAAGCTACGTTGCTAACGCAACATCTCAAGAAGACAGCGGCCAAAGGGCTCCTCCACTTTGTGCTAGAAACGTTAAAATACGGCGGCAACATAGATACCGTCCTGACCCAAGCCGTAAAGTACAATCATAGAAAACTTTTAGATTATTTTCTGCGTCAACTACCTCGTAAACATATTGAAAAACTTTTGTTGCTGGCCGTGCAGGAAAAGGCTTCTAAAAAAACATTGAACTTACTGTTGTCACATTTAAACTACTCCGTGAAACGCATCAAAAAACTACCGCGCTATGTGATAGAGTACGAGTCCACCTTGGTGATAAAGATTTTATTAAAAAAAAGAGTGAACCTGATAGATGCCATGTTGGAAAAGATGGTAAGATATTTTTCTGCGACGAAAGTGAGGACGATCATGGATGAGCTTTCGATTAGTCCGGAAAGAGTCATTAAGATGGCTATACAGAAAATGAGAACGGATATCGTAATCCATACTTCTTATGTTTGGGAGGATGATCTAGAACGTCTTACTCGTCTTAAAAATATGGTATACACCATAAAGTACGAACATGGGAAAAAAATGTTAATTAAAGTCATGCACGGCATATACAAAAACTTATTATACGGCGAAAGGGAAAAAGTCATGTTTTATTTAGCCAAGCTCTATGTTGCTCAAAACGCGGCCACCCAATTCAGAGACATTTGTAAGGACTGTTACAAACTGGATGTGGCACGGTTTAAACCGCGGTTTAAGCAACTAATATTAGACTGTTTAGAAATTATTACTAAAAAATCTTGCTATAGTATCCTGGAAATCTTAGAAAAACATATTATTTCCCTGTTTACTATGAAAGTTATGACTGAAGAAGAAAAAAACCTATGTTTAGAAATATTATATAAAGTAATTCATTATAAAACAATACAATGTTAAAATTCAATAGATATCCATCATTAATATTGATTATATTTTCGAATATTATCTTCTATGGTGCAAGATAATCATCTAGCGCGTGAAACATGTCCTCTTCTCTTCAGGAACTTTGTCGAAAAAAGCTGCCTGACTGCATACTTCCAGAGTTTTTTGACGACTATGTATTGCAACTGTTAGGACTGCACTGGCAAGATCATGGTTCCCTTCAGCGTATCGAGAAGAACCAGATACTTGTTCAACAGGAACCCATCCATATCAATGAAGCACTCAAAGTAGCAGCATCGGAAGGGAACTATGAAATCGTAGAGCTGTTGTTGTCATGGGAGGCAGATCCCCGCTACGCCGTCGTAGGAGCCCTAGAAAGCAAATACTATGACCTGGTTTACAAATACTATGACCAAGTTAAAGACTGCCATGATATCTTGCCGCTGATTCAAAATCCGGAAACATTCGAAAGATGTCATGAGTTAAACAGCACCTGTTCACTGAAATGCTTATTCAAGCATGCTGTGATAAATGACATGCTGCCGATTCTTCAAAAATATACAGACTATCTGGATAGGTGGGAGTATTGCAGCCAGATGCTGTTCGAACTGGCATGTAGTAAAAAAAAATATGAGATGGTTGTGTGGATAGAGGGAGTTCTAGGCGTCGGCAAAGTTACATCTCTTTTCACCATTGCGATTAGCAACAGAGACCTACAGCTGTATTCTCTGGGCTACTCAATTATCCTTGAGAATTTGTACTCCTGTGGACAGGACCCCAAGTTTTTACTAAATCATTTCCTGCGAGACGTTTCAATAAAAGGGCTTCTACCCTTTGTAATCAAAACCATAGAATATGGTGGAAGCAAGGAGATAGCCATAACTCTGGCTAAAAAATATCAGCATAAACATATTTTGAAATACTTCGAAACCTGGGAAAGCTAGGTTCAGTATGGTGTACTCACTATTGTAGTGAATCGTATCCTGTAAATTTTGTAAAAAAGCTTAAACTTTTGACCACATCATATTGTTTTAGAAATCTCAAACCAGTGAACAACAGTCTTATCATACATTAAAATTCCAGTAAAATTTATATTTTTTTTGGTAAACAAATGTTTTCTCTTCAAGACATCTGTCGGAAACATCTTTTTCAACTTCCTGACGCTTTTGATGAATATATATTACAAGCGCTAGGACTATACTGGGAAAAACACGGATCTCTTCAACGAATAAGAAAGGACGCTGTGTTTGTACAGCGAAACATCGTCCTTTCTACCAATGAGGCCCTGAGAATCGCAGCCTCAGAGGGAAACGAAAGGGTAATAAAACTTCTGTTATCATGGGAGGGAAATTTTCATTATGTGATCATAGGAGCTCTAGAGGGTGACCAATATGACCTAATTCATAAGTATGATAGTCAAATTAAAGACTACCACATGATTTTATCATTGATCCAAAATGCAAATACCTTTGAAAAGTGTCATCAGTTATCCAATAGTAATATGTGGTGTCTTATACAGAATGCTATAAAATATAATATGCTCCCTATTCTCCAAAAACACAGAAATATTCTGACACATGAGGGAGAGAATCAGGAATTGTTTGAGATGGCATGTGAGGAACAGAAATATGACATAGTTTTATGGATAGGACAAACCCTAATGTTAAATGAGCCGGAGTTTATTTTTGATATCGCCTTCGAACGGATAGATTTTTCTTTATTAACAATGGGTTATAGCCTTCTTTTTGATAACAAGATGAGTAGTATAGACATTCATGATGAAGAAGATCTTACTTCATTACCAACAGAACACCTCGAAAAAGCAGCCACTAAGGGATGTTTCTTCTTTATGCTAGAAACTTTAAAACATGGTGGAAATGTAAATATGGCAGTCTTATCTAAAGCTGTTGAGTATAATCATAGAAAAATTTTAGACCATTTTATTCGGCGGCAAAAATGTTTATCACGTGAAGAGATTGAAAACCTATTATTAACCGCCATAACCAATTGTGCATCCATAAAAACGTTAAACTTACTCTTGTCTTACCTAAACTATTCCGTAAAAAATATCATTGGAAAAATAGTACAACATGTCATAAAAGATGGTGATTATACCATCATATTACTTTTAAAAAAAAAGAAAATAAACCTAGTGGAACCTGTTTTAACAGGTTTTATAGATTATTACTATAGCTATTGTTTTATAAAACATTTTATCCAAGAGTTTGCTATTCGTCCGGAAAAACTGATTAAAATGGCCGCGCGAAAAGGTAAACTAAATATGATTATCGAATTCCTTAACGAAAAATATGTTCATAAAGATGATCTTGGAACTATATTTAAATATCTCAAAACCCTAGTATGTACCATGAAACATAAAAAAGGAAAAGAGACATTAATTGTTCTTATTCATAAAATATATCAAGATATTCATCTGGAGACTAAAGAAAAATTTAAATTATTAAGATTTTATGTCATGCATGATGCAACTATCCAATTTCTATCTATGTGCAAAGACTGTTTTAATTTAGCCGGTTTTAAACCATTTGTTTTAGAATGTTTGGATATTGCTATTAAAAAAAATTACCCTGATATGATACAATATATAGAAATTCTATCGAAATCTGAGTAAAATTTATTTTTTTGATCAGAGTAAGAAAATGTTCTCCCTCCAGGAGATCTGTCGAAAGAACATCTACTTTCTACCTGACTGGCTCGGTGAGCATGTGATTCAGCGACTAGGTCTGTACTGGGAAAAACATGGTTCTCTTCAGCGAATCGGAGACAACTATGTACTTATACAACAGGACCTCATCATCCCCATCAATGAAGCCCTAAGAATGGCAGGGGAGGAGGGGAATGATGAGGTGGTACAACTCCTATTACTATGGGAGGGAAACATTCATTATGCCATCATAGGAGCTTTGGAGAGTGACCATTATAGCCTAATACGTAAGCTCTATGACCAAATCGAAGACTGTCACGACATCCTTCCCTTGATTCAAGACCCAAAACTCTTTGAAAAATGCCATGAATTAGATAAATCTTGTAACATTTTATGTCTCGTATTACACGCCGTAAAAAACGATATGCTTTGCATTCTTCAAGAGTATAAAATGCATCTAAGTGGAGAGGATATTCAAGTGGTGTTTGAAACAGCATGCCGTTCACAAAAAAACGATATTGTGTCATGGATGGGACAAAATATTGCAATATACAACCCCGAAGTTATTTTTGATATTGCCTTTGATAAGATGAATGTGTCCTTATTATCTATAGGGTATACGCTTCTTTTCAATCATCATATAAATAATACGAACGAAAATATTAATTCTTTATTGACACAACATCTTGAATGGGCTGCCGGCATGGGCCTTCTTCATTTTATGCTGGAAACTTTAAAGTATGGCGGGGATGTAACGATAATAGTCTTGTCTGAGGCCGTAAAATATGACCACAGAAAGATTTTAGATTATTTTCTCCGTCGAAAAAACTTGTACCAAGAAGATCTTGAAGAACTATTATTGTTGGCGATACGTGCAGATTGTTCTAAAAAGACCTTAAACTTGTTATTATCTTACTTAAACTATTCCATAAACAATATCCGTAAAAAAATATTACAATGTGTAAAAGAATATGAAACGACCGTTATTATAAAAATTTTACGGAAAAGAAAGATAAATCTGATAGAGCCCATTTTGGCAGACTTTATAGGATATCATAGCTATACCTATATGGTAGATTTTATGCGTGAGTTTTCCATCCATCCGGAAAAAATGATCAAAATGGCTGCACGAGAATCGAGGGAGGACTTGATCATAAAATTTTCCAAAAAAGTTTGCAAAGAGCCTAAAGATAGACTTCACTATCTCAAAAGCTTAGTGTATACTATGCGACATAAAGAAGGCAAACAACTGTTAATTTATACAATCCATAACTTATACAAAGCTTGTCATCTAGAGAGTAAAGAAATGTTTAATTTGGCACGATTTTATGCACGGCATAATGCAGTGATCCAGTTCAAATCGATTTGCCACGATCTCTCCAAGCTCAATATTAATATCAAAAACTTGTTGTTAGAATGTTTAGGTATTGCTATTAAAAAAAATTACTTTCAACTTATCAAAACAATAGAAACGGATATGCGTTATGAGTAACATTTTTAGATGAGGGAAGATTCTACCAAACTAACTAAGACCTTTCGCTAGAATGTATCTTATTGTTAATATAGATGAGATATGTCATTGTGAAAAAATAGATTAGGTAGGTTGTGAAAAACAGATTAAACTTAAAATTATGTGTATTATGTAAAATTTTAGAAATAAAAATTTATTTTTTTTTATTGAGGGTACGGAAAATGTTCTCCCTACAGGACCTCTGTCGGAAGAACATTTTCTTCCTTCCAAATGATTTTAGCAAGCATACCCTACAATGGCTGGGATTATATTGGAAAGAGCATGGATCCGTCCATCGAGCAGAAAAAGACAGCATAATGATACAGAATGAATTGGTTCTTTCTATCAATGATGCTTTACAGCTTGCAGGAGAGGAGGGGGACACAGATGTAGTACAGCTCTTGTTATTATGGGAGGGAAATCTGCATTATGCCATCATAGGAGCCTTGAAGACTGAAAAATATAACCTAATATGTGAGTATCATAGCCAAATTCAGGACTGGCATATTCTCCTACCCATGATTCAAGATCCAGAAACATTCGAAAAATGTCATGATTTAAGCCTTGGATGTGACTTTATTTGCCTTCTCCAACATGCTGTAAAATACAACATGCTTTCTATTCTTGTCAAATATAAGGAGGATCTACTAAATGCAAGGATTAGGCATCGTATCCAATCCCTGTTTGTTTTGGCATGCGAAAATCGGAGAATTGAAATTATTGATTGGATAGGCCAAAATCTGCCAATTCCTGAACCTGATGCCATTTTTAGCATTGCTGTTGCTACAAGAGATTTAGAACTGTTTTCCTTAGGGTACAAGATTATTTTTGATTACATGCAAAGACAGGGAATCATTCAATTAACCAATGGAGTTCGCATGGTTGTGCTAAATCGTCACATTAGCATGGCAATAGATAATGGTCTTTTACCTTTTGTTCTGGAAACTTTAAAACATGGTGGGAATATACATAGAGCCTTATCTTATGCAGTAACACACAATAGAAGAAAAATTCTGGATTATCTTATTCGCCAGAAAAATATAGCCCCTAATACAATTGAAAGACTTTTATATCTGGCCGTGAAAAATCAATCTTCCAGGAAAACTTTGAACTTGTTGCTATCTTACATAAATTACAAGGTGAAAAATGTTAAAAAGCTGGTAGAGCATGTAGTAAATGAGAAATCCACTCTTGTGTTAAAAATTTTATTAGAAAAAAAGGAAAATCTAGTGGATGCTGTTTTAACAAGACTTGTAAAACATTCTACATATTTCCAGGTGAGAGAATTTATCCAGGAGTTTTCCATCAGCCCAGAAAAATTCATTAAAATAGCTGTGCGGGAAAAGAAAAATGTGTTAATCGAGGCTATTTCTGAAGATATTTGGGAAAATCCCACAGAAAGAATTACTTATCTCAAACAGATAGTGCACACCATAAAATATGAAAGTGGAAGGCGATTTTTGGTAGACATCATTCACAGCATTTACCAAAGTTACTCACTAAAACACGAAGATATTCTTAAACTGGCAACATTTTATGTCAAACACAATGCAATCACCCATTTTAAAGACCTCTGCAAATATCTTTGGCTGAACAGAGGAACAGAAAGTAAGAAACTGTTTTTAGAGTGTTTAGAAATTGCTGATGAGAAGGAGTTTCCTGATATTAAAAGTATTGTGAGTGAATATATTAACTACTTGTTTACTGCAGGAGCTATTACCAAGGAAGAAATCATGCAAGCCTATGATGCTTTAGAGTAGCCATGTATTAACATTCTGAAAGTAGAATAAAATATACTATATACTAAAAACCAAATTAGCCATTTTTAACTATCTTCTTCTTAAAAACTCTGGATAAAAATTTATTTTTTTTTAATTTGGGTAGGGAAAATGTTCTCCCTTCAGGACCTCTGTCGGAAGAACACCTTCTTCCTTCCAAGTGATTTTAGCAAGCATACCCTGCATTTGCTGGGGTTATACTGGAAGGGGCATGGATCTATCCAAAGGATAAAGAATGATGGTGTGCTTATAGAGCATGATCTTACTCTTTCCATCAATGAAGCCTTAATTCTTGCAGGAGAAGAGGGAAACAATGAAGTAGTAAAGCTCTTGTTACTATGGGAAGGAAATCTTCATTATGCCATCATAGGAGCTTTGAGGACTGAGAACTATAACCTAGTATGTGAGTACCATAGTCAAATTCAGGACTGGCATGTTCTCCTCCCTTTGATTCAAGATCCAGAAACATTCGAAAAATGTCATGATTTAAGCCTTGAATGTGATCTTTCATGCCTTCTCCAACATGCTGTAAAATATAACATGCTTTCGATTCTTGTTAAATATAAAGAGGATCTACTAAATGTACTATTTAGGCAACAAATTCAAGGACTATTTATTTTAGCATGTGAAAATCGGAAGCTTGAGATTCTTACGTGGATGGGTCAAAATCTGCCAATTCCTGATCCTGAGCCTATTTTTAGCATTGCTGTTGTCACAAAAGATTTAGAAATGTTTTCCTTAGGGTACAAGATTGTTTTTGAATACATGGAAAACCAAGGACTTCATTTAACCCAGGTAGTTCGTATGGTTATGCTAAATCATCACTTTGGCATGGTAATAAATAAAGGACTTTTACCCTTTGTGCTGGAAATTTTAAATTATGGTGGGAATGTAAATAGAGCCTTATCTTATGCTGTCACACAAAATAAAAGAAAGATTTTAGACCATGTTGTTCGCCAAAAGAATATACCCCATAAAACCATTGAAAGAATGTTGCATCTGGCTGTAAAAAAGCATGCTCCCAGGAAAACTCTGAACTTGTTACTATCTTACATAAATTACAAGGTGAAAAATGTTAAAAAGTTGTTAGAACATGTAGTGAAATACAACTCTACTCTTGTGATAAGACTCTTGTTAGAAAAAAAGAAAAACCTGCTGGATGCTACTTTGACAAGATATGTCAAAGATTCTACATACTTTCAGGTGAAAGAATTTATGCAAGACTTCTCCATCAGCCCAGAAAAATTCATTAAAATAGCTGTGCGGGAAAAGAGAAATGTGTTGATCAAGGGTATTTCTGAAGATATTTGGGAAAATCCCGCGGAAAGAATCAGGAATCTTAAGCAGATAGTGTGTACCATAAAATATGAAAGTGGAAGACAATTCCTGATAAATATCATTCACACCATTTACCAGAGTTATTCTTTGAAACCTGAAGAAATTCTTAAATTGGCAACATTTTATGTCAAACACAATGCAACCACCCATTTTAAAGATCTCTGCAAATATCTTTGGCTGAACAGAAGAACAGAAAGTAAGAAACTGTTTTTAGAGTGCTTGGAAATTGCTGATAAGAAGGAGTTTCCTGATATTAAAAGTATTGTGAGTGAATACATTAACTATTTGTTTACTGCAGGAGCTATTACCAAGGAAGAAATCATGCAAGCCTATGCTTTGGAGTATGCCATGTATTAAATTTCTGAATCAGTAAGCAATAGATAGATTTTAGAATATGCTGTATTAAGTTAGTTTCTGAATAAGTAATTAATAGATAGATTTTAGTTTATGTAAAAATGTTAACATTTGTTCATAAGTTTTAGATACCATTTTAGAGTTACTTTTTTAGATATTACTATTTTAGCCATTATTATCTTAAATAATCACTATTTTAGATAGGTCCCCGTATTAAAAACCAAATTAACCATTATCTATGTTTTTAATAATACTTTTTAAAAACCCTCCATAAAAATTTATTTTTTTTTCATAAAAGTAGAGAAAATGTTCTCCCTACAGGATCTCTGTCGGAAGAACCTTTTTCTTCCACTTGAGCCCTTAGGCAAGCATGTGGTTCAACGGCTGGGATTATACTGGGAAGGCCATGGTTCAGTTAAACGAGTGGGTGATTGCTTTATATGTGTAGACCAGATTTGGATGCTATCAATCCATAAGGCTATACAAATTGCAGCCTCGGAAGGAAATGAGAACATTGTCAAGCTTTTCTTACTATGGAAGGGGAGTCTACAATATGCCATCATAGGAGCCTTAGAGGGCAGGCAATATGATCTGATTCAAAAATATTACAACCAAATTGGGGACTGCCATCAGATTCTACCACTGATTCAAGATCCAGAAATTTACGAAAGATGTCATGAATTAAATGTTACATGTACCTTTCAATGCTTATTTCAACATGCTATAAGAGATAACATGCTGCCCATTTTCCAAAAATATGGAGAAGATCTGAATGGAAACAGGAGAATGGTTCAACTTCTGTATGAGATGGCATGCCGATTACAAAATTATGATATCATCAAATGGATAGGATCTAACCTGCATGTTTATAACTTGGAAGCCATTTTTAGCATTGCTTTTGTTAGAAAGGATTTAACTTTGTATTCTTTAGGCTACATGCTTCTTCTGGGTAGAATGAGTACTGAAGATAGAAACTTTATCTCAATCATAACACGCCATCTTGAATACGCATCAAAAAAGGGACTTTTTGACTTTGTACTAGAATCTTTGAAATATGGAGGTCAAGTGGATACAGTGTTGTTTCAGGCTGTAAAATACAACCATAGGAAAATTTTGGCCCATTTTATTCATGAAATTCCCCGTGAAACGGTTGAAAAGCTGATACTCCATGCTGTGGAGTCACGGGCCTCCAGAAAAACATTCAACCTGCTTTTATCTTCCATAAACTACTGTGTGAACCCTTTTGTCAAAAAACTACTGCACGCTGTGGTGAAACACAAGTACATGCTTATCATAAAGCTTTTGCTCGAGCGGCCCAAAAAGAAGATAAACCTGGTAGATGCTGCTCTATTCAAACTTGTAAAATACTCTACTTATACAGAAATAGTAAAATACATGGGTGAGTTTTCTGTGGACCCAAAAAGGGTGGTCAAAATGGCAGCACGACTCATGAGAGTGGACCTGATTAAAAAGATTTCTAATGATGCATGGGAAGATAAACTAGAGAGAATCAAGCACCTTAAACAGATGGTAAATACCATGAACCACAGAAATGGAAAAAATCTATTGATGTACAATATTCACAATATTACTGGATATACCTATCTGAACACCAAAGAAGCATTTAACTTAACAAGATTTTATGCTGTCCACAATGCAACATGTTTGTTTAAAGAAATGTGTAAAAGCTGTTTTGTACATGATAAAATACAGCTCAGAGAATTGCTTGAAGATTGTTTACATATTGCTAATAGGCATGATTATATCCAGATTGCAGAAACCGCAGATGAATGTATCAAATATATAGATCTTATTACATTTAAGTAAACCATGTATATATCAAGTAAATCCAGATTAAATCAGGCTAATTGTAAATAGTTGTAGATACCATATAATGAATGTTTTATTAGGATAGTAGTTCAGTTAAGATAGTAGTTTAGTTAAGATAGTAGTTTAGTTAAGATAGTAGTTATGTTAAGATAGTAGTTCTGTTAAGATAATAGTTTAGTTAAAACTAGTTCATGTTAAGTTAATAGTTTTGTTAAGACAATAGTTCATTTAAGTCAATAGTTCAGTTAAGTCAATAGTTTTGTTAAGTCAATAGTTTAGTTAAGTCAATAGTTTAGTTAAGTCAATAGTTTAGTTAAGTCAATAGTTATATTAAGACATTAGTTCTGCTAATACATTAGTTTTGTTAAGATAATAAAAATTTATTTTTTTTTCATCAGGGTAGAGAAAATGTTCTCCCTACAGGAGCTCTGCCGGAAGAACATTTACATTCTTCCTTACCCCTTGGCTAAGCATGTACTTCAACAACTAGGGCTGTACTGGAAGGGACATGGATCTCTTCAACGAATCGGAGATGACCATGTACTCTTACAGCAGGACCTGATCTTTTCCATCAACGAGGCCTTAAGAATGGCAGGAGAGGAAGGAAACAATGAAGTAGTAAAGCTCTTGTTACTATGGGAGGGAAACCTTCATTATGCCATCATAGGAGCTTTAGAGGGCGACCGATATGACCTTATCCATAAATATTATGATCAAATTGGGGACTGCCACAAGATTCTTCCTTTAATCCAAGACCCGCAAATCTTTGAAAAATGCCATGAATTGAGTAACTCCTGTAATATTCGATGCCTTTTAGAACATGCAGTAAAACACGACATGCTTTCTATTCTTCAAAAACACAAGGAGCAAATAAGATTACACATGGCATTAACCCAAATACTATTTGAATTGGCGTGTCATGAACGTAAAAATGACATCATTAGATGGATCGGTTATTCCCTGCACATACACCATCTAGAGACTATTTTTGATGTTGCATTCGCCCATAAAAATTTATCCTTATACGTTTTAGGGTATGAACTTCTCATGCACAAAGTAAATACAGAGGCTGCATATATAGAATTACCCAATTTGCTATCATATCACCTTCGAACTGCGGCGGCAGGAGGTCTTCTTAACTTTATGTTAGAAACAATAAAGCATGGTGGATATCTGGATAAAACGGTTTTATCCGCGGCTATCAGGTACAAGCATAGGAAAATTGTGGCTCATTTTATTCATCAGGTTCCCCGTAAAACCGTTAAAAAACTGTTACTCTATGCTGTGCAGGCTCGGGCCCCCAAAAAAACACTGAACCTACTTTTATCTTCCTTAAACTACTCCGTGCACACCATCACCAAACAACTCGTACACAATGTCGTCATCTACAGTTCCACGCTTATCGTAAAGCTTTTACTCATGCGGCGAAAAAACAAGTTAAACCTAGTAGATGCCGTTTTAGCCAGACTTGTAAAATATTCCACCTATACAGACATTGTACAATTCATGGGTGAGTTTTCTGTGAGCCCAGAAAGGGTGATCAAAATGGCTGCACGGGAATCCAGGACCTTTCTGATTGAAATGATCTCCAAAGCTGCTTGGGGAAATCACCCACAGACGTTGATTCATCATCTCAAACAACTAACCAATACCATGAAGCCTCAATCTGGAAAAGACCACATCATATATACCATCCACTATATTTATCTAAACTCTAATATGCTGGTAGCGGAGGAGGAAAAAAATATTTTTAAATTAGCAAAATTTTATGCGAATCATAATGCGGTAAACAGGTTTAAACAAATTTGTGAAGACTATTATATATTAGATGCACGATTTAAAACACTTATTTTAGAATGTTTTGAAATTGCCGTCCAGAAAAACTATCCTAGAATTGCAAATATTGTGGATGACTATATTCGATTCCTTTTTTACAGGGGAAATATAACCGAGGAAGAAATTCGTGAAGCCTATTCTTTAAAAGATGCTGAGGTTTATGTAGATTTAAAATGGTTACAACAAGGAGAAATGGTTTAAACCAAATCCGGTTTAAACTAAATCCAATTTAAACTACATTTGGTTTATCATTAGTCATTGAAACCATCGAAAAAAAAGCTATTTGTTTATCCCCATAAACTCATCTTTTTTTTGTCTCAAAGTTTGACACTAAAATTCAGTGTTTTATAGTGTTTATAATTAAGTGTTTTGCATGCATTGCAGAAATTTTCATCTTTTTTAATTGGTTCAATACCACATGTCATACAATATGTTGTTTGATTATCAAGATTAACTTTATGAAAGGAAAGTAAGTGAGCCGCAAATTTAAAAGTAAAATATCTTTCATTTAAAATGATCTTATGAATGTATTTTCGATAAGGAGGAATGAAAGCATTTGCCAAAATAAATCGCATAAAAGGCTTGGAAAAACCCATATCTTCTAATCTTTTGTGGGTATAAACCCTATTTTGGTGTTTTACAAAAACTTCATTGTTATAATAGTCGTTATAGCTATCAATCATTTTTTTAAGTCCTATAATGCCCAAGGTTGCACGCATAAAGCCACAGTTTCTGCTCCAAAAAGCATGCACCTGTAAAGGGTGCTTTTCATATAACCAATTACAAAATTTCATTCCGCAACAGTAGCATGTTATTTCAGTGGGGGATGTATAGAATAATCCGGCATTCGAAAATTTTTCATAATTTTTTATGTCATGGATTGCGAAGCTTTGATTTCGTGCATCTATGGAGCTATAGCCTACATATTTAGGTTTTACTTCAAATAATCGCAAAGAGATGTATGGATCTATCGTATTTATTTTAGGAAACATTTCATAATTTTAAATTCTTATATATAATATAAAAAAAATTACAAACATTTGTAATGATCATCCTCAATTGAAGGCTGAGTTGTAGGCTTTATTTTTCTAATTATACGAAGAAGGTAGGTTCTCATAAAGCCTTCAAGATGACTATTGATGTTTCCAATACATTTTCTCAATGAGTTCATAAACCCAGACATTTTGCTAATGGCTTGGCAAAGTGCCAACAAGTTGTCCACAAAGTACTGGTAGATTGCCACTAGCTATAGCTAGCTATAGTGAGCCAACCTCTCTGTATGTATTTTATATATTTCATTTTTTAATAGATTTAATATTTTTATAAAAAAATATTTAGTTTTTTATACAAGAATGTCGACAAAAAAAAAGCCCACAATTACCAAGCAAGAGCTTTACTCCTTAGTAGCGGCAGATACCCAGTTAAATAAAGCATTGATTGAAAGAATCTTTACAAGTCAGCAAAAAATAATACAAAATGCTTTAAAGCACAATCAAGAAGTTATTATACCACCCGGAATCAAGTTCACCGTCGTTACGGTGAAAGCTAAACCTGCTCGCCAGGGCCATAATCCCGCCACAGGAGAGCCTATTCAAATTAAAGCTAAACCTGAACATAAAGCCGTAAAGATACGAGCATTGAAACCTGTCCATGATATGTTAAACTAAACTATAAAGTCATATTCTTCTTTATCGTTATTATCTTCAATATATTTTTGCCAATCGAAATCGAATAAATTCAGATCCTGGACATTTAAATACTTATCATCGTACATTTTAATATAATTTAAACATGAGTTGTTGTCAAAAACTTTTAGCGTTTTTGTTAAAATTATCATATGAATAATTTCCTTATTAAGAGTTGCCGGAATAATACAAAACCTATTTTTAGGTACATCATCCATGATAATAGTAAAATTAGTAAAAATTGTTTCTTGTTTTTCTTTTGTTTCAAATAAACGTTGTAAGGTTAAAGGTTTCTCGTTCAATGGTTTCTTTGAAGATAAAAAGAATGTATAATCTGGTTTAAAGGTATTTTTGGTTTCAATCGTGATTCCATCTGCTTGAGCATATACTAAACCAGACCAAATATAACGGTCCACTATTACAATATAATTTAGCTTAAGTAGCACTGCAATTTCTGCGATAAATTCACTACGATGTTTTGTAAATAATTTATGTAATTGTTCCGATGACATTTCTATGGTTTTATTTAACACCTGCAATATAAGATCACCGGTGGTCGTGTCTGGATTAGGAAAATGTATACATATAGCATTATAATCCATGCATTCCAATGTTTCTTTTAATTTCATTGCCTGTGTGCTTTTTCCCACACCATTGATTCCCTCGATGGCAATGAGTATTCCACGCATGATTAATAAAAGGAAAAAAAGAATTCAGTTTTTAACATTTCTTACAAATCTTTTTTTATACAACATTGTACAACACTGCATTAGCGGTATATGATGTTATAGCTTCATTAAATATTTGCTTTTATATAATCTTTACCAACCTATATTTGGTAGATCACTGCAGATGGTCATAAATAGGCCATAACTAAGATAAAAATTATTTCAGACGCTACTACGGTAGTATTATTAAAATCATGTGTGGCAATGTATGACGTCTTAATAGATAAAACATTTAAGGAAAACAAATTTGAATAAAAAAAATAATTGTTATGATGGCGTTGTTACACAAAGAAAAGCTTATAGAGTGCATCTATCATGAGCTAGAAAATGGCGGGACAATATTGCTTCTAACAAAAAATATTGTTGTGTCAGAAATTTCATACATTGGCAATACTTATAAATATTTTACCTTTAATGACAATCATGATCTGATAAGCAAAGAAGATCTTAAAGGAGCAACATCCAAAAACATTGCTAAAATGATTTATAATTGGATTATAAAAAATCCTCAAAATAATAAGATTTGGAGTGGTGAGCCGCGTACTCAAATTTATTTTGAAAATGATTTATATCATACAAATTACAATCATAAATGTATAAAAGATTTTTGGAATGTTTCAACTTCAGTCGGTCCTCATATCTTTAATGATCGTAGCATTTGGTGTACTAAATGCACATCCTTTTACCCATTTACCAACATTATGTCGCCCAATATATTCCAATAAATTAGATATCTTTGCTATTAAAATAGTTAAAAACCTTATAGGATAATTAGGTACTTTATTACGATAAATTATGATATTTTATAATTAGTTACTTTATTATAATTAATCTCTTTATTAATGAATTATCATAAGATAACTAATTATTTTTTTCCATATATCAGATAATAAATCTGATATGGGCTAAAAGTATGTTTCAAACTATTTACAATAGAATTTCTGTTAAGAAAACATACATAATTTGAATAAAATTTTTTTAAATATCACCGAAACAATCAACATGGTGTTAATAGAGTTTTTAACAGGTTTCTTCTATTTATATGGAAAGAGACTGTTTTCCATTAGTAAAGTCATGGACATGATATGTCTAGACTATTATACCATTATTCCTGCTCCTCTGGCGATGATGTTAGCGGCAAGACTAAAAAACTATGACCTCATGAAACGACTGCACGAATGGGAAATCTCTATTGACTACGCTCTACTTGTAGTAGATGATGTGCCGTCTATTGACTATTGCTTAAGTCTTGGCGCTAGATCCCCGACTAGAGCACAAAAAAGAGAACTGCTGAGGGACAACACGTTTAATCCCGTGTATAAGTATCTTATGAACTGTTCCGGCTTCCCAACAAAGAGAGAAAAAAACATTCCTTGTGATGTTCAATGCGAAAGACTGCAAAAAAACATTATAAAAGAACTGGTATTTAACTGCTCTGTACTGCTTGAAATGGTACTGCACACAGAAAGAGAATATGCATACGCCCTACACTGTGCTGCAAAACATAACCAATTGCCCATCCTCATGTATTGTTGGCAACAATCCACAGACGCGGAATCTATTTTGTTGAAAACCTGCTGTTCTGATAAGAACATCAATTGTTTTAACTATTGTATTCTATATGGCGGCGCCCAAAATTTGGATGCTGCAATGGTGGAAGCGGCAAAGCACGATGCCCGGATGCTGATAAACTACTGTGTCATGCTTGGTGGAAGATCCTTAAACGAAGCAAAAGAAACGGCTGCCATGTTTGGACACATTGAATGCGCACAACACTGTTTTAAACTGCAGTCTTACGTCGTGGACACATCGAATACAGACGACACTGATTAAAGCGACAATCTTACGTCATGAACGACTGTCTTTTGAGTATCTATACTTACATTATATTTTTTTATGAAAAAAATATAAAGGTTGTATACAAACCTTTGTATACAAGAAATTTGGATCATTAAACAATAATTAATTTGGACACAGGAAACGATCTAGATCGATCAAAAAGCTATTTTTTTTGCACACAGAACATTTAGATAATTGAGAGATTACTTTCCATACTTGTTAAGCTTTTTTACACACAGGAACTTTGGATTCTGTTCAGGAAGTTTTTCATAGACATTATGTTTACAGCCAGTAATAATAATTTTGGGCTTTTTCTTAAACCACCGGTGGAAAACATCCAGCTTGTAAAGAGGGAAATGCATGTAGAGAGGTTTTGGTAGTCATGGTTAAGAGATTTGACTAACTCCATGTTTCCTGTAAAGACTGCCCAGTCCCAAGCAGTAAAACCTCTATGATAGTCTTTTTGAGTCGGATCTGCTCCAAATTTTATGAGAGAAAGCATATTTAAAGAACGGCCCCGTATTGCGGCCTTCATCACAGGAGTCATCCCATTAAAATTCGGTAAACAAATTCTGGTCCCATTTTTTCCGAAATAGCCCAACACCCCTTCCAGGATTAAATGATTTTTTTTCTCAGCTAAATAATGTAAAGCAGAGTTTCCATCTTTATCCCTCCTATGAGGGTTAATTATTTCTCCAGGATAAGATTCTTGTTCAAAAAGAAATTTTAAAAAGTCTATACGTCCGTAGATGCATATCCACATGAATACCGAGGATCCATTTTTATCGCATCTATTGACAATCCACGGATCTGTTTTAAAAAATTCCTCAAATAGTGTAAGATTCCCATTTCTAATATGTTTTTTAATCCATTTAACAAACAAGTTTTCTATCTCCCTTTCTGGAAACATGTGTTCCATTTTGAATGTCGCCCCTACTCCACTATATGATTTTACTCCTTTAATTTTTAATGTCCTTTTTTTTCGGACTTCTTTGGATAAGCTGTTTATTACCATCTTTAAATGCCTTATAGCGGGGAGGAGCCAGGCCCTTTTCCCATATGTGCGGTAATTCTTGGTGTTTATGCTTGCCTTTGGCATAACCAGGCCAGTATTTTTCGATATATTCAGGGTTTGTTTTTACGTATTCTTTAAAGGTCCGATAGGCTTCTTGAATACAGGTAGGCTCACCGGTATAATTTCCATGTTCATCTTCCTTTAAAAAGCCATTAACCCTGTCCTTTCTCCACTTAAGATTGTGCTTTCCAAAAATGCGATCAAGATCTTGCGCCTGCTGGGGTGGAATCATAAATCCCTTTTTAGGTCGAAGCTTTTTATTTTTTCCATAGCTTCGGCCATCGCGTTGCGAAACAGTGGTTAGGACGCCTGATAGTCTTTCCATGGGCGTCGCATCTAATCCTATCCATCCACCCTGATGAATATCAATGGCAACAAGCTCTCCTTTATTTTGGGCAAGCCAAGTTTCCAAGAATGCCATGCTTTCTTCCCAGGGATAAGGCCCGCCAACACCACGGGTTGTCCAATCTTGCAAGGACTCCAGGTCCGACACCTGGTAAGGCTCTAAAGAAGACGGTTCCTTGTTTTTGTACTGCAAATAAGATTTAATGACCCATTTATACCATGTGTCGAACCGCAGCGTGGCGCCTCCAAAGTGAAAGCCGTCGTTGATTTTAGGATATCTGCAACATATTTCAACCGTACGTTTGAGTTCTGCAAAAGCGGCCTTCCAAGGAAGTCTTTCGCTGCGGGTAAGACGGTCTATTTTGCCCTGCGTGCCATAGCGTATGGCATGTCGTGCCAATTGCAACAATTCTGACACCGATCCGTGGGCCCCGATCCAGTTTATCGGATAGGCAACCTCCGAAGGGTTTAAAAGATGCTCGTAAAAGCGTGGATCTTCAGATGCCAAGGCGTCTGCAAAGGGGATAATGCTAGAAAACCTGTCTAGACATACGTTTTCTGTGTTTACTTCTAAAGGTAGAAAAATGGTTGCGTGAGGCTTTTGAACCTGCTTGTTCAGCGGTCTGCATATGCTTTGAATAATGTCTCTAGGACTATGTCGCGGCGCTGCAAAAAATACCGCGTTTAGTTCTGGAACCTCTACGCCCTCTTGAAAGAGTCGACAGTTTAATAAAATAACGGGTTCCTTTGAGGAACAAAATTCTGTAAATGTTTTGAGGATAACCTGTCGCGGCAGGGTTGAGTGAGCTATCAGGGCATAGACCCCTTGGTCTACCAACGCCGCGTATAGCTCCTTGGCCTGTTTAATATCACGGGTAAATACCAGCATTTTAGGAGCCGGTATATTGGTTTTTAAATAGGCTAAGGCCATTATAATTTGCTTTACTATGATCTGTTTCGTGGTCTCCTCTTTGGTACTCGGTTGGTGGGCCAATTTAGGCGCGGCTACCATCTGCAATTCAAAATCATTTACATAGCCGGCCTCTATGCCTTCTCGCAGATAGTAGCGAAAGGCAACGCCGCCAAAAAGTTCACGATTTTTCATGGAAAGCGGGGTGTCGTACCTGGGCGTTGCCGTTAAAAAAAGTCGGTGCCCTTTTTTAAAGTTGAGCAACACGTGGGTAAAGGGCCGTGTCTCCCATTCGCCGCAAATCCGGTGACATTCATCGCTAATAATAAGATCGAAATCATCCACCAGTAGCGTGGAGGATTGGTAGGTGGCAATCACAAGAAGAGAAGGGGCCTCCCGTATCCGTTTTGCAATAAAGACAGGATTGGTGGTCATTTCTATATTGTCGTGATTTAGCACAATGCGGGTCTGGTCAGACCCCACAAGCAAAACGTTCTTCAAAGAAATTCCATACTGATAGAGTTTTTCCAGAGTCTGCCGTAGTAGGGACAGGCCCGGCACCAGGTACAAAACTTTTCCTTGAAGATAATTGGAGAGGATAAGATAGGCGACGCGAGTTTTGCCGCATCGGCAGGCCATCTGCAGAATGGCCCTCCCACTTCGCCGCAGCTCCTGATAGCCCATATTGGCCGCCTCCTTCTGATAAAGTCGATCCTCGATTGCAGTCCGTGTCTCATCTGTAGAAAAAAATAATACGTCATCTGCGAAATGTTCATCTTCCACAGGAGTTATCACCAGGTGTCTCAGTTTCTCCTTGCTTATCAGCGGATCAGAGGGCAAAGATGGCTCAACCACTATCGTGGAATCATTCATCTCATAGGCGGGAGAATCACACAAAGTATAGCTTATGTCCAGACAGTTTGCAACATCCTCAGCCAATTGTTTTATTTTTTCGGGTAAAAGACATACGAGTTCTTTGTTTTTGACGCGAAAAAACTGTGCACAATATAACACCCCTGCTTCAATTTTTTGCGCATCCTTCTTTGTAGATGTTTCCAATGTGAAACAATACTTCCATTCATCCGTAAAACAGGTTGTATAAGATCCATCATGAAGCCTAGCGGCCAAGTTTCCTGTGTGCCCAACTTTATGTAAGGATTGGGCCTCCAGCCAGGGATGAACCGCCACGTAAAATCCTGCGCACATGCTATATCAAATTGCAGTTTCTTAATAACTGTACACAGGATCTGAAAAACATGTGATTACAAAATTTAGATAAGAAATATTTAATATTAAAAATCACAGAATACATGTCACTGTGTAGAGAGAAAGCCAAAAACTCCTCTTGACCGCCGTGGGAAATCATCCAGGGTAGTAGGTTGTGTTTCATAAAGTTGTATGCCGTAGTGATCACCGTGGACTCCAGATGGTTATTGGCATCTTTGCAATACTTTGCCATCTTGGCAGAAAAGACGATAAATCCACAAATTCTACCCCAGTTGATAAGATCCTTAAACAGCTCAGTCACAACCCCAGTAAACTGGGTTTTAATTTCTTGAACACTCGTAAGAGAAAAGGTAATTGTAACCTGTTTGTTCAAACACTCATCATAATAGGTTAAAATTTTTTTTATTTGTTGTTGATATGGGCTAAGCTCATGCTCTGAAATATCATTAATGTAATATTTAATATATCCCACTAGTATTTCATTAATGATATTATGATATATTAACTCTTCTCCCTCCATAGCGGCACCCTATATTTTTTTATTTAGGTTTCAATGTTATCACAATTGCGATACAATTGTGATACAATTGTGACACAACTGTGTTGTATACAACAAATGTTAGGCCACGTATAGCAACCTATATGTTAAGAAATATTTTTATCCCAACATTAGTTGGAAACGAGCAGCCGCAAAGAAGTCATTTAAAATAAGCCATTTAAAGATTTAGAATTTATATGTATACAACTGTACAATGGAAGCAGTTCTTACCAAACTCGACCAGGAGGAAAAAAAGGCTCTCCAAAATTTTCATCGTTGTGCTTGGGAAGAAACTAAAAATATTATAAACGATTTTCTTGAAATCCCTGAGGAACGATGCACCTATAAATTCAACTCATACACAAAAAAAATGGAGCTTTTATTTACCCCTGAATTCCACACCGCCTGGCATGAAGTTCCTGAGTGCAGAGAGTTCATATTAAACTTTTTGAGACTCATTTCGGGACATCGAGTGGTATTAAAAGGCCCTACATTTGTTTTTACAAAAGAGATCAAGAATCTGGGCATTCCTAGTACCATCAATGTTGACTTTCAGGCCAACATTGAAAATATGGATGATCTACAGAAGGGAAATCTCATCGGCAAGATGAATATCAAAGAAGGCTAAATAAAACAACTAACATCAAAAAACATTAAAGGCTATGTTGTGGACGATGCCTTTGTCTCAATAGTTTCGAGGTCATCCAATAACTCATGTAACGTAAAAAAGTTGGTCCATTTTTTTGAAAACATTAAAAGACGTTCGTCTTCATAAATAAAAAAGTCATTCGAAGGAAAAATGATATACTCAATACCATAGTCTTGTAATATTTTTTTTAGGTCTCTCAGGGTCCAGGGATTTACCAGGCTTCTACGCGAAGTGAGCATCATAAAAATATCTAATATTTTTTGCGCCATAAGCCAGCGCGGATTCTCATTGGCCCACAAATCAACAATAATTCTCTTATCAACCGTGAGCATTCCTACTTGATTCGAAGAAATGATTAGATGCCCAGCAGTCCACCCCATGAGTAGATAACGCAGCGTTGTAGAAATGTCACATATGGAAGGCATTCCTCCACAACATGAACCCAAATTAGGATGCGTGTGAAACACAAACATAGCAGGCTTGTTGGCCACCCTGCTATAAATATCAGCAGGCATCATAGCCTCGCTGCCAAAATAAATGTTCTCTCCTGCCCTATAGGGGCTTGGAATGATTTCCACTATCTCGGGTACACCGTTTATCATATTAATGCGGCCGCACCATTCACGGTCATCGTCCAAAAATTTTTTGATGGCACCCCGAACATTGTCCCAGTTAAGCAACAGAGTATTCACAATCTCATTACGCTCCGCCCAGTATTCCTTAAAACTTCTTTTAGACTTGCTGAGCTGTTCCCAGGATTCGAACTCAGTCCAATGTTTTTTTTCTTTTGGGGAAGACTTCCCTTTTGAAACATTTTTTGCGGCTCCACCATCTACACTATGATTTTCCAAAATAATCTCCTTCATCGTTTGAGTTATATGGGCATTGCTAAGCACCTTAGTGGTAACCTGTTTACCTATGTGATTTAGCAGAAAACCAAGTTTGTCCATTTGTGTCTCAACCATTTATTCTTAACAAAACAAAAAAAAATTAAAAATCATCGTCGTTTAAAAAGAGTTTGAAGGCAAACGCATCATCCTTAACACAGTTCTGATACTGCGTAGGTCTTAACTCGAAAAAGTTGGTTTTTTCTACTTCATTAAGAAAGAATTTAGTCATCTGAGGAAAAGGGTTTCCCACCTTATAAATGCTTTTGCACTGCATCATGAAGCACAAATTATCTGTAAAGTAGCGTATATATTGAAATAGCATTTCTTTTGAAAAACCGGGAACTCTTCCTCTTGCCTTGTCAAAGGCATAGTTAATAAACTCATCCACCAACTCCACAGCCTCCTTCAAAATTTTGTGAATGATCTTTTCCTCGGGAATGTTATACACGTAATTTGAGATAAGAAAACACGCAAAACTACAGTGCATCCCTTCATCACGTGAGATAAACTCATTATAGCTTACAAGCCCCGGCATAATATTCTGTTCCTTAAGAAACTGGATCGCCACAAAGTGGTTTTGAAATAAAATGCCTTCTACGGCGGCGAAGCCCACCAGCCGCTCACCTAGAGTGTTCCTGTCGGGGTCCATCCACTGCCGCACCCACTGCGCCATTTTTTTTATGATAGGGTGTTTTTCAATGCCGCTAAAGATGCGCTGTTGTTCCTTCTCATCCGGGATCAGCGTTTTTACCTGTATTGAGTAGGCTTCGCTATGAACGCACTCTTGGGCAGCCTGCATTGTATAAAAGTATAACACTTCCTTTACTTTAATTTCGCGCATAAAATTGGTTAAAAGGTTTTCGATAACAATTTCGTCGGCAACAACAAAGAAGGCTAAAATTTGTTTATAAAATTCGCGCTGTGGCTTTGGCATGGCTTCCCAATCATCAATGTCCTTACACATGTCCACCTCCTGCGCCGTCCACGTCAAACTTTCTAATTTTTTATACCAGTTCCAACATTCGGGGTGCTGAATAGGAAAAATAGTGAAACGTTGGGAATTTTCAATTAGTAATTCCTCCATATTTGAAATAAATATTAACATCTTCAAATTTATTGGCTGCCATGGAGACGTTTTTTATTGAGACGTTGGCATCTGATGTGTATGGAAAGGCGTTAAATGTTGATTTAGATAGACTATCGCAGGCGCAGGTTAAATATACCCTTCAAGAGCTTATTTCCTACTGCAGCGCTCTAACCATTTTACATTATGACTATTCAACCCTTGCGGCGCGTCTTTCGGTGTACCAGCTGCACCAGTCAACGGCCTCCTCCTTCTCAAAGGCGGTGAGGCTGCAGGCCGCACAATCCTGCTCACGCCTGTCCCCCCAGTTTGTGGACGTCGTTTACAAGTACAAAGCCATTTTTGACAGCTACATTGACTATAGCAGAGATTACAAGCTGTCCCTCCTGGGGATAGAAACCATGAAAAATTCTTATTTGTTAAAAAATAAAGATGGGGTCATCATGGAACGCCCGCAGGATGCTTATATGCGGGTTGCCATCATGATCTATGGGATGGGAAGAGTGGTCAATATGAAAATGATTCTGCTAACCTATGACCTGCTTTCCCAGCACGTCATCACACACGCGTCGCCCACCATGTTCAATGCAGGCACCAAAAAGCCACAACTCTCCAGCTGTTTCCTGCTAAATGTAAATGATAATTTAGAAAATTTATATGATATGGTCAAAACGGCCGGCATCATTTCAGGCGGCGGCGGTGGAATAGGGCTGTGCTTGTCAGGAATACGGGCAAAGAATAGTTTTATTTCTGGTAGTGGTCTTAAAAGTAACGGCATACAGAATTATATTGTGCTGCAAAATGCTTCACAATGCTACGCGAACCAGGGAGGCCTACGTCCCGGAGCCTACGCCGTCTACTTAGAGCTGTGGCACCAAGACATCTTTACATTTTTACAAATGCCTCGCCTAAAAGGACAAATGGCTGAACAACGGCTTAATGCCCCTAATCTCAAGTACGGCCTATGGGTCCCCGACCTATTCATGGAAATACTTGAAGACCAAATACACAACAGAGGCGACGGCAAATGGTACCTCTTTTCGCCGGATCAGGCCCCCAATCTACATAAGGTCTTTGATTTGGAACGGTCGCAGCACGAAAACGCACACCGCGAATTTAAAAAGCTTTACTATCAGTATGTTGCTGAAAAAAGGTACACCGGCGTCACAACGGCCAAAGAGATTATCAAAGAGTGGTTCAAAACAGTTGTTCAAGTAGGGAATCCCTATATCGGGTTTAAAGATGCCATAAATCGTAAAAGTAATCTTTCACATGTAGGCACTATCACGAACTCCAATCTTTGTATTGAAGTCACAATCCCCTGCTGGGAGGGTGATAAGGCTGAACAAGGTGTTTGTAATCTGGCCGCAGTAAATCTAGCCGCCTTTATACGTGAAAATGGCTACGACTACCGTGGGCTCATAGAAGCATCAGGCAATGTCACAGAAAATTTAGATAATATTATAGATAATGGCTACTACCCCACAGAAGCCACGCGGAGAAGCAATATGCGTCACCGACCTATTGGCATCGGGGTCTTTGGCCTAGCCGACGTGTTTGCGTCTTTAAAAATGAAATTTGGTTCACCCGAGGCCATTGCCATGGATGAGGCCATCCATGCGGCCCTATACTACGGGGCCATGCGACGATCCATAGAACTTGCAAAAGAAAAAGGAAGTCATCCCAGCTTTCCGGGGTCTGCGGCCTCAAAGGGTCTACTGCAGCCCGACCTATGGGTTCGCTGTGGTGATTTAGTTTCCTCCTGGGAAGAACGCGTGGCACAGACGACGCAGGGTGTGTTGACGCCGAAAAGGTGGTCGCAGCTACGCCTGGCGGCTATGCAGGGACTTCGAAATGGATATGTCACAGCTCTTATGCCCACCGCAACCTCCTCAAATTCTACAGGAAAAAACGAATGTTTTGAGCCCTTTACATCCAATCTATATACACGTAGAACGTTAAGCGGGGAGTTTATTGTTTTAAATAAGTATTTAATAGACGATTTAAAAGAAATTAATCTTTGGACAGAAGCCATTCAACAGCAGCTACTAAATGCGGGAGGTAGCATTCAGCACATTTTGGATATACCGGCCGAGATCCGCGATCGGTATAAAACCTCCAGGGAAATGAATCAAAAAATTTTAACAAAACACGCGGCCGCACGAAACCCCTTTGTATCCCAAAGTATGTCCTTGAACTATTACTTTTATGAACCTGAACTAAGCCAGGTACTTACAGTGCTCGTCCTAGGCTGGAAAAAAGGTTTAACTACCGGTTCCTATTACTGTCATTTTAGCCCTGGAGCGGGTACCCAAAAAAAGATTATAAGAAACTCTGAGAAAGCGTGTAATGCGGACTGCGAGGCGTGTCTTCTGTAGGTGTCTCGCGGTAAAAGAGCAGCGGGGACCATATGGTAAACCCCAACAAGAGGATAATGAATAAAAAAAGTAAACAGGCATCCATTAGTTCCATATTAAATTTTTTTTTCTTCTATATAATGGAATATTTTGTTGCGGTAGACAATGAAACCTCCTTGGGGGTTTTTACTTCTATAGAGCAATGTGAAGAAACGATGAAACAATACCCCGGCCTCCATTATGTCGTTTTTAAGTATATGTGTCCGGCGGATGCAGAAAATACAGATGTTGTATATTTAATACCCTCGTTAACCTTGCATACCCCCATGTTTGTAGACCACTGTCCAAATCGTACCAAACAAGCACGACACGTATTGAAAAAAATAAACTTAGTGTTCGAGGAAGAGTCTATTGAAAATTGGAAGGTTTCAGTAAATACTGTGTTCCCCCATGTTCACAACAGATTATCTGCGCCGAAACTTTCCATCGACGAGGCTAATGAAGCCGTAGAAAAGTTTTTGATACAAGCAGGACGACTCATGTCTCTGTAAATGTCTCTTCCTTTATGGGTGACGTCTCTTCCTTTGCCGAGGAAGTCTCTGTTATGGGCAAGAGGTTTGAAACAACGCAAGGACTCTGCTTAATCTGCTGTCTCACAAAGGGAATCAAACTACCTGCTTTCGTATTTTTAATGTAGTAATTACCCTTGTTGTGATGAATTTTAAGACCATAGCGTAGTCCCAGTACTTTATTAATGAATTTTAAAATTGTTTGAGGGTCCGTTTTATTGGGCTTTTTAAGCTTAAACTCAAAGCTGATCGCGCTTAAATCATACTGAACAAATTCATCAACGAGTTTCGTCATTAATTGTTCATTGGTCAATATATTAGGGTCCTGAACGCATTTAAAGCCGCACTTAGTTAATAGCATAATAGCGTACATATGAGATTGAAAACTATAATTAAATTGTAGATCATGATGCTCTGCGTGTTGCATGGCCCATTGATGAAAGTTTAATTCCTGAGTTTGTAACATAGTGAGCGACTCGTATACTGTCTTTCCGCGGCTTATTTGGACACGGCCAGTATAGTTCTGTTTTGTCATAAAACTATTGTATTGTTCAACAAATTTGGGAGTAATTTTATGACCGTGCCATGCATAAAATTCGAGTAGTTTATACTTTTCATACGCAAATAGGTCTTGCTGGTCTACTGTGATGCCTTCCTTTAAGTTTTGTTTAATTTGTAAAGCTTTATTGGCATCAATGGTTTCAGCCGAGGCAATGTTTACATAGTCCTGGTGTTTAATTTCCATTTTAATGCTTGTATATTGTTTGACTGTCTCCAGCTTTTCACCCGTCAGTATAAACACCTTAGCGCCGGTGTCGGCGATCTGGTTAATAAATCGGGTTATAAAGTGATTTTTTGATAGATGTTGTATCCGCATTGTTTCGAGCCATAGATGGTAGTATGGAGTTTTATAATATATCGGCCTACCTGTTTCCTTACTATACGTGAAGGAAAGCTGGTGATTGCTTATGGTCTGAAAAAGGGTGTCACGTTTTTGTAACGTAAACATTTCAATGTCTTCGATGGTTTCTGGATAGTAATTTTGTTTCCCCTGTAAGCAGATTTTATAACACTTACTTTTTAATTCACGCACGCGGCCCAACATTTGGCAACATGTTTCTACGTCACACGACATATTGTTAAAAAAGCCGTATAAAACATCAAATCTCTTATCTTCGTATGAAACACCCGCTGAAATCGTGGGCGTATAGATAAGGATATCAACGAGCCCCCAATAATACGATACATTATTAAAATGGGATTCCCGTTCATGAGCAGTGCTTTTAGAACTATAAAACCCAATTTTTTTTTCCGGAAACTTTTTTTGGATAAATGATTGCAACAGCCGGGCCTCCATTAATGAATTTGTAGGGATAACAATTTTTTTGTCTTCTAGCAAATCCTTTAAAAGGTTATTTAACCAAGTTTCTCGTGAAGAGGTAAAATAATACGTGTCATGCTGGGCCCTTTTATATTGATTCCAGTGAAAGAAGATAGGGACATCCCCGCGAAAACGCTGTAGAATATTATACGTTCGATTTCCTAGGTTTGCGTCCAAGCATATAACATAATTTGCCGTTTCGAGCATCCACATGAAAATGGCAAAAGAGGGAGCAAAGTATTTGTGCAGGCCGCTATTGAATTGATTAAAAATCGATTCTACCTCATCCAAAATAAGTAGGTCTACAGGCTCGGCTGTGGAGGTTAGCCGGAAAAGTGATTCTACCTGAATGATGACTCTTTCGTAGCTGTCCAAATCTCCAGTTACTTCGCTGTACAATGTGAAATTCGGTAGCCGGGATTGTATATTTTTTGAGAAGATCTGTCGAAACGTCACAAACCGTATGGTTTGTTGTTTTGAAATAGAATTATTGCCGTAGTATTTTTGCAAATAGTTGCGCAGTTGGACGGTTTTACCTATTTTCATTTGAGCCTTTACAACAAGCGTAGGGACTCGTTCATATTCTCGCATACTACTTTCATCATAGATGTGTTTTTGAGTATCAGGCAGTTCTTCAAAGAGAATGGACTCATGAACCTCTATGCTCTTTGTCATCACTTGGTCCACATATGTTTCCACAAAATTATTTGTGCCGGAAAGGCTGCCCATGAGAAGGCTATGTTTATTGTCATGGCGACAGTGTTGATACACTTTGTTTCCCGTGACTCTTAAAATTAGGGTATTGTCCTTATCATGCATACGCTTACATATTTCGCAGTAACTTGGACTTGTACGTTTAAACAATACTAAATTTTTATGAACACGGAGGAAGCAATGATTTTTACATAGTGTTCCTGCAAATTTTAATACCTCTTCAAGTTCACTTTGTTGGATAGTATCGCAGGAACTCGGTGTTGTTTCTTTTACATTTGTGAAGATACAAGGTAAACACGTCGTTTCAAAGGGGGTTGCTATAAGGGTATCACTCTTTTTCGTGGTTGTACTGGTCTCAAACACCTCTGCAAGCTCCTCATTAAACATTTTAACACGCATGCTACCTTTTTTATGAGACCCTATGATGCGAAAATTTTGAATACTTTTGTTGACCTGGGGGTCAACAAAAGGATAAACGTGTTTGGGAAGATTTTCTAACACTTTGGATGTAAAGACTTTGGCCTCATTATTGTTTAATACTGAGTATGTATAAAGTATGATATGAAAGGAGTATTTAAGTTCTCGCTTTTTATTTAATCCGATAGAATCTGTTAGCAAAATTTGTTCACGCGTTAGATTGATGTTATAAGGTAAAGAATATGTCTCGTAAAATACATCCATGATGACGTTAATTATCATGTCAAGGATGTCATAGACATTGTCTTCGACATTATCATTGTCATCAACATTGTCATCAGAGTATGACTTATTTACCGGAAAGTCGATGTCAAATTTTAAGCGCTGAGGCAAAAACCCAAATACCACTTCGTGGAAACACTTCTGCTCAAAGGGCTGAGCCGCCTCCCACTCCCAAAAGTCATCACGACTTGAAAAAACTCTAAAAAGATTATTATATTCATCTCGCACCACGAAGTGATTCTTTAAGGTTTCGAGAGAATATTTATCCTCTACGGCTTCTCCTTGGGAGTTACAGCGAAGAAACTTGAATGTTTCTTGCATTTTGATATTTAAAATTAAATCAATTATGATGCGGCCGCTAATGCGGCGGTTGACGCGGCCGCGCCGCTGACGCAGCCATCATACATAAAGCGGCATGGCCGTTTTATAACGACTAGTCGGCCGTTATATGACGAACTATATAAAAATGAATTCTTTTAATTAGAGTTAAGTATTGTTGATTGTATAATCCATCATGGTTGAGCCACGCGAACAGTTTTTTCAAGATCTGCTTTCAGCAGTGGATCAACAAATGGACACTGTAAAAAATGACATAAAAGACATTATGAAAGAAAAAACGTCTTTTATGGTATCATTCGAAAACTTTATAGAACGTTACGATACCATGGAAAAAAATATTCAAGACCTTCAGAATAAGTACGAAGAAATGGCGGCCAACCTTATGACCGTCATGACGGATACAAAAATTCAGCTTGGAGCCATTATCGCCCAACTTGAGATTCTAATGATAAATGGCACTCCACTTCCGGCAAAAAAGACAACAATTAAGGAGGCTATGCCCTTACCTTCATCAAACACGAATAATGAACAAACGAGTCCTCCCGCCTCAGGCAAAACAAGTGAAACACCTAAAAAAAATCCCACGAATGCGATGTTCTTCACGCGTAGCGAATGGGCATCCTCGAATACTTTTCGAGAAAAGTTTTTAACACCAGAAATTCAAGCCATATTGGATGAGCAGTTTGCAAACAAGACCGGGATCGAAAGATTGCATGCCGAGGGTCTTTACATGTGGAGAACCCAATTCTCTGACGAACAGAAGAAAATGGTCAAAGAGATGATGAAGAAGTAATATTTTTGGTAAAAATATTTTTATCAAAATTTTTTTACCAAATAATAAAAAATATTTTTTACTTTTTTTTCTTCATAATATACATAGAATGCCTACAAAAGCTGGCACAAAAAGTACCGCAAATAAAAAAACAACGAAGGGCTCCTCCAAATCTGGTTCTTCCAGAGGCCACACCGGCAAAACCCATGCTTCTTCGTCCATGCATTCCGGGATGCTCTATAAAGATATGGTAAATATTGCTAGATCTAGAGGCATTCCGATTTACCAGAATGGATCGCGTCTTACTAAAAGTGAATTGGAGAAAAAAATTAAACGGTCAAAATGAATATAATCAGGAAACTTAAGCCTGGAACAATTAGCCTTGTGCTGGGACCCATGTTTGCCGGCAAAACTACGTTTCTTATTCATTGCATTTACATGCTCGAACGTTTGGAAAAAAAAGTAGTCTTCATAAAATCTACCAAAAACACCCGAGACAAAACTATTAAAACACACTCCGGTATACAGCTACGACCCAAACAATGTAAAATCATAGAAAGCACACAGTTATCTGACGTGGGTTCTCTCACCGATATCCATGCAGTTGTCGTAGATGAAGCGCATTTTTTTGACGATTTAATCACATGCCGCACTTGGGCAGAGGAAGAAAAAATTATTATTCTTGCGGGACTCAATGCTTCCTTCGAGCAGAAAATGTTTCCGCCCATCGTTCGTATTTTTCCTTACTGCAGCTGGGTTAAGTATATTGGCCGCACCTGTATGAAATGTAACCAACATAATGCATGCTTTAATGTGCGTAAGAACGCAGACAAGACGCTTATCCTTGCGGGAGGAAGTGAACTGTACGTAACATGTTGTAACAACTGTCTAAAAAATACATTTATTAAGCAGTTGCAACCTATTAAATATTAAAAATCTTATACAATAATGGATCATTATCTTAAAAAATTACAAGATATTTATACGAAGCTCGAGGGTCATCCCTTTCTTTTTAGCCCGTCGAAAACCAATGAAAAAGAGTTTATTACTCTGCTAAACCAGGCCTTGGCCTCAACGCAGCTTTACCGCAGCATACAACAGCTGTTTTTAACGATGTATAAGCTAGATCCCATTGGGTTTATTAACTATATTAAAACGAGTAAACAAGAGTATTTATGCCTGTTAATTAATCCTAAACTCGTTACTAAGTTTTTAAAAATAACGAGCTTTAAAATTTACATTAATTTCAGGCTGAAAACTTTTTATATAAGTCCTAATAAGTATAATAATTTTTACACCGCTCCCTCTGAAGAAAAGACTAACCATCTTCTAAAAGAAGAAAAAACTTGGGCAAAGATTGTTGAAGAAGGAGGAGAAGAATCCTAAGTCGCTTACATTTTTTTTTGCTATTTTTATAGAATGTACACGCATGTTGATGTTGTCGGAATAGCTGAAGCCTCAGCGGCCCTCTACGTGCAAAAAGATAGGGATCGCTACTTAGACGTGCTAACAACCATTGAAAACTTTATTTACCAACACAAATGCATCATAACAGGGGAAAGCGCCCACCTACTCTTTTTAAAAAAAAATATTTATCTTTACGAATTTTACTCCAACAATGTGGCGGAGCACAGCAAGGCTTTGGCGACCCTGCTTTATAAACTTGATCCGGAATACCTCACTCGTTACACAGTACTCATTACCAAAATTCCCAACCATTGGTATGTGATTAACGTAGATCAGCGAGAATTTGTGCGCCTATATGCCATCCCGGCAGTTAAACAACACTTACCGATTCCCATTTTACCCTTCTATTGCACCAGCGCACTCACCCAGCAAGAATTGTTTTGTTTAGGACCTGAACTGCAGTTAATACAAATATATTCCAAGCTCTGTAACCCCAACTTTGTCGAGGAATGGCCTACGTTGCTCGACTACGAAAAAAGCATGCGGATGTTATTTTTAGAACAGTTTCCGCAAAGATTGGAAATGACGGGCGGGAAGAAGGAGGAGAAGGAAAAGCATGAAAGTATCATTAAAAAAATAATACTAGAAATGGTCTCTACCCGTCAGCGAATCGTTGTTGGGGGTTACATACAAAAAAACCTGTACAACCATGTACTCAAGAATAGAAATCGTTTACAGCTTATTACGAGCTTAAATATTTATGAAGAAAAAGATATCATCCAGCAATTTTGTGATTCAAATGGACTGAAGATCAAAATACGTATCAACAATCCGCTCTTGCCTACAAATCCGGAATTACGGCGTTTGACTATTTATTTTAATCATAATAATGATGATGATCAGTCATATCTAATAGTAGATATGTACAACACGGGAAGCTATGAGCTAGTGCCTACAAATCAGATAAACACGCTTGATGGCAGCTTTTTAATAGGAACACCCTTCGTGCAAGCGCGATTTTTGTTGGTAGAGATCTGGGTGCTTATGCTTATTGCGCAGCAAACTAAAAAGGACACCAAAAAAATAATACAATTTTTTATAAATCAATATGAAATGCTTATGAATAGTCCTTGGCCCAGTATGGAGGCCCTTTTTCCCTCAAGCAGTAAAAGATATTTAGGCAACTATGTAGACCCTAACGCGCTCATAAAGTGGGCACAACTCAAATTAAAAAGAATACCGCCTTTTTATCCTGGAAAGCCGGATGAAGAATCATGTTAAGCCGATTAAAAAATCATGTTAAGCTGGTTGAAAAATCATGTTAAGCTGGTTGAAAAACTCTTGGTGAAAGCACGGATGTAATATTAACATTGGCCGCTCGCATTTCGTGTTGAAATACGATGGAAGAGCGACGGCTATCTACCATGCCGATATCGGCCTGGACATCACAGTTCATGCACTTGTAGATGGGATGACTCGCGTTATAGATGGCAGGCTCGCCACAGTTTCTACAGATGTAGGAGATGCAGCCATCCGAGTCGTCGTGCGATTTTTCTATGATGGTTTGCATGGCGCCCTGCGCCGTAAGCACCCAATGCTCCATTTCTCCCAGACGAAGACCTCCGTGCGATCGTTTGCCGTCCAACGGCTGGCCTGTGAGGGCATCCGTGGGCCCATAGCTTGCAACGGCGTATCGGTCATCCAGCACAAATTTTTGCAGGCGCTGGTGATAGGTCGGTCCTATGAAGATGGCCGCATCAAAGTACTCGCCGGTCTGGCCGTTGAACATTTTTTGGCATCCATTGAAGCGTAGACCTTCTTGCGCCAGTCTTTCTGAAAGAAGCTGCACATTAATAGGCAGGAATGCGGTGCCGTCTGTTACCACCCCCTGTAGGGCATTTGCTAGACCAACCGTGGTTTCTATCATTTGACCGTTGGTCATTCGGGAGGGATGTGAGTGGGGGTTTACAATGAGGTCGGGCTGCAATCCGTCCTCTGTGAAGGGCATGTCTGAAGTGGGCAGGGCCAGCGCCGCAATGCCCTTGTTCCCGCTGCGAGAACTCATTTTGTCGCCTATATTGAGATTTCTTTCATAGCGCAGGCGCATGAGGCCAAAGATCTCGTCATTAGGCCCATGGGGACGCATCACAGCATCCACGACGGCCGGCTCATCGAAGCCGTACATGACAGACCGGTCGATGTATTTGTTGAGTTCGTCTTTTTCGCCCCGTATTTTGGCCACTTTTCCTATAATGATGTCGCCCTTTTTGACCACCGTTCCTACGGGCACGAATCCATCTACAAGCTTTTCGTAATTAGCACCAGGCTTAAGATTTTTGGTGATTAAAGGGTCGGGCTTCCCAAACGACTCTATATCGCTTTCTAATTCTACTTTTTCTTCTCGGTAGAAGGTGCCGGCAAAGCCGCCCCTGTCAATAAAGGACTGCGACACGATCACAGAGTCCTCCTGATTGTAGCCGCCGTAGATCATATAAGCCACAATGGTATTAAGCCCGTTGGGTATGACATAGTTATGTGCTATGGTCTTTACAAGCGGCATTTCATTGTAAAACTGGAAGAAGCGGTTCATGTCGACACGATATGGCCAGCTAAAGCAATACCAGCCCCCCGTTTGCCGGCCTTGGTTTGTTTCATAGGTAACACGCGCAGGTTGGGTACAGTTTGCGTAGGGGGACACTAGGGCGGCAAGGCCCAAAATAGCTTGGGGCACGTCCACGTGTGTGAAACGACGCGTTACATCATGTTTATGTTTGCGTAGCTCGATGATGGAGAAGGCAACAAGACAGTTTTCCGCCTCCTCGGGGGTAATGAACTCACAGATGCCCTGTGCTACGAGATCTTCAAGTGTAAGCGTTCCGGCTAAAATGTCTTTTGCCATTTGAGGCGTAAATCGCGTATTTTGAATGAAAGGGATTTTATGTTTTTCCCAGTCTTTATCGCCTTTTTTTCTGGCCTCTGCGGCCTTGTAGCAGGCTTGATTGTATTTTTCAATATTATTATCTACAATGAGTAGGGGGCGGGTCAGCCTACCGACGTCCAACCAAAATTCTACTTCGTCTACCATGCTATCCCAGTAGATGGTGGTATGGGGATGCACAACCTTGCCCTCACGGCGAAGCATTCTATACCGCTGAGCAAGCTCAAAGGCATTGGTGCAGCAGCCGATCCATTCTCCGTTGATAAATACGCGCGCTAGGCCCTTTCGTACAATGTCCTTGTTGGAAACATCGGCTAACTGTTGAATGGCCGGATCTGATAGAAGGCGTTGTTTTAACGAAAGTACTTCTCCGGCGGTGCAGACATTGGCAGTGATGGCTAACTGTTTAGACATGCCTACTTTTTCACCAGTATCGGCTGACTGGGCTACGCAGATGTATCCAGGATAGGATGCGTGCACGCGACGCATCATGTCAGCCCTTTCTGTTTGTTTGGATGCGTTGGTGGTGTTATGAGTATTTACCGTACGCAATGCTGAAATGGTATTTAATAAATTTTTTCTTTCCAAACTTTGAGTAGATACTCTGTTTACAATGGGGCGCTGTCGCACCATGATGGTTTTATTTCCTGAAATGATAGACTGTTCCATACTGCGATTAAGATCGGAGGCGGTATTTTTTGATAAAGCGGCAGAAAATGCCTCGATAATGTTTCGCTGAGTAAGCTCCTCAAAGGCTGTTTGTTTAAGAAGTTCTTTGAACCCATTGATGATGGGTGCTATCACGGAAGTATTAAAAATAGCCTTAAAGGCCTTGGCGAGTGAGACCCCTGAGCCGTGCACCCGCTTGGTGCGGTAGCTATCACGGTCCGTGGGTGGAAACACATTCATAATGACAAGAAGTATTTTATGAATAAGCAGGCCTAAAAAGCGCAGCTTTCGTACACGTGTATCTGCGGTTTGGCCCATGTGTGGCAGCAATATTTTGTCTAAAATAGTAAGTTGTCTTTCATTTAAGTATTGTACCGCATTTTCATCGCTTTTGTAAGCAGATGGGTTTGAGACAAATTTGGAAACCTTCTCGGATAAAAACTGGATAATTTTTTCTCGGTTCAGCTCGTGTTGGACCGGTTGAAATATGGGGTCTAAAACATGAATGGATTTTTCCAGAATTTCTATCATGAAGGTATTCACAAGGGAGTTGGATTCTAGATCAAATACCACTTGCTCAATGATGCTGTCATCGCCTGTCATTCCAAACATGCGAAAGATGAGATACCAAGGTATGCGAAGTTTTGAGAACTTGGTGCTATTGATTTCAATGGTAATGGCGCCGGTGGTCATGTAGCGTATAATAATTTGAGAGCTATTTTCGAAGGCACCTCCCGGTTGGGAGATAAACTCGCCGCGAATGATTTCATTATTCCCTTGTTGCATGGTATGGTAATGGATGTGAAGCGTGTTAAAGCGGATGTTTTCTAAGAGGTCTACGACCCATTCCCCGCCTCGGGCTATAAAGTAGCCGCCGGGTTCATTAGGGTCTTCTCCTATTTCTTTTTTTGCGGTTTTTGATAGGTGATGAGTGTGGCAGCGGTTGCTGCCCCGCATGATGGGAAATGTAGATACCTGAAAAGGAGGAATACTTGCTCGTTTTACCTCCTGCCGACCATTGCTGTAGTGCGCCGTTAAAATAACCTCGGCGGCTAGATTAACCGGGCCCGAATAGGAAAGGCCACACAGGCGTGCCTTATTGGGTAGTAAATTTATCTTGTTTCCCTGTGAATAGTTTCGATGTTGCGGGCGTTCAATGTTCACATCTGTAAAGTTAAATTGGATCTGAACTGATTCCCGAAGCTTATCTATTTCAGTATGGTCGCGTTGGTCTTTATAAGTAATATCCACGTTAAACATTTGTTTTACAATTTGCGGAATTCCATTGTCCATAAGATCGTCGAAGCTTTTGATGTTATACCCTATCAATCCTGTAGAGTTTACTGCAGCGGAGATAAAGCTCAGCATATCAGCCTCTGTAAGCTCCTCATTATCCACGGTTTCAATGGGGCCGTAGGTTATTTGCGGCCGCAAGGGTTCCATGATTATGAAGTACTACATTAATATTCAGTTATTCTTTAAAATAAATCTTTATTTATAAATCTTATTTATAATATAAGAATGCCTTATGCAAGAGACATCACAAAGTTTATTACGGCAACGGAACCAGAGGTGGGTCTTCCCCTGTTGGCGCTGCAGCGCTCCAAATCCATCATAGGGGTTATTCTTCTTGTAATAAGTTTGTTATTTATTTTCATTGGCATTATTATATTATCAGTGAGTAGTGGTCATACCACAGCAGCCTCTATATTTATCGTATTGAGTCTTATCCTAGGTGGCGGTGGTTTTTTTCTTATTTATAAAGATAATTCTTAACCCACATAAAATTTGAAAAAATATAGAGTAAGAAAATGTCCAATTACTATTATTACTATGGCGGGGGGAGATATGATTGGTTAAAAACAGTAGAACCCACTAATTTTTTAAAAATCGGGTTGCCTTACCAGGCACACCCATTACATCTTCAACATCAGGCAACTACTCCCCCATCTATCTTAGAAAAATTTAAACGAGCAGACATTCTTCTTAATGAGGTGAAGGCCGAAATGGACCCACTCATGTTACAACCAGAAACCGAAAAAAAACTATTCCAGATATTGAGTAGTATTGATATGTTCAAAGGTCTGCGAAAAAAAGTAGAATTCACGTACAATGCTCAAATTGTTACGAATGCTTGGCTTAAAATGTATGAGCTGCTAAATACCATGAATTTTAATAATACATCTCAGGCATTTTGCAATTGTGAGCTTCCAGGAGGGTTTATAAGTGCAATTAACCATTTTAATTATACAATGATGCATTACCCTACTTTTAACTGGGTAGCTTCCTCCCTTTACCCCAGTTCGGAAACAGATGCCCTGGAAGATCACTATGGTCTTTATCAGTGCAATCCGGATAACTGGTTGATGCAATCTCCTTTACTGAAAAAAAATATAGATTATAATAACGGGGACGTAACCATCGCTAGCAATGTAAAAAACCTAGCGCTTAGAGCCACACAAAGGCTGACGCCCATCCATCTATATACGGCTGATGGGGGTATTAATGTAGGACATGACTACAATAAACAGGAAGAATTAAATCTTAAGCTTCACTTTGGTCAAGCCCTTACGGGTTTGTTGAGTCTTAGCAAAGGCGGAAACATGATACTCAAACACTATACCTTAAATCATGCATTTACTCTTTCTTTAATATGTGTATTTTCTCACTTTTTTGAGGAACTATACATTACCAAACCTACCTCCTCTCGGCCCACAAACTCTGAAACCTATATTGTGGGTAAAAACAGATTACGCTTATTTACCCCCAAGGAAGAACAAGTCCTTCTAAAACGGCTAGAATTTTTTAATGATACGCCCCTCGTAGACCTAAGTCTTTACCAAAATTTACTTGAAAGCGTTTACTTTGCCGTAGAAACAATACATCTAAAACAACAAATAGAATTTCTAAACTTCGGAATGAAATGTTATCGACATTTTTATAACAAGATTAAACTACTTAACGATTATTTAGCTCCGAAAAAAAAGATTTTTCAGGATAGGTGGCGTGTGCTTAATAAGCTTTATGTTCTTGAAAAAAAGCATAAACTTAAGCTTTGTGCCTCCTAGGGATCTGTTGCTTAATTTAACAGATGCAATCTTAACAGATGTAAACTAAAAAGTGTGTTCATACAAGGATTGTATTTATGAATATTTATTAACATATAAGGTTGTGATGTAACACTGTATAACCTATATAACTACACTATGAAGCACGGCGTATAATAATTTATATTGAACACGATGTTGACTCATTTATTTGCAAACAAATATTTGTTTGCAAGACGTTTGCATGCATTTACTAATATGTTGTTGACTAGTTTATTTGCAAACTAGATGTTTGATTGCAAACTAGATGTTTGCACGTATTTATTTGAACTAATATACACTCCTTGTTTTATTTGTTATATACACAGCATACATAAGTGTATATTGTTTACACTTATGTTTATAACTCGACGTAATAACATTTTACACGCTTTTTTTTTGCAAATCTTAATAATATTGTATGATAAATCAAACAATGTCTTATATATGTGGTTTATTATTTTAGGCGCCGCAAGATGTACTCCATTCTCATTGCATGCTTGGTGTTATTACTCTGTCTAGTTATATATGTCGGTCATCGTGCCGATCATGCACGAAAATATTTAGAAGGAATGTGGCATGGAGATCCGGTTTTTCTAAAACAGTCGGGGCTACAATCCTTTTATCTCTACATACAACCTGACCATACATGTTTTTTTAGCATTGTGAATAAAAATGGTGAAAAGCTGATGGAAACCAAAATACCTTGTACGATAACAAATAAAATATATATGTTTTTTAAACCTATTTTTGAATTTCATGTTGTGATGGAAGACATACATAGCTACTTCCCTAAGCAGTTTAACTTTCTGTTAGATAGTACAGAAGGTAAACTTATTTTAGAAAACAATCACGTTATTTATGCTGTATTGTATAAGGATAATTTCGCCACCGCACTAGGAAAAACGGTTGAAAAATATATAACACAAAATTAATCATGTTTTCTAACAAAAAGTACATCGGTCTTATCAATAAGAAGGAGGGTTTGAAAAAAAAAATAGATGATTATAGTATATTAATAATTGGAATATTAATTGGAACTAACATCTTAAGCCTTATTATAAATATAATAGGAGAGATTAATAAACCAATATGTTACCAAAATGATGATAAGATATTTTATTGCCCTAAAGATTGGGTTGGATATAATAATGTTTGTTATTATTTTGGCAATGAAGAAAAAAATTATAATAATGCAAGTAATTATTGTAAGCAATTAAATAGTACGCTTACTAATAATAATACTATTTTAGTAAATCTTACTAAAACATTAAATCTTACTAAAACATATAATCACGAATCTAATTATTGGGTTAATTATTCTTTAATTAAAAATGAGTCAGTACTATTACGTGATAGTGGATATTACAAAAAACAAAAACATGTAAGTTTATTATATATTTGTAGTAAATAATATTTTTAATTACTTAAAATTTTTATATATAAGTTTTTGATACTATATTATAAAACATATGTTCATAAAATGATAATACTTATTTTTTTAATATTTTCTAACATAGTTTTAAGTATTGATTATTGGGTTAGTTTTAATAAAACAATAATTTTAGATAGTAATATTACTAATGATAATAATGATATAAATGGAGTATCATGGAATTTTTTTAATAATTCTTTTAATACACTAGCTACATGTGGAAAAGCAGGTAACTTTTGTGAATGTTCTAATTATAGTACATCAATATATAATATAACAAATAATTGTAGCTTAACTATTTTTCCTCATAATGATGTATTTGATACAACATATCAAGTAGTATGGAATCAAATAATTAATTATACAATAAAATTATTAACACCTGCTACTCCCCCAAATATCACATATAATTGTACTAATTTTTTAATAACATGTAAAAAAAATAATGGAACAAACACTAATATATATTTAAATATAAATGATACTTTTGTTAAATATACTAATGAAAGTATACTTGAATATAACTGGAATAATAGTAACATTAACAATTTTACAGCTACATGTATAATTAATAATACAATTAGTACATCTAATGAAACAACACTTATAAATTGTACTTATTTAACATTGTCATCTAACTATTTTTATACTTTTTTTAAATTATATTATATTCCATTAAGCATCATAATTGGGATAACAATAAGTATTCTTCTTATATCCATCATAACTTTTTTATCTTTACGAAAAAGAAAAAAACATGTTGAAGAAATAGAAAGTCCACCACCTGAATCTAATGAAGAAGAACAATGTCAGCATGATGACACCACTTCCATACATGAACCATCTCCCAGAGAACCATTACTTCCTAAGCCTTACAGTCGTTATCAGTATAATACACCTATTTACTACATGCGTCCCTCAACACAACCACTCAACCCATTTCCCTTACCTAAACCGTGTCCTCCACCCAAACCATGTCCGCCACCCAAACCATGTCCTCCACCTAAACCATGTCCTTCAGCTGAATCCTATTCTCCACCCAAACCACTACCTAGTATCCCGCTACTACCCAATATCCCGCCATTATCTACCCAAAATATTTCGCTTATTCACGTAGATAGAATTATTTAATATGTACTATATATTAATTATTTAACCTTTCAAGCTGGTCTTCATTTAAATTTAAAATCCACTAATAAAATGTATTTTCTAGTAGCAGATCATCGAGAACATCATGTGATTCCTTTTCTTAAAACCGATTTCCATCACATGCATCAAAATCCTATACAAAAAAATCAAGCTCTCCTAGAAATCAAACAGCTTTTTACTGGAGATTATCTCATCTGCAAAAGCCCTTCTACCATTCTGGCCTGTATTGAACGAAAAACCTACAAAGACTTTGCGGCTTCTTTGAAAGATGGACGTTATAAAAATCGCCAAAAAATGCTGTCGCTGCGAGAACAAACCAACTGTCAACTTTATTTTTTTGTAGAAGGCCCGGCATTTCCTAACCCTCAAAAAAAAATTAATCACGTTGCCTATGCAAGCATTATTACTGCTATGACGCATCTTATGGTTAGAGATCATATTTTTGTCATTCAAACGAAAAATGAGGCCCACAGTTCCCAAAAGCTTGTGCAGCTTTTTTATGCCTTTTCTAAGGAAATGGTGTGCGTCGTTCCCACCTCCCTCACCCCCACGGATGAAGAGCTATGCATCAAGCTATGGTCTTCTCTTTCTGGTATTTCAGGCGTGATAGGTAAAATCTTGGCAAACACTTGTTCCGTAGCTCATTTGGTTCATGGAAAGCTTTCATCGCAGAATATTGATCAGTTAAAAACTCCCTCCAACCGACCATTCCCCAAAAAAGTAAAACGTATGCTTATAAGCATTAGCAAAGGAAATAAGGAGTTAGAAATAAAATTGCTCTCGGGGGTTCCCAATATCGGGAAAAAATTAGCTGCCGAAATTTTAAAAGATCATGCGCTTCTTTTTTTTCTAAATCAGCCCGTAGAATGCTTGGCAAATATACAAATCGTTCAAAAAACCCGTACGATTAAGTTGGGAATGAAGCGAGCCGAAGCGATTCATTATTTTTTAAACTGGTGTGGCTCTGCCCATGTAACCGATGATAGCCAAAATATCACAGAGGCGTCGCGGTCCACAATGCAGGTCGCGACGCAGTCCGCCGCAATACAGCCCGCTGCAACGCAGCCATTGCACGAAGTATCAGATGATGCATCATCAGATGCTTCATCACCCGTAGGGTATCAAACATTATCTAAAGAAATGTTATTGAACACAGCCTGATGTTAATAATTCACTACATCTAAAGAAATGTTAACCTCGATACTAAAAAGTCATTGAACACAACTACTGGGGCGCTAAGTTGTCCAACACATCTAAAGAAATGTCAACATCCTCGATGCTAAAAGGGTCATCGAGCCGGTCAATAATGTCTTCCCCAAAAAGTCCGGGAGAACTGTAGGCCGAGATGTCGTCCATGGAGCTATCTTCCCCAGAGCACACAAAGTCCTCTCCAAAAATCATAAAGTTAAATGCACCGGGCTTACTTAACAGCTTTTCGCTTTGAATAATAGTGTTGAGTTCTGTCAGCGCAAACTCTCTCACAATATTCACAACCCAGGAGGGCTCTTTAATTTCATACAGCGTTAAGAAACTTATACATAAAAATTCTATAGAGTAAAGCAAGGCGCTGGCAGGATCTGTTACCCGTAGGTGTTTAAATGTAGTGTGATATTCATTCACAACGTTAGGCAGCACCTTTTCCAAATCCTCCTTTTCCTCGTACGACAGGTGCTTTACAAGCCTTTCAACATGTATAGGAGGCTTGTTAAATGTACTAACGTGCCGCAAACAGTTATAATTATATAAGAAAATACGTACGGCAGAGTCGACCGCCATGAGCCTTGGATCATCCATTGAGGTAGGTGGTGGCGGGGCACCCTGGCCTTCCCTGATGTCTGCGTAGGAGCGCCCCTCCATGGCCCCTATGGCCTCTATCACAGCAGGACTGATATCCAAAATCTTGGCCGTCTTGATTATTTTTCCGTAATCGAAAGTCCATGGCTCCTGTGGAGGCTTGGGTTGTGTTTCGGTGGAGGGCGTGGTCATATCTTTCTTTATTTGAATAGAACGGATCGACATCTTTTCCTTATCGTACTGGTCTTTATAATTATTATAATAGTCATGAACTAATTCGGGTTGAGAAAGATGATCGTATATAATATAGGTAAAAAGTCCGCACTTGACACATTTTTTATCCTGGAAGTCGTGTAATCCTCCCTTGGGGCAGCGTGACTCGTAGAAGGCATAAAAGGTGTTAAATTCTAAGCTCGCCTTTAGGGCTGTTTGGACCTTTTTTATGTTTAATTGCCCCACCTCATGTTGTAGCACGTGGCATACAGAACAGCGTAGATCGGCAAGTGCATAATGGTTGTCAATTTTTTTTATGACGTCTTTGCGTGTTACTTCAATCTCGGCGGGTTTCTGCGAACTGTCTACGGCCTTGTAAACGTAAATGGTCCACTTATGAGGAAGCCCCCTTTCATCGTATAGGGTTGAAATGGGAAGCCTTTTATACTCAAACAGCCGAGTCCGTTGGTCGGCTCTTCCTGTGTTAGGATCAAATATGTTATAAAATCCTTGCTGAGCAAGCAGGGCCTTTTGCTCGCCATAAGCATTTTCGTACGTTTTGAATTCTGCAAGTTCGGAGTTAAAATTAGGTGCATTTTGTAAATACTTAAGAAATAATTCATAGGCTCTAAGGTAAATGAGAGTTGAGGTTTTTTCCTCATCCCGTCCTCCCCACCACACCCGCAGGCTTTCTTCTTGAAAATAGATGTCATTCAGACGCGTCAACTGCGTAAAATCAGGCCGATATTTAGAGGTATAAATTTTATCATAAAATTCTTTTTGCGATAATAGCTCGGCCGGGGTACGTCCTATCACGGTTTTAAACTCATATTCAGCCTCCTTGGGAGTCCGTGGTTTGTGCATAGGGATGCTGCCGTCAATACGGGCCACTGTGGCAGCATAATCATACATGGGGTCCAGCAGAATCTCTGTCAAAAGTACCTTGGTGTCGTCCTGCACGCTAAGCCCTTGTAGCCCATTTTGGTGGATAATTTTTTTGAAAGCCTCCCGAAAATTATTAGCAATCCACTGATCCGTAATCTCAGATAGCTGATTTATTATACCGCTATATTGCTGCATCATTTTCTCCAAAAGAAAGGTCACGTATGCATTCAAAGAGCTATCCGCCTTCATTCCATGAATGGTAATCGTAAGAAATTCTTTATTTTTTTGCGAGCTATAAATGAGATTCAAAATATAGGCATAGATGTAGATCACAGCATACAGCTGCGTTAAAGGATCGTAATCCTCTTCCTTTTTAATATTTTCGATGCTATACACGAGCGGCAGGCAGACATTTACGGCTATATTGGCAAACTGTTTCACGTCTACAAGCTTTCCAAAGTGGATAAACGTGCAGGCCTTCATGGTTTCCTGCCAAATAAAAACACGGAGCTTACTATTAAGATCGCCGATGATGCCCACATCTGCCGTACGATCCTCTTGAATAAAATGGGCCAGCTCTTCGCCACAAATTTTGCAAAAGTAGGAGTAAATAAGCCCCTGGTTGTTTTCTTTCTCCTTGTTTATTCCTGAAAATTTCATTAGCTTGGTTCGCATGGTGTCGTAGGACGCTTCTGCCGCTTGAAGCTGTATAAGCATGTCCACATGGGGACAAAGCAGCTTAAACCCGCAGGCTTTGCATAGATTCCAATTGGTGGTATTGTTTTTTTCCTTGTAGAGTACACGAATACTTTCTAATACTTTTAATAACTCCGCGTATTGAAGACCCGAACGCAACTGTTTTACCAGCTTGAGATGAGCACATGCATTTTTTTCTTGGAGTTCCCACTGTTTTTTAATGTTTAGGTATTCTGTTGTAATAAGTTCTGCCTCCTGTTTCCCACAGGCTTTAATGACTTCTTGAAGGATGCTGTTAGGGTCATCCACTTTACCCTCCATTGTAAGAATTTCACGTATAGCATCCGACTGCACCCTACCTATTTTTTCTTCCATAATTTTAAAATACTGTCTCGCCTGGGTAATGACCTCTGTGAGCTTCATGTCCACCTGCTGCAGAATCATTTGCTCCTTTTCACGCTGTTCAGCATGTTGTAAAAACTTTTGTTCTACAGGGTTCCAAAGCACCTCCAAATAGCCTGCTCTATATAGGTCATAAAGCAAGGGCATGTATCCCGATGTAAAAACCGGGGACACCGAGTACATCGTAGACAACTCTTTTAAAAAAAATATCACGCGCTTAATGTTCTCCTCCGGTTCAATCTCCTCGGTTTCAACGATATTAGATATATGACTGCCCTGATCCTCACGGTCTAGCTTTCGGTGTACCATCTCCTCTGCTAGCCGATTAATGAGCCAGCTATGCCCGCCGCTCCGCAAAAACTTATAAAGTTCGATATACTGGTGCGTAAACTGGATGATGTTTTCCTTGGTGGTTACGACAACCCCTTCTCCGTTTTTTTTCCAGGTTTCTTGATCCACGCATTTCATAAATACTCGAATAAAATTGGTCAAATTGGCTCCTGAGGCGACGTAGCCCAAGGTTTCAGGCGAGAAGGAGCCTATCTCAGCCATACGCATAAAACACTGCGGGGAAAAAGTTTTTAGCCGCAACTTAAGTCCATAGATTTCAATGGGGGCTTCTGCGGGAACGGCCAGGTGCGTCCCATTAATTAAAAAAATTTCTTTGCGTGTGCTAGGGCGAACACGTAATTCCTTTTTTTTTTCACTCACGATGGGGACCACATCGGGGTCTACCAGCAGTTGACGTATGTAGGCCTCTATGGGCATGGATAGATCGGGCAGCTTTGACTGCTCGGCGCGAACATGGTTCACAAAATCTTTTAGAGTGAAAAGAAAGTCTATTAAACGTATGTTTTTTATATCATTAGACCCTTTAAGGGTAGAGTAGATTTCATCCACTAGTGCCTCGATTTCCTCATTATTGAGCGATAAGATATCTGTGCCACGGTGGACTATTTGCGCGATCGTAATTACTTCCTCCATTAGATAGAAACTGAATATTATATTTAAAATAAATACAAAATGTCAAATGAAAGTTTTCCCGAAACGTTGGAAAACTTACTTTCAATGTTACAGACCAAACAGCAAAACGCAATTCAGTCAGAGGTGATTGAATGGCTGCACAGCTTTTGTGAAACCTTTCACTTAAAAATACACTGCCATAAACAGTTTATTCCTAGCGGGGAAAAAAAACGAGCTAAAATACCCGCTCAAGAAACACAGGGAAACACGCAGCCCTCCCACCATGTGTACCGGGTTGTTCTCTCCAGAGCACAGCCAGTCAAAGCACAGGAATCTCTGCTAACAACCATGTGCAACGGACTGGTGCTAGATGCAAACACATGGACATGCCTAGCCATTCCTCCGCCTGCGCCCTTTCAACAGGCGACCCGCCAGGTCCAACACTTTTACCGTAACAATTTCTACGAAGTGGTTCCCATCCAGGATGGCACCCTTCTCACAATCTACCACTGGGATGACCCTGAATATGGCCCCTCCTGGTGCCTAGCAAGTACCCACGGATATGATGTGAGTAACTACTGTTGGATAGGCGACAAAACCTTCGCCGAGCTTGTATACGAATTGCTGCAGCAGCACTCTACCTGCGACGTCACCCTGGAAAAAAATAAAACGCGGGGAACGCGTCTTTTCTTTGATAACTTAAATCCCGATTACTGCTATACGATTGGAATCCGGCACCATAATTTACAGCCGCTCATCTATGACCCTCAAAATATTTGGGCGATTCAATCTACAAACCTAAAAACGCTTAAAACGGTATATCCAGAATACTACGGCTATATAGGCATTCCAGGAATTCAGAGTCAAGTTCCTGAGCTTCCCCAGTATGATTTACCTTATCTAATACGATCTTATAAAACTGCTATGAATCAAGCCAAAAATGCTATAAAAAATGGCAAAAAAGACAAGGGATACTTTAATTATGGCTATTTACTCATTTCGCGAGCGCCTGCCATTACTAAAAGTACTTCTAATGTTTTGTTAAAATCGCCTCTGCTGGTATTTTTACAAAAAAGTGTGTACCAGAAAAAACACAATATCTCTAACAGCCAGCGACTAGAATTTATTATACTGCAAAACTACTTGATGCAGCATTTTCGAGATCATTTCATTGCTCTATTTCCGCAGTACATATCCTATTATACGAAATACCAAAACATGTTGAATATGATTATCCATAGTATTGCAACTAAAGATAAAGATCATCCCTTTGCAGGAGCCGTGGTAAAAAAAGTGTTGGAAGATATTGAAAACGCCGAAAACATTATTGATCATACAACCATTCAAAACTATGCCCATCAAAGCAAGTACGCCATGCTTTACTTGTCAATTATTTCCCATTTTTAATCTAATACGGCCAAAGCCGCGGGTTTTTTAATAAACTAACATTTAAAAAAACTGTTTTATTAAAAATTATAATACTTTTATTATATATGGAACATCCATCTACAAACTATACTCCCGAACAGCAACACGAAAAATTAAAACATTATGTTTTAATCCCTAAACACCTTTGGTCTTATATTAAATACGGAACGCATGTCCGGTACTACACCACACAAAATGTTTTCCGAGTCGGTGGCTTTGTGCTTCAAAATCCCTACGAAGCCGTTATAAAAAATGAGGTAAAAACAGCAATAAGACTGCAAAATAGTTTTAACACAAAAGCGAAAGGGCATGTAACGTGGGCCGTCCCATATGATAATATTAGCAAGCTATATGCCAAACCAGATGCAATTATGCTTACCATACAAGAAAATGTTGAAAAAGCTCTTCATGCTTTAAACCAAAACGTACTGACGCTCGCATCAAAAATACGTTAAATATAATTTTTGTAGAGGATAAAAAGCTATTTTAGCTAAAAAATAATTCATATACGTTTATGCAGAGGAAGAACGGTGGCTTTCAAATTCAGATTGCATCCACGTAGACCGTAGCGTTTTTTTTGCTTCTGGTTTATATCGTAAACCGTAATAAACATCATCATTTGTATCCGTTGGATCTTTTTCCCACTCCGGATAAAAAATCGGTTTTCTTTTTTTTTGGTCGTTTTTTGCAGTAAGCTGTAAATTAAGGGAATATAGCTTATCGAAAAGTTGTTCCTGATCCATATAAATAGCAGCATATATTAAAAAAAAATAAAAAAAGACGCTTCAACGAGTCAGTACCACTGCTTGCCAACGATTTACGTTGGTTGGTGCATTATGGTGATATAGTAATGAGTGCCTGCACAAGTGCTTGCACAAGTGCCTGCACAAGTGCTTGCACAAGTGCTTGCACAAGTGCTTACACAAGTGCTTGCACAAGTGCCTGTACACATTACTGCATCGCCAAAGCACCTGCAATGCCTACTTCCTCAACAGAGTACGATAACTAAATGCTTTTAAGCACCGCTTGCGTCGATGTGTCCTTCGGGGCAATCGGGTTCAATTGGATCCAATATTATTAGTCATAATTACCTAATACTTATTCAATTTTATCTTTTTTACCTTGTAAGATTTAAACAGCGTTTTAGCTTGTTTAAAGCAACGTTTAAAACAAGCTAAAATGCTGTTTAAAACAACGTTTTAAACAAGTTAAAACAAATAAGCTTATAAATATACCATGACAAAATTAGCCCAATGGATGTTTGAGCAGTATGTCAAAGATTTAAACCTAAAAAATCGAGGGTCCCCCTCGTTCCGCAAATGGCTCACATTGCAACCCTCACTGCTGCGCTATTCGGGTGTGATGCGTGCTAACGCCTTTGACATCCTAAAATATGGCTATCCTATGCAGCAGTCAGGTTATACGGTTGCTACGCTTGAAATCCACTTTAAAAATATTAGGTCTTCCTTTGCCAACATTTACTGGAACCGTGATAGCGAGGAGCCTGAGTACGTCTGCTGTTGTGCCACCTATCAATCGCACGATGGCGAATACCGGTATCGATTTGTTTGGTACCAACCCTTCATAGAGGCTTATAATGCCATAGAGGCGGCCCTGGATCCCCTGGAAACCATTATCCTGAACCTCATTGCGGCACGAGATCTAGACTTCGTTGTTCACATATTTCCTTATAATAAGGGCCATGAAGACTATTTGGCCTCCACGCAACTTATTCTCAAAATCTTTATTGCGACGCTTTTAATGGACATTTTAAGAATTAAAGACAACACGTTGGACGTTCACTTAAATTCCGACTATATTATTGTGATGGAGCGGCTTTGGCCTCACATAAAGGATGCCATAGAACACTTTTTTGAAGCCCATAAGGACTTACTAGGGTACTTAATTGCCTTTCGCAATGGGGGGAACTTTGCAGGAAGTCTTAGACCCTCCTGTGGGCAAAAGATTGTTCCCCTAACGATTCGAGAGGTCCTACAAATGAATGATATTAATTTAGCCGTATGGCGGGAGGTGTTTATTATGCAGGAATGTTCCGACTTAGTCATCAATGGGATAGCGCCCTGTTTCCCCATTTTTAACACGTGGACGTATTTGCAAGGTATTAACCAGATTTTTTTTGAAAACACGTCTTTGCAGGAGAAATTTAAAAAAGATTTTATTGCCCGAGAGCTTTCCAAAGAAATTATCAAGGGCCAAAAAACGTTGAATGACAAGGAGTTTAAAAAGTTAAGCCTACATCAAATCCAGTACATGGAATCCTTTCTACTTATGTCGGATGTTGCCATTATGATTACCACAGAGTATGTTGGCTATACCCTTCAATCCCTGCCGGGTATTATTTCGCGATCCAGCTATTTATCCCCCATCGTGAAAAACATTTTGATGGACGAAGACTCTTTTATGTCCCTACTATTTGACCTATGCTATGGCGCCTACGTGTTGCATAAAAAAGAAAATGTGATTCACGCGGATTTGCACCTGAATAACATGACCTACTACCATTTCAACCCAACCAGTTTTACAGATCGCAACAAACCAGGAAAATACACCTTAAAGGTCAAGAATCCTGTGATTGCCTTTATAACCGGGCCCAAAGTCGAAACCGAAACGTACGTGTTCAAGCACATAGATGGGTTCGGCTGCATCATTGACTTTAGCAGAGCCATTATGGGGCCAAACCATGCAATCAAGCTTGAGCGGCAGTACGGCCTCGCTTTTGTAAACACCTTTTACCGCAATCAAAGTGAGCATATTTTAAAGGTATTACGGTACTATTTTCCTGAAATGCTAACCAATCGCGAAAACGAAATACAGGGGGTGATTTTATCAAACTTTAATTTCTTTTTCAATAGCATTACTGCCATTGATTTTTACGCCATTGCTAGAAACCTACGTAGTATGCTTTCTTTGGACTATTTACACACCTCTGAGGTGAAACGAAACGTAGAAATTTCGCAAACATTTTTGGATACATGTCAATTTTTGGAGGAAAAGGCCGTGGAATTTTTGTTTAAAAATCTTCATACTGTCTTATCTGGCAAGCCGGTCGAAAAAACGGCCGGGGATGTGCTTTTACCCATCGTATTTAAAAAATTTTTATACCCAAATATTCCTAAAAATATATTACGGTCTTTTACCGTAATAGATGTATACAATTATAATAATATAAAGCGTTATTCTGGGAAAGCTATACAAACGTTTCCACCCTGGGCTCAAACCAAAGAAATCTTGACGCACGCCGAGGGTCGTACATTTGAAGATATTTTTCCTAGAGGAGAATTAGTTTTTAAAAAGGCTTACGCAGAAAACAACCATTTGGACAAAATTTTACAGCGTATTCGTGAGCAGCTTGCTAATGAAAATTTGTAAGGCTTGCAGTTCTTGTATGGTCAGAACCTATGTCGATGGAAACATTATTTTTCGCTGCAGCTGCGGCGAAAGCGTTCAAGGGGATAGTCAGAACTTGCTCGTCTCTAGCAAGGTGTACCACACCGGGGAAATGGAAGATAAGTACAAGATTTTTATTAAAAATGCACCCTTTGACCCCACGAATTGCCAAATAAAAAAGGATTGCCCAAATTGTCATTTAGACTATTTGACACAAATCTGTATTGGAAGCCAAAAAATCATTATATTGGTGTGCCGCTGTGGCTATATGAGCAACAGAGGATAAACCATATCATCCCACCGAATTATGACATTCCTTTAAAACCGTCCGCCTAAATAGTTTTCACACCTTTGGTGGCAGACTATTTTATAAAAAGTAATGTTGGTTCATGAAGATAAAGTGTGCCAAAGAAACTTTTATAAACAAATGATTAATGTAGGTGCTAGTCGTGTGTACTTAAACAGGGTATTCTATAGCCAAGTATTTTCTATAGCCAAGTATTTTCTATAGCCAGTATTAGTCAAGTATTTAGATGTCAGGGTATTTTTATAGCCAGTATTTTTCTATATGTACAAACTATTCCAGTAAACATATGTGTGTTCTTTATTGAGCAGCATCATGGCATTAACAAGTTTATTAAACTGCTCTAATGGGCATTAAATGACAACTCGGTGCTTAGCAAAAGTGCCTATACCTTTTAACAATTAGGGCCGGGAGGCATTCCCAGCTTTTTTCTATAATCAGCCATACAGTACCCCTGAGCCTCATACACGGGAATAAGGTCCTTCCATTCCTTGTTGGGATCGGCGGGCCAGCTCTCAAATGAGGTGTGAATGTAAGGGTCCTGTTCTTTTTCCTTAATGAAGCGTTTAATCTCCATTTGATGTTGTTTACTTTTTTGTTTGCGGCGGAGCGTGTTCCGCACCAATACGTAAAAAATACCAAGAATCACACATAAAAGAATTATTAAAAAAAATATCATCATCGCGGGGTTTAAAAAACGATCCCATGCAACAGGAATCGTTCTTAAAACCTTGTCTGGCAGGGCTGTAAACATGAAGTCTCCTCCTATAATCGGGGTGGGACTGTAGCCTAACAGTTCAAGGTCCTGTCGTTCTAGATACTTATTGGCGAACTGCCCACCCTTTGCCCCCGTTTTTTTATTAATCAAGCAGCGCTGCATTTTCCACCATTCTAAATCTTCAGGAGAAAGCTCAATGCCATATATCAACTTTAACGTTATTGCATCTTTTTCAATATCCTTATCAATTTGGCTGAGCTTTTGAGCTTTAAGCGGGTCTAGTGTGTACTTCCATTTAAACTTAGTGTCCTGTAGTTTGGCTACATGAAATACGGAACATTTCGGCGGGGCCTTTGTGACGCCCTTACACTGCGGAAGTTTATCATTAGGACAGGCGCATAGATGAGACTGCGCCACAGCATCGCGAACTACATCGCAGACGGAGTACATTTTCCTCCTATGTTAAACAATAAATTTTTTTCATAGCTGAAATTTGTGGGCCTATCTTTTCCCTTGCCCGGATAATAATTATAAGGGAGTGTTGAAACATCTGGGAGAGAATTGCTTAAAAAATGGGTTTTTGGGAGGGGTAACTGCGACTGTTGTACGTCGTTGGCCAGGGAGATTCTATATGCCGGGCTAAAGGTGCAACGTTCCTGTGAACAACTTAGTACGCGCGTTGTTAATACAAATGGACTGGTATTAGCAAACCTCGTAAACTCTTCCGGACTTGTTTGTTTTTGTATGATGTTTAGCAGGGAGTCTGCCTTTTCGAGAATCCAAAGCGTCGCATTGTAGTAAAATAAAAATAGCGACTTATCGGCAGGCGTTGCAAAAGCGCCGTATAGAAAATAAAGCAGTAAGTACTGGGGAGACACCACAATAAGGTTATCTTGAATGATAGATATCGCTAGCTCTTTAAACATAGTGCTAAAAAAATGTATGTCGTTCGTCTTGAATATAGGGGGACTATAGTCCATGTAGGGCTCACATATCTCAGTCAGGTGAAGGCCCATTTCTTTTATGACTTCTTCCGGGTTGTACGTCGCTAACACCAGCGCGGGATAGGCTTTGGGCATATCCACGGTAAGTGTTATGTTTTTATCATTCTTATGGTAGGAGTAAGATGGTTGTGGAAATTCTGTTTTCCACTCCGGGACTTTGCAGGTAATTCTCAGCTCATTTAGAGTCTGGTACAGGAGGGCGTATGCCGCAAAGCCGTGTATGGCCACTTGTTTAAAGGGAATTGAAAACGTTTTACTTTCGTATGTCGACTTCACAGGAACAACGGGAATGGGGTAATATTTTTCTATGAGGTTATACCGCTGCAAATCCTTTTTAAACCTGCTAAAAACATCTTCCCTTGGTGGGTTATCAAAAGGAAAGCAAAATGCTAGGTGTAGCCCGGCCCGCTGGTAATCGGGGTGAATGATTTTAAGGTTTTTATACGTTAATGTGGGTATGGTGTTAAAGATATTGGGGGGCATATATGAAAGATCAGCAACCCACACAAAGTCCGTGCGCACCCGCATGGTCTGCACATGGATGGCGCGCACCGTGCCCACCTGCTTGAAGCCCTTTTCATACAAAATGTCAGCAAGTTCGTAGGCGTCCTCAACGTGGTTGGGGGAAAACATATCAAAGTCGGGTCTTTCTCCCTCGGGATAAATTGAGCTGCCTTTAAGATGCAGGGCATAATCAATGGCAATCCCCCCGTACAAAATAAGCTTTTTCTTTATGATAAATTCGCGGACCACCTCCAAAGCCGCCTCAATCTCCACGGCATTTGCCTCACGTTTTTGAGCAATGAGCCGGTACTTAGAAACATTAAAATCAGTCTTTAGTAAAGACGTCATAAATAGTGTTTAATATATATTAAAGGTTTGAATAAAATACTAAATAGTAAAAATGGATGCCCTATTAAAGGAAATAGAAAAGTTATCGCAGCCATCCTTGCAGAAAGAAAACAATGATGTATGCGATCTCTGTTTTATGCAAATGAAAAAAATTTCTAACTATCAGCTTTTATGCGAAGAGTGCGGTCAGCTGAAGGACTGGTTTGAACCTGAATATAATGAAAAATTCACGGTATATTCTCGTCTAAAGATCGTGGGTGCCAATAGTTCCTATCACCAGCGCGATTTGGACAAGGCCAACTCAAGTGACTATAGCTCCTTGCAATTTCATCACATTTTAGAGGAGCTCAAATCCCTAAATGTTAAGTATATGGATGCGGGGCAAAAGCCCTTTCCTATTCAGGTGTTAAAAGAAACTGCTCACAGTTATAACCAAGTACAACAACATCGGGTCATACGCAGCATTACAAAGCTTCAGATCTTAGCCAGTATTCTACGTAGCATTTGTTTAAAATTAAACATTGCTTGTACGGTGGCAGACGCCGCGAGGTTTACTCAACTTAATACCAAAGGGATCTCAAGGGGCATGGATCTTCTGCGCTCCCTATTTGTAGACAATAAAATTACTTTAAACGTTGATTTAAACCCTATAGACAGCTTTATTAATAGTACCTACAGTGCCTTACAAATTAAACAAATCCACCAAGAACTGCAGGAGGAAAATGTTTATAATTTAAAAGAAATTGTTAAGAGCTTTATATTATACGCGGATGAGAAGAACATCGGCGTCGATCTTAACAGGAGAACCGTTGTGATTGCTACGATGTATAATGTTTTACGCCGTGCCTACTACCCCATAGAAATTGATACGGTGGTGTATCAATGTAAAATACGAAAAAATACAATTACACGTGCTCTTAAAATGTATGAGGATTACTACTCCCACTTTAAGTCTCTTTATGAGCAGTATCATTTAAACGCGGCAAAAAAATTAATTTAAACTAAACGTTTAAACTAAATGTTTAAACTAAACGTTAAAACTAAACATTTCGACTAAAGTTTAAAACCTAGTCTAACAGCGGGATGCCCATTTCCCTGGGGTTCCATATTTCAACAATTTTTTGACCTTCGGGTGTTACCTTGATGCAGCGCATGACGAGCAGTGGAATTTTCCTATTAAAGAGTTCTTGCTTAGCTATATCAATAGGACTGCTATATTTTTTTTTAAGCATTGTAGATCCATTAATTGCCAATTGTTGCGCTCTAACGGCGACCAACCTTGTGGCCTCAAAGGTGGTTAAAACGTTGGAGGTAATGCGCTCGTTATCGGGTATAATGACCAATGTTTGCGACGAGGCCTGCACAAAGCCCTCGCAGATGGACGGAGACTCCACGATCTCGTCCTTGTCCTCGGACTCCTCCTCACTGTCGACGAGGTTCTCCTCTTCCGTTTCCACATATTCCTCCACGAGGTCATCCATGATAAGATCCTCGTTGTCATTATCAGCCATATTACACTGTTATCAAATGTACTGTTTAATACGCAAATGGATTTACTACGTTTTAATTGTATGTCTTCATGTGCAGGCTCTAGTGGAAAGTAATTTTCTCACAATTTTTGGCACCGTTACACTTGTGCCCACAAAAACCCGCGATTTTTTTATTTTATATTACTTTTGGAAGTACGAGTTTAACCAGTCGCTTTCAAACCTTATGCGTCTATCTCGCCAAAAAACGCTCACAGCGGTGTTGGATATTACCTTTAAAAAAATAACATTAATTTTTACCACAGAGGGCGTATTGCGTATGGATTCTACGAATAAGCCAGGCGTGCCACTCGATATAGACCCCCAGTTCATTGACCTTGATAGTATTTTAATGGAACTGGATCATTAGGACCTCTCCCGCCCATTTAAATTTTTAGTTTCTACAATAATAAAATGCGCGAGGAATCATGGGAAGACCACGATACCATTCAGCTCACCGCTCAGCGCAAATACCTCGCCGAGGTGCAAGCTCTAGAGACCCTTTTGACTCGAGAGCTTTCAGTCTTTCTCACAGAGCCAGGCAGCAAAAAAACAAATATTATTAATAGAATCACAGGAAAAACCTACGCACTTCCCAGCACAGAGCTACTAAGACTCTACGAGCATCTCGAGCAATGTCGCAAGCAAGGCGCCCTCATGTATTTTTTGGAAAGACAGGGGACCTACTCGGGTCTCATGTTGGACTATGACCTTAAACTCAATACAAATGCTGTTCCCCCGCTGGAACCCCCCGCGCTATCACGGCTTTGCCATCGAATATTTGTGCATATAAAAAACAGCAGTGTGCTGCCTGAGGGCAGCCATAAAATCCACTTCTTTTTTACATTAAAACCTGAAGTGGTTCAGGGCAAATATGGGTTCCATGTGCTCATTCCTGGTCTCAAGCTGGCGGCTTCTACCAAAAAAAGCATTATAGGATCCCTACAGCACGATGCCACCGTACAAAAAATTCTACACGAGCAGGGCGTTACAAATCCTGAGTCCTGTCTGGACCCCCACTCCGCCTCCGTTCCCTCGCTCCTCTACGGCTCCTCCAAACTAAACCACAAGCCCTACCAACTGAAAACCGGCTTTGAGTTAGTCTTTGATAGCTCTGATCCCGACTACATTCCCATTCATCAAATAAAAAATTTAGAATCTTATAATTTAGTTTCTGAGTTGAGCCTTACGAATGAACAGGGAAGCCTTGTAAGACCTGTCTATTGCGCGGCAGACATTGCCGCTGAGAAGGAGGAAGAGATCCCGACCGAGGATCACTCGCTCTCCATATTAATGCTACATGATCCCGAAGCCCGGTATTTACATAAAATTTTAAATCTGCTTCCTCCGGAGTATTATGTAGAGTACCCCCTATGGAGCAACGTCGTATTCGCTTTGGCCAATACATCCGCTAACTATCGGCCCCTCGCCGAATGGTTTTCGCAAAAATGCCCTGAAAAATGGAATACGGGAGGAAAAGAGAAACTAGAAAAACTTTGGAATGATGCCTCGCACCACACTGAAAAGAAAATCACCAAGCGGTCCATTATGTACTGGGCCCACAAACATGCCCCCCAGCAATACAAAGAAATTGTAGAACAAGGCTACTTTTCCATTCTCGCTGAATATGTGTATAGCTATAACGGCATGCTTGAGCACTACATGATCGCCAAAGTCATCTATGCTATGATGGGCAACAAGTTTGTAGTGGACGTGGATTCAAACGGGAAGTACGTTTGGTTCGAATTTGTGCTACCGGGCCAGCCAATGAATCAGGGAGAAATATGGAAGTGGCGCAAGGAGGTAAACCCGGATGAGCTGCACATCTATATTTCCGAAAACTTTTCAAGGGTGATGGACCGAATCACGGAGCACATCAAATACCACCTCAGTCAACCCCATGAAAGCAATATTTTAAATTATTATAAAAAACTATTAAAAGCCTTTGAACGCTCTAAAAGTAAAATCTTTAATGACAGCTTTAAAAAGGGAGTTATCAGGCAAGCTGAGTTTTTATTTCGCCAAAGAAGCTTTATTCAAACTCTGGATACCAATCCCCACCTACTGGGGGTTGGCAACGGGGTTCTCTCCATTGAGACCATCCCGGCTAAGCTCATTAATCATTTTCACGAGCATCCCATTCATCAGTACACACACATATGTTATGTGCCCTTTAATCCCGAAAACCCCTGGACAAAACTATTATTGAATGCACTCCAAGACATCATCCCAGAACTTGATGCTAGGCTGTGGATCATGTTCTACCTAAGCACGGCCATATTTCGCGGCCTGAAGGAGGCTCTGATGCTTTTGTGGCTTGGAGGCGGCTGCAATGGAAAAACTTTTCTAATGCGACTTGTGGCCATGGTATTGGGCGATCACTATGCCTCCAAGCTCAACATCAGCCTTCTTACAAGCTGCAGAGAAACCGCGGAAAAACCCAACAGTGCCTTTATGCGGCTTAAGGGGCGGGGATATGGGTACTTTGAGGAAACCAACAAAAGCGAGGTTCTAAATACGTCGCGGCTGAAGGAAATGGTAAATCCGGGCGATGTCACCGCTCGAGAGCTTAATCAAAAACAGGAAAGCTTTCAGATGACGGCCACCATGGTCGCCGCGTCCAACTATAACTTCATCATTGACACGACGGACCACGGCACATGGAGAAGACTGCGGCATTATCGGTCAAAGGTGAAATTCTGCCATAACCCCGACCCCAGTAACCCCTACGAGAAAAAGGAAGATCCTCGCTTTATTCACGAGTACATCATGGATCCAGACTGCCAAAACGCATTCTTCAGCATACTCGTCTATTTTTGGGAGAAGCTACAGAAGGAATACAACGGGCAGATTAAAAAAGTGTTTTGTCCCACCATTGAGAGCGAAACGGAGGCGTACAGAAAGTCACAAGATACGCTACATAGGTTTATCACAGAAAGAGTCGTGGAGTCGCCCTCCGCAGAAACTGTGTACAACCTATCCGAGGTCGTGACGGCCTACGCGGAATGGTACAACACCAACATTAACGTAAAGCGCCATATTGCCCTCGAGCTATCCCAGGAGTTAGAAAACTCTGTGCTAGAAAAATACCTTCAGTGGTCTCCCAACAAAACGCGAATTCTAAAGGGTTGCCGTATTTTGCATAAATTTGAAACGCTGCAGCCCGGCGAATCCTACATTGGGGTGTCCACGGCCGGCACACTCCTAAACACACCCATATGCGAGCCAAAAAATAAATGGTGGGAATGGTCCCCTAATCCCTCTGCCCCTCCTGAGAAAGAAGCGTCTGCACCAACTCCTTAGGGAATATCCTTAGAAGCATGTCTTTCGGCAGAGCCATTACCGGTAGCAAAAAAGCAACATTGAGTATATTATATGCCTTAGCCTGCTCATAAGCGTCCTTTTTTTTCATGGTATTTTATGTTTTTAAATATTTTTAATTATTTTTTAAATACGATGAACAGTTCGTGCTCCGAAGGCTGTTTACTAAAAATCGGTGTGAATCCGCATTCTTTAAATATGGTTTCCCATTCGGGGATGGTATGGAAATCCATGTCTCTACGAATAGTATGGTGCCCAAGTGCGTCCTGCAGGCTGTGAAGCCAGAAGGCCTCCTGACCTTGATGAAGGTCGTACATGATAAGAAAACCATCAGGTTTCAACAGATGGTAAAGCTTGTTAAAATCGTTTATCGTAAGATGATGCGCCGCCATAGGTAACCCTATGAGCTCCACAGAGTTTTCATGCTGGACATCGTCCATATCGGTATAAAACGTTTCACAGTAAATGAGACGCTTAAACGAGTATCGATGACAAACATTTATTTCCAAGTAGGTTTGCACTACGTTTTTAGGTATATCGGGAATCATGTTGATTAAGGTTGTTTCGGGAAACTTAATCATCTGACTAGGCTTCATTTTCAACTCTTTAAAGGATTTCCCGGAGAAGTGAAAATGGGTCTTTACGTATTTATGTAAAAATACCTGAATGGGCAGAGGGGGCTCCTCCTCTTCGTTCTCGACGCCTCCCAAAATATTTGGAATTTCCTGACGTGGCAAAAGAAAGTTTATGTCCACGTTTACGAATCCATCGAGGACGGACACAAAGCTTGGCTCTAATCTCCATTCCATATACTGTTTAGAAACGGGAGATAGCATAATCCTAGGCGTCACAATGCACGAAGGGTTTTTAATCACCGCATCGTGGTAAGAAAAGTGTATTCCATTTCTTCCAGTATAAAGAAGCCTATGTTCGTCGTAGCAGAAACAATTAAGGCGGTATGCCTCATACATACACTGTTTCAAAGTACAAACACGTTTTAAAAAGGTTTCTGCATTGGCGGAGGCCAAGCGGTTTTGCCATTGGTGGAAGGGGTTCAATCCTACAATGGCCAGCTCGTTTAAAATATCTTCGCGGCGCGCTAAAATCTGCACCATAGAAGAATACTTTAGCATTTTTTTTTCGCACCATTCGCGAAGATGTTTAGCTACATTATTAACCTTATTATTGATAAAGTATACGATGGCATGTTGGAAGCCTTCAAAAATAAAGAGCCCCTCCAAAAGATCATCTGCCAATAGAAGATGGATGTTGGTGTAAGCATTGTCAATATTTTGTAGAAACGGCGGAATGCCTGCCAAAACCGCTTCAGCAAGCATAGCTCCGTTCCGTTGTTTACTGTCCAATAGATTCGTAAGTTTTTTGTCCGCAACAGACACGACGGCTAGGATGGTTGCAATGTCAGAAATGGCGGCTTGCCAGAAATAACCCGAAAAGCACATGCGCGCTTCTTCTATAGATAAAAACGAAAAGCGAGAGGCAATGTCTCCGAGCTGCGTGAGTTGAAGACCTTTTTCTCCTCTGGTTAAAAGGCCTGCCACAATGGCCCGCTCAATGGCTGATGCCAGCGCATCCGTGGGGGGAGGATCCAGCATATCAATCTCCTCTGCCTTAAACACGCCTTCCTTATTTTTTTTAATCGTTTCTACGACAATGCTAAGAAAAATGGCCCCAGGGCCTTCCGTAATGATTTCAGGATACTGCTGCACTGGTATTTGCTCAAAGACGTGTTTTGTGTAAAGCGGGTAAAAGTGCCCAGGAAATACTCTCCCTACACGCCCCTTTCTTTGCTCGATACGGCTTTGAGCCGCGGGGCGCGTAATAAGCCCTCCCGCCCATTCGGGATAGTAGGTTTCAATGCTTCTGTTCCACCCGGGATCTATGACGTACTTCAGCGTTTCAATGGTAAGGCCCGTTTCCGCAACAACCGTGGAAACAATGACCCTTCTTAAAGGTTTTTCCACTTTAGCGGTTAAGGGATTTTTCACCCACAGATTCTTAATTTCCGCTTTCAGGCCAAGGTAGGCCTCATTTTCCTGCGCAATCGCCTCACTATCGATCGGCAAAATCAACATTAACGGCAGCTTTTCTTTGGCAAGGTCCATATTTGCATTATTCAGCAACATCGAAAGGAAGCGTATTTCAGCCATACCGGGCATGAAAATTAAAATATCTGCTTCCGTGGGACGATCATGAATGTTTTCTTTATGAATAGTGAGAGCCGTTTCGCAGGCGGTCTTAATGTAGTTGTTGGTGTTATACAGCGGCCAGTGGGTTTCCACACCGTACTGTCGTCCTTCCACCAAAATAATGTTTTCTTTTCCGATACCAAAATAGGTTGAGTATTTATGGGTATCAATGGTGGCGGAGGTTAAAATTACAAAGGGAATACGCAGCGCCCCTATGCTTCCTCTTTGCAACATGCGCTGAAGCATACTTTTAATATACATGAGCATAAGGTCGATGCCTAGGGCTCGCTCATGGGCCTCATCTATAATCATAAAGGCATAGCGGGAAGCTATCTCATCATCCGTCATTGTATGTAGCTGCGCCAACAGAACCCCCGCGGTTGCATAAATAAGGCCCCGATTGGGTTTTTCCGTCAGAGGCTTCGTTTGGTAGCCCACTGTTTGGCCTAATATCATGTCGGGGTAGTGGGTTGAGGCGCCGATGTCTTTGGCGAGGGTCACCGCGGTTAGGACTCTTGGCTGGGTACAAATAACCGAGCGTCCCAAGTATTTTTGGAAAGAATGCGTGTTTTCATTTCTCAGAATTCTGAACACGTGTACGGGTAAGGCCGTGGATTTTCCGGAACCAGTGCGTGACTTTATAATGAGCACCCGGTCTGCGAGGGAGGTTGGAATGGCCCCTCCAAACTCCGGGAGACGTTGTTTTATCCAAGTGATGATGTAATGAATAGGAACATCATTCTTGTGCTCAGCGGGCACGTTATAGAGATGACCAGGCTCCAATAAAGTCGGTTTTCCCATATTCTATTGTTTTAAGGATTGATTGTTCATAAATATTTTTATACTCTGACCAAGAAATTATTTTTTTATTAAGCCGGTTATTTACGTTGTTATGGAACGCGAAGGTCCAGTACTGAAAGTCCTCCGAGTTGTTTAATGTCAAGGGATTTTTTGTAAGATACGAAAAGGCGTGGTGCTGGCACCTGGTGCATGGCAGAGACTCGATAAAGTTCAGTATCCATTGGATGGCTTCATATTTTTCTTTCCAGCTAGGAGCGTCTGAAAAAAAGATAGCATATAGATGCAAGGATCGCCAGTATTTAGGTCCCCAATGCAACATTTATAACCTTTTGAAAAATCTCATTCCATATAGAGGTAAATATTTTTTTTCCATGGAGAATTTTTTTGCACTCTTGAAGGGATTGCGCCACATCGTCAAATGTTTTTTGTTTTCCATGTATTTTGGCGTAATTCCAGCCAGTATCTGTGTCATGGTCCTTAATGTCATCCGCTAACTGAAAGGCATGTCCAAAACAATGGGCAGCCCTTTCAATCATCCCAATGTCTTCAACGGATCCAGTTCCTAAAACCCAGCCCATAATAAACGCGATCTTAAAAAAGGGAATGGTTTTTTCTGGAGTGTCTACTAACTGACCGGAACCCGCGCTGTTTAGAGAGTGGCTTACAAAGGTACACAGCAGCGCTCCCAGTTGGTTGGGATCCGGAAACCTTGGACAGTGTTCCTTAATCCAGTCGATTTGCCGGCAAATATTTTGAAATCCTTGCATGGTTAGCGCCAGAGCGCTCATCTGCGCCTTGGCTACGCCAAAGCGGGCCCACACTGTATCTTTATTTCGCCGCTTCACATCGTTGTCAAAGGAGGGCATATCATCGATAATCAAAGAAGCTACGTGAAAGTACTCCGCTGCTAGGGCGGCCTCTGCCGGATAAATAGGCGCCCCAAAGGAATGTTGCAACTGACAGGCCCGAACAATTTCCATCAGGATAATGGGACGGATATACTTCCCACCTCTTAGAGCGTAAGAGCAAGGCTCTGTTAGTTGTCCCTTAAAGTCCCCATCTTCAATAGCATTATTTAAGATGGTCTCAAACTCTTCACTAAAGGTTTTATAATTTTTAGGATTCAGTGGATGTATTCCATGAAAAAGCGCGACACTACGCGGTGCTGTGATTCTAAAATACTTAGGTTTGCGCGTATAGGATATTAAAATAATAATAAGAACTACAATGATGGAGATATAGATGAGATGCAACATGCTGAGTTGTCTCCCCGCAGGGAATGGTCCTTTTCCGCGCTTGTTAACGGTACCGAGGAGGCGTTGAAATCTTTAGGAAAGGTGCTGTCTAGTTTGGAATCTCCAATTCCTCCCGTATATTTAGGTATATAATTATTGTGTCTAGAAATTGTTTGCTTTGAGGTATCAAAATATTCAGCCTGACCGCTATTTCTTTTAGAATAATTCGGTATAGGGCTTGAGTAGTTGGCAATACTCTTAAACCGGGGCACCAAGGTAACAATATTTTCCATATAATGGGTTTGATACGCTTTGTTTAAAAATGGGCTTACCGGCTTTATGCTTGTTAGTTGTGCATTGAGTACCGGTATGTCTTCTAGGATTTGTGGCTTTATAGAATGATTAGCAAACACAGAATGTAGTATATTAGATACTTGTAGCATATGTCTATTTGCGGAAAATTCCTGGTATTCTCTGCCGTGTTGCGAATCTTTGGGCGGAAGGGGACCAAGCATCGGCACGTCCGTGTAGGTACTGGTGGATTTTATGAGTTCCTGCTCTATGTTCGGTTTGACATGTGGATTTCCTAAAGGAATACCTCTACCTGCAATCCCTTTTTCTACCGACGCAGGTAGATTGTGCGCTAAACACAAAATATTGTACACGTCTTTGTGCGGAATATATCCGTTATAGTGCTGGCCCGGCATCTGATCGCCAAGGTGCTGCTCATGCTTAATGGTACCCTTTGTTCTGAGTTTAGGAAGATCCTCGTACGAAAAAAATTTTGTGTGCTCGCTGAACCTCGTAGAAGGAACCGAACTATTTTTTGGGTTTTTTAAGGAAGGCAATGAGGAAGGCTGGGTCAGACAATTTTTCTGTGTGCCCTTTAAGCTAGCCACCTGCGGAAATGTTTTTTTTTCCGTACGAACAACATTGCGCCTAATTAGGTTTTCCGTATGGGTTGAAAAAGCAGGACGATGATTTTTAAAATGATTAAAAAGTTTATTTTTTGGAATGGAGCTGTACGGCTCCAGATCTTGCGCATCGCCGTAACCAATGTTTTTGTGCTGAGGGTTCAGCATAAAAGAAAAGTTACGTAGATCACTGAGTTGCAATCCCTTTTCAGCCTTTTCAGGACTATTAGTGTATTCATTGTATACAGGCGCAGCTCCATTTTTGTTGCCGCAGTACCGGGAATTTAGTATATTATCAGAATACCGGTTATGACGCGGCAAATCGCTTTCCCAAAGAGGTGGATCTGACCTATAATCGGCTAACAGCTTTGAAGCATAATCATGATACATTGTATATAAAAGTTAATTATTATATTGAGAAGGCATAATTACTTCTTGTAGGGGTACAAGAGGCTTTGAATCAGGCAAACTGACGGGTTTTGAATCGGCCGGCTTTGGACCGGCAGGTATCTTTTTAGGTTGATCTTCTTCTAGCTCATTAGACACGGATGGGGGAGAAATAGGAGGAATAATTTCATCTCCGCCCTTATATTTGTCATGGATAGAAGAAACAATTACATCCATGTTTGATTTATTATAAATGTCGTTTAACTGGTGATTTAAAACATAATAATGCAAAAATAATAGGGCTACAATGCATATATATACGTAAATAGCCGTCTTCGTTTTTCGTTTTTTATCCACCGGCGGATTACAAATTGCAAAAAATACAACTAATACCACCGCTGTAATGATTAAGGCCACAATGAAAGGATTTTGAAAGGATGTTTTGAACGGTTCGCACGTATAAATTTTTTCTCCTAAATTATTGATACCCGCAATAAAATCTACATTCATTTTATATATTTATAAATTATGAAAAATTTAGAGTTACATCTCCGCCGGACCAATCATTGCTAAAATTTGAAGATTCTTCAAAAAGGCCCGACTGGTTGAATGTCTTCTGCTCAGGTTTCCAAAAATTTTCCAAGAATGGATTTTGAACAATAGGCTCATCTTGATTTTCTTCTTCAAGGATATTTTCTTTGATATCAAGAACAGCTTCTTTAAACTCAGGTGTATCTTGATTAAACTCAGGTTTATCCTGATCAATCGCAAAAATATTATCTTCTTCAGATATATCCTGTTTAATCGCAAGAATAGTTTCTTCCTCAGGTTTATCCTGATCAATCGCAAGAATATTTTCTTCTTCAGGTTTATCCTGACCAAACTCAACAATATCTTTCTCGCTAAATCCGTTTTTAGTGTGAAGCTCTTGGTTTTGAAGAGAATTATCAAAATCTATTTTAGTTGTTGTCCTAGACCGTGGCACGGGATAGTTATCTAATGGTTTACTTACTATAGTCCTCGAATGTGGCACGGGATAATTGTTTGGTGACTTGCTGGTTAGCTCTTGGCTTGTTAATAGTTCTTGTTTTCTCAATAATTCCATCTCTACTACTTCTTTTTGATCCGCTGGTGTCTCTTTTTGGTATTCTTCATTAGAAAAATGTTCAGAGGGTAATGTTTCAATAAACTTTGTGAGTGGATAGCTGCTCTTTGATGTAGAAGAGCGTTGAATTTGCTGATAAAGGAGTTGAACAAGTCGCCGGTATTCACTCTGTCTTTTTTCATATTTTTTACGTAGCGTGGAGAGATCTGCTAAGAGCGACTTGTTTTCAGATGTTAATTCTTCAATTTGATGAAGAAGGCTGCGATTGTATGAACTAAGTCTTGCATACGTTTCTTCTAATTCTGTCTCCGGCTCCACATAGGCCTGTTTTCGCAGAAATTTATTGTATAGTTCCATTCTTTTTTTGAGCAGAAAGGTAAGACTATAATCTTGCATTTCTTTCGTAACTTTATGGTAGTTTTCTTTCCGGTTTTTGATAATAAAGGGCAGCATTTTTTCTGTTGTGATAAAGGTGCCCAGATTGCTAATGTAGTCGCACAGTAGCAATTCCAAGATAGATTCTTTCTTTTCAAGGCTTATAGATTGGCTGTATTCTTTAGGTATGAAAGAATCAACAATCGTTGTTACGAAGTTTGAAAAGTTTAATGTTTTGCTGTTAATTTGGGTAATGTTACAAAAATATTTGTAAAAACTATCTAGCATTTTTTCATAAAGTTTTTTATTTTGTTTAACCCCTAAAATATAGCCCTTTACTTGATACTGATATTCCGTAACAATGGAATGTTTTTTGTATAGTGCATTTTTGTATAAAAAGTTATAAAAAATGTTGATAAAATACGCACCAAGGGTTTCAAAAATACTTATAACGTGGGATTCTTCCTGATCCATTATATCATATGTAATATTATTTTAATAAAAAATTACTGACGAATAACATGCAAAAAAAATATGTTTAAACTTATTTTAAGCTAGCACTTATTTAAAAGTGTTTTAAACACGTTTTAAATTGTATGTTAATACACTTAAAAATTAAGCCGAAATTTGCTCCAATAAGGATTACTTTTATCAATGACCACCTCTTTACTATAAACGGCTTTACATAATTTTAATAATGCTTTAGAGCCAAAGCTGAAGGCAGTGGGAAGCGGCACTGTACTATGGTAAAAATGTTGCCGATGTTCATCCTCGCGGATGTACACAAGTTTCCTATATCCTTTAAACACAATATGGCTAATTTCTTCCACATACTCCTTATCCTGTTTGGAATAGCGGTTGCTTTGACGGGAAAAATTCGACATACAAATAGAGGCATTTGTAAAAATGGAAACAAATGCGTTTTTACGAAGATTGGCGGGTAAATCGGTATCATCTTGGCAGCAAATAATCATCGAAATAAAACAGTGACGATTTTGGTAAAAAAACTTTTTAAAAATTTCTTTTGTAAATAATGGGTGCAGTTCGGCCGCGCAGTCGTCTAATATTAAAAGTAAACGAGGATTAAGATTGATATAGTTTAACGTAAACTTTTCATCCTCTGTAAGGCATAAGTTTTTATACATATGAATGTTCTGTATAATAATTTTTTTTAAAAGTTGCTGATAAAGCGATGTAATCTTTTCTTCTTTTTTTTGGTCCGTTTGTTCAGCCTTTAAGCACTCCACTTTTGCAATATTTTTGTTTTCCTTTTGCTGTATATCGATCGGAAGTTTATGATACAATGTTTTTAGCATATCGATGTTGTTTACTCGACTGTAGATGGAGGACATCATAGTTTGCCGCTGCCAGATGGCCTCCAAAAAGCGTTCAGCGCCCTTGTTGTCATTTTTTTTTTGCTTATCGGCGAGCCACAAGCGGTAGTGTATTAGAGTTGGATGTACAAAACCCTCATATGAACGATTTGAGGGTTCCGAGGGGGCAACCACTAAAATTTGTTCAATATGGGGTTGCAGGATTTTCATAATATGTTTAACGTACACGGTTTTGCCTGTTTTTGAGGGGCCATATAGCACAGTTGTTTTATCTATAAAATGATGTGCTTTGAACTGTAGTTCAGGAATTAGCTTCCCTGAATGGGTCGTTAGGGCCATCTCTATATTATTACAATTCTGCTTTTGTATATAAAATTTCTTTTTCGAGTTTATTATTATTGTTGACCCACATATCTACCCGTATCGTATCATCAGGCACATTGAGCATTTCAAGCGCATTATCTAACTGTTTTTTTGTTTTTATCAGCTCGCTTTCTTCATCGGGGGTTAAATTTTCTTTACTAAGCAGTTGCTTAATTTTTTCTTCGCAGTCGTCTATAAAATCATACTCTCGAGCTTTTTTGATATTTCCAGATGCTTTTTCTAGGTTTTTTAGCTCCTTAAAGGAAAGCAGTCCCTTAATCCCGCTATCCGTGTGAAAGGTTGAATTATAGATGGAGAGCCCCGGAGCATCCGGGCCAGTTTCTTGTATATTTTTTGCTTTTTTGTGGTAAATAGTATTTCGTAAAATCTCTTTTCCTATCTTTAGGTCTTCCTCATGACGGTCCAAAATCCGTTTTATTATTTCATTATTTTGATTAAAATAATTGTAGCGCTCTCTGTTGGCCTTAAAGCTTCCCAGGAGTGTCCAGTTGCCTAATTGAATGGATGAAACCTCTGAGAAAATCTGGTCTTTATATTTATAATAAAATTCATCAACCTTTTGTTGGTTGCTGCTATCCACCACATCATAAATAATGAAGGCAAACTCTAGGTCGGGTTTTTCTGGGTAGATGCTTTCCGTAGCGGCCCGCAACTCTTCGTAATTATCCTCAATGTAATAATTCCACTTATAAAAAGTATCCTGAGGTGGAATATGCTGCGAAAGATATCTAGTAATTTTTGTGTTAAAGAGAATGGGTTTAAACGCCCTCGGATTTTCAAGCATATGTTTAATGCTTTGGTGAAGTTCTATATTTTGTAATATGTGGGCTGCTGCCCTATAGCCCTGTGGGGTTTGGGTGATTGCATCAATATCGGCCTGAAGCTCATTAGGCACATTTAATGTTTTTTGCATGATGTGTAAAGGGATGCGCTCAGGATCTGCTAAATCGGTGTATTCTGTGCTTGTACAAGTGCTTGCACAGGTATCTACATTGGTATCTGCACACATGCTTGCACAGGTGTCTACATTGGTATCTGCACACATGCTTGCACAAGTGTCTACATTGGTATCTGCACAAGTATACGCACTTTGAGCATGAAGATTAGGATCAAACACAAAATGTTCTCGTAAAAAGCTATCGATCGTTGTTTTAGCTTCCTTGCTTTTCTGCGTCTGGGTTTTGCAGCTATCTGCTATAGATAAAATTGTATTTACTACCGATTCAGAGGGAACATCATTAGTTTCCTGTTTCAAAGTATCAACTAACGTTATTAGCTCACTGAGAAGAGTTTTGGTCGTGTGGGTAGGTTTTGAATAGGAAGGCATCCATTCCTGCAGAGCTTTGAAGACATATCCAATAAAGCTAGTCATTATAAGACGTCGAATATACTGCTCCCGCAAATTTGTAAAAGAGCAAAAGGCCACCCTGCTATCATTTTTGAACTGTTTGTAAGGGTTCGTCCTTTGGTAAAGCTGTTTAAGCGTTTCTTCGGATATTTCAGTAGAGGGATCCTCCAATACGTTTTTGAGAAGCTCATCAATATTAAATTCTGCCATATCTTAGAGTTTATTATATACATATTAAAGCTTTAATATAAGGGGGGTATAACAATGGACGAAATCATCAATAAATACCAAGCTGTTGAAAAACTTTTTAAGGAAATTCAGCAAGGATTGGCCGCGTATGATCAATACAAGACCTTAATTAGTGAAATGATGCACTATAATAATCATATCAAGCAGGAGTATTTTAACTTTTTAATGATTATTTCACCTTATCTTATTAGGGCGCATAGCGGAGAAACGCTGCGAAACAAAGTAAATAATGAAATTAAACGTCTTATTTTGGTTGAAAATATCAATACCAAAATATCTAAAACGCTGGTAAGTGTTAATTTTTTACTACAGAAAAAACTTTCAACGGACGGGGTGAAAACGAAAAACATGTGGTGCACCAATAATCCCATGCTGCAGGTAAAAACAGCCCACAACCTTTTTAAGCAACTATGCGACACACAGTCCAAAACTCAATGGGTACAAACTTTAAAATATAAGGAATGCAAGTATTGTCATACCGACATGGTGTTTAACACCACGCAGTTTGGGCTGCAATGTCCTAACTGCGGTTGTATTCAAGAATTGATGGGAACCATTTTTGATGAAACACATTTTTACAACCATGATGGGCAGAAAGCAAAGTCAGGTATCTTTAACCCTAACCGTCACTATCGGTTTTGGATAGAACATATTCTTGGTAGAAATCCAGAACAAGAGTTGGGGACCAAACAAGATCCCTGCGGAACCAAGGTGTTGCAACAACTAAAAAAAATTATTAAGCGCGATAATAAATGCATCGCGCTTTTGACGGTCGAAAATATTCGAAAAATGTTAAAAGAGATAAACCGCACAGACTTAAATAATTGTGTTTCTCTTATATTGCGTAAACTTACCGGAGTAGGGCCGCCTCAAATATCAGAGTCGATTTTACTACGAGGCGAATACATATTTACAGAGGCAATTAAGATACGGGAAAAAGTGTGTAAAAAAGGGCGTATTAATAGGAATTATTATCCGTATTATATATATAAAATTTTTGACGCCATTTTGCCTCCAAATGATACCACGAATCGACGCATTTTACAATATATTCATTTGCAAGGAAATGATACGCTAGCTAATAATGATAGTGAGTGGGAATCTATCTGTATGGAGCTCCCTGAAATAAAATGGAAGCCCACAGATCGAACCCATTGTGTTCATTTTTTTTAAAGATGAAGATTTTTTAGATGATTTTTTTTAGTTTTTTAAAAGACGAAAAAATTTTTTAAAAGATGAATATTCTTAAACCCCGCAAATTACTTTTTTTTAGGTACTGTAACGCAGCACAGCTGAACCGTTCTGAAGAAGAAGAAAGTTAATAGCAGATGCCGATACCACAAGATCAGCCGTAGTGATAGACCCCACGTAATCCGTGTCCCAACTAATATAAAATTCTCTTGCTCTGGATACGTTAATATGACCACTGGGTTGGTATTCCTCCCGTGGCTTCAAAGCAAAGGTAATCATCATCGCACCCGGATCATCGGGGGTTTTAATCGCATTGCCTCCGTAGTGGAAGGGTATGTAAGAGCTGCAGAACTTTGATGGAAATTTATCGATAAGATTGATACCATGAGCAGTTACGGAAATGTTTTTAATAATAGGTAATGTGATCGGATACGTAACGGGGCTAATATCAGATATAGATGAACATGCGTCTGGAAGAGCTGTATCTCTATCCTGAAAGCTTATCTCTGCGTGGTGAGTGGGCTGCATAATGGCGTTAACAACATGTCCGAACTTGTGCCAATCTCGGTGTTGATGAGGATTTTGATCGGAGATGTTCCAGGTAGGTTTTAATCCTATAAACATATATTCAATGGGCCATTTAAGAGCAGACATTAGTTTTTCATCGTGGTGGTTATTGTTGGTGTGGGTCACCTGCGTTTTATGGACACGTATCAGCGAAAAGCGAACGCGTTTTACAAAAAGGTTGTGTATTTCAGGGGTTACAAACAGGTTATTGATGTAAAGTTCATTATTCGTGAGCGAGATTTCATTAATGACTCCTGGGATAAACCATGGTTTAAAGCGTATATTGCGTCTACTGGGGCGTCCAGCTATAAAACGTGACTGGCGTACAAAAAGTCCAGGAAATTCATTCACCAAATCCTTTTGCGATGCAAGCTTTATGGTGATAAAGCGCTCGCCGAAGGGAATGGATACTGAGGGAATAGCAAGGTTCACGTTCTCATTAAACCAAAAGCGCAACTTAATCCAGAGCGCAAGAGGGGGCTGATAGTATTTAGGGGTTTGAGGTCCATTACAGCTGTAATGAACATTACGTCTTATGTCCAGATACGTTGCGTCCGTGATAGGAGTAATATCTTGTTTACCTGCTGTTTGGATATTGTGAGAGTTCTCGGGAAAATGCTGTGAAAGAAATTTCGGGTTGGTATGGCTACACGTTCGCTGCGTATCATTTTCATCGGTAAGAATAGGTTTGCTTTGGTGCGGCTTGTGCAAATCATGAATGTTGCATAGGAGAGGGCCACTGGTTCCCTCCACCGATACCTCCTGGCCAACCAAGTGCTTATATCCAGTCATTTTATCCCCTGGGATGCAAAATTTGCGCACAAGCGTTGTGACATCCGAACTATATTCGTCTAGGGAATTTCCATTTACATCGAATCTTACGTTTTCATAAAGTCGTTCTCCGGGGTATTCGCAGTAGTAAACCAAGTTTCGGTACGCATTCTTTGTGCCGGGTACAATGGGTCTTCCAAAAGGATCTACAAGCGTGTAAACGGCGCCCTCTAAGGGTGTTTGGTTGTCCCAGTCATATCCGTTGCGAGGAAACGTTTGAAGCTGCCCATGGGCCCCCATCTGGGACGTGCCCTGAATCGGAGCATCCTGCCAGGATGAATGACATGCACCCAATATATGATGGCCCACCATATCATGGAAAAAGTCTCCGTACTGGGGAATACCAAAGGTAAGCTTGTTTCCCAAGGTGGGGGTACCCGTATGCGGGCGTACTTTATTGTATTCAAACCCTACTGGAACATAAGGCTTAAAATGCGCATTAAAATGCACCAAATGTGTTTCTTCGATTTGACTCAAAGTGGGTTCGGGATCGGGTTTCCCATAACTTTTGTTCACATTTTTAATGTTAGAGATCCTGCTATTCAGCAAGTCTTGGGCCAATATAATCTTGTCGGCCTTCCCATCGTTAGCAATAAGACAAAAAGCTCCTCCTGATGCCATATATAATGTTATAAAAATAATTTATTGTTTTTATTAAATATGGCGGTTTATGCGAAGGATCTTGATAATAACAAAGAGTTAAACCAAAAATTAATTAACGATCAGCTTAAAATTATTGACACGCTCTTGCTGGCAGAAAAAAAAAACTTTTTGGTGTATGAACTACCTGCCCCTTTTGACTTTTCCTCCGGCGACCCTTTGGCCAGTCAGCGCGACATATACTATGCCATCATAAAAAGCCTCGAGGAGCGCGGGTTTACTGTCAAAATATGTATGAAAGGGGATCGTGCCCTCCTTTTCATCACCTGGAAAAAAATACAATCCATTGAGATAAACAAAAAAGAAGAATATCTGCGCATGCACTTCATACAAGACGAAGAGAAAGCATTTTATTGTAAATTTTTAGAGTCTAGATGAGCTTTTACGCAATGTTGTACAGTGTTGTATATATGTCTTGTAAGCATTTGTTGTAGAGTAATAAGTAAAAGATAAATAAAAATGACTATTAAAATAAAGCCCAAACCATTAAAAATATTTTTATCTGTTAGATTTAATTTAATAAATGGCTCATGGAATGTGTGGTGCGCCGCTGCATGAGGTGTGGCCGCATGGGATGTGGTCGCATAAGATGTAGCTACATGGGATGTGGCATTTGCTTGCATGTAAGGATCATGATGTGTTGGGTCTTCATCCCAGCAATAATCGCCATCTTTATCTAGCTGAATTGTATACCCCATTATATATCACTTATTATTTTTTTTTAATGTTTCATGAATTTCATTATAGGCGGTGAAAGGGTCCTCAGGCCCCTTCTGTAAAAGATTATAGAGATCTTCGGACGCTTTATGTTTCGTGCGAATTAAGGCGGGATATAACAAAAGAGAGGGCCCCAGTTCCAAACAAATTTTACTTAGCGGGCTCATATTTTGCACCAAGTTTCCCACTACTTGCGATGTTTCATAACGCATTTTAAAGAGCTTTATCATAAAAGTGTTATGCAGGCCGGTGTAGTCTGGCCTATAGTTAAGGAAGGGGATTTCTCTGGTACCGTCAAACACGATCTCAAGTCCTCTAGCAAGCCCGATCAAAATTTCTTCAGCAATGGATGAGTATCTAATTCCTACATTACGAAGCGTAAGCATTTCTATAACATCATCTATTTCCTGCATAGAGGAATCTATTGTAGGAATTTTAATATCATCTGTGCTGATTTGTTCATTCCCAAGATAGGTAAGCAGCATATTAATTTTTTCTAGCTTTACTAGCTTAGTCTTACGCTCATAATCATGATCTTTTTTATAAAAAGAGTTGGGATCACCGTTGGACCGTAGATGATTAATAAGGCGGTCTACTTGCTTTGTACTAGGTTTAATACTTTTTTCACTATACTCGCTTTCAGCATAGTGGTTTTTACGATCTCTTTTAGAAATAGCTGTTTTTTGAGATGCCTCAGACTCTGCATATTTTTTTCTATGCGTAGAAAGAGAATAACCGCGGTCATTACGTGAACTACTGTTGCATGCAAGGCCTCGGCGCGTCTTACCGCTGCGCACACTGCCATTGCGTATACTGCCATCGCGCACACTGCCGCTGCGTATACTGCCATTGCGTATACTGCCGCTGCGTATGCTGCCGCTGCGTATGCTGCCGCTACATACACTATCACTACATATGCTGTCAGTACATACGCTATCGCGGCGTATGCCGCCGTGTACCTTATCGCCGCCCCTACCCGAGGGTTTTTTAGATATAATACTGTGTGGGGAGTCAAGCGAAAATTCAGGGTCATTAAAGTTAATGCCCAATGACTTTGCCAATCCATTAAGCTCTTCATCAAAATGATCGGTAGGAAAACTTTGTTGCTTGCCCATGACCTGTTTTTCAAGTTCCTCCAAATTGGCTTGCTCATTTATATGGAGATTATTCATAAGCGTCGTAATTCCAGCAAGATTTGCTCCTTCTAAAAATGTGGTGTCCTCCATCGGATATACTATACTATTTAAAAGCTTTTAAATAAAAATGTGTTTGGAAGAAATGCTCTCTTCAAGCGTGTGTAGCTCAGATATAAATGCCTCCTCAGAAAGCTTTCCACCATACTCCTTTCTCATCGTATAGGAGGGCGCCGGTTTAATGTAGGAAATCCACTGGGAGGTAAAAAACCGGTACAACATATTTAGCAGCTCGCGGGCCTCCCACCTTTTGGGCTCCGTATAGTGCACATCAACATAAGAGGCGGCGCATGAAAAGCTGCAAAAGTTGCCGAGAACGCCCATCTCAATCTCTCCTCGCTCATTTTCACGCATATAGGTGGGCACGAATTTTGGGACAGTCTTGAAATAGAGATGACATGTCCAGCATTTAAAGCTAGAATGGGTAACCCATTTGGAAACAGTGGTGAATACGGAGGGTAGCTTTTTTTCGACCTCGGCTTCATCGTCATTCGTATTTAACGTATCGGTGGCAGTTTTTTTGGATTGCAAGCATTCTTCAATGGTAATCCCGGATAAGTATAAAATATTAGGACAATTAGTTTCCATAATTTTGATAGTTATTTTTATACAACATGGATTTAATTAAAGATAAATGGAGGACGAAACGGAACTGTGTTTTCGGTCAAACAAGGTGACGAGGCTTGAAATGTTTGTCTGCACATACGGGGGAAAAATTACCAGCCTTGCATGTTCGCATATGGAGTTAATTAAAATGTTGCAAATTGCTGAGCCGGTGAAGGCATTGAACTGCAACTTTGGCCACCAGTGCCTACCGGGCTACGAATCTTTAATAAAGACTCCGAAAAAAACTAAAAACATGTTGCGCCGTCCGCGCAAAACAGAAGGCGATGGGACTTGCTTCAATAGTGCCATTGAAGCCTCCATTTTGTTTAAGGACAAGATGTATAAATTAAAATGTTTTCCTAGTACCGGGGAAATTCAGGTCCCGGGCGTCATTTTTCCGGATTTTGAAGACGGAAAAAACATTATACAGCAGTGGGTAGACTTCTTGCAACATCAACCCATTGAAAAAAAAATCCAGATTATTGAATTTAAAACGATTATGATTAATTTTAAGTTTCAAATAAACCCAGTGTCTCCCCGCGTCATCATTCATTTAAAAAAATTTGCAGCTTTGTTGGAACACATCCCTACTCCATATCCCATACGTGAAATAAAGCCTCCATTAGAAGACTCAAAAGTATCCGCAAAATTTATGGTCAGTCCGGGAAAAAAAGTACGCATTAATGTTTTTCTTAAAGGTAAGATAAATATTTTAGGCTGCAACACAAAGGAATCCGCGGAGACCATTTATACGTTTTTGAAAGATCTTATCAGCGTACATTGGCAAGAAATTTTGTGCGTGTTACCGGTACCCGATTAAAGAATGTTTTCATTAATAAGGTAATCGACTATGCTAAAAAGAATAACAAGAAAAATACCTTGAAGAACTATACCAAAGTAGGTAGGTTTTCTGCATGTCACGGCATGGTTAAAATTGCTAATAATGTAGTCCACAAAAGCATTGCTCAATACGACTAAAAATAGTAAAAAAAGGATAAGTGCTCTTTTTATATCCATATACTTTAAAACTTATTTTTTACACTAATAATTTCCTGCGGCCGCAATATAAACTGTAGGTCATCTATAACGCCCAGACCTGTTAAAAGTAGAGTACTATGTTTTAAGGGATTTAAAATATCCGCCGCAAGAATGTGAATATAATTTTCAAAGTGGTTTACAGGAATGCGTAAGCGTTTTTTTTTGCACTGCGGTTGGTTTAGGGTCGAATACTGGCAGGAGGTATATATATTAATAAGACCGCGGTCGATGGTTTCAATATCTTCATAGAATTCAATGCGCGGCGTCAAAAGTTTTTTAAGATGTTGACATAACTCATCATACGTGTAGGACTGGAGGGGGGAAAGAAGGGTGTAGTCAAAGTTAAAAATGTTTTTTTGAAGAACCTTTAAAGCATGTTCCGCGTCCGTGGTTTCCAAAATATGTTTTATGGTATGAATGTCATTTAAATCTACAAAGTCTGACAGCTTTGTGTAGAACTCGGTGACGGAGGTTATTTTCTGGAAATCGGTTTTTTGAAAAAGATTTTCAATGTGTTTGCGGGTTGAGTTGCTTTGCAGTCCATACAAGACATCAAAAAATTCAATCAGCAAAAACTTATACAAATGGTTAATATAAAAAGCTTTGTTGGCCTTATTCTGCTGAGGATATGGTTCCTCTAGGGGATATAGAATGGCTTGGTCTATATCCCTAGGATCAATAGTCAATGTTGCGATGGGAAGCTTTTCCAGCGTAGCGGGAAGAGTTTGGGTTGGAGCGTAGTAAAAGTATAGCCCGGTTTTTCCCTCTGAAAGAAAGCCCACAAATTCTTTTTTTATATTTTGCAGCACCGCTGAGGGTACGATTTCGTACTGTTTATACTGTTTGTTGAAAAGGGTAATAAATTTCCAGGTTTCTTCAAAGCTTGCAATCTGGGTGGGCCGCAGATCAAAGTCGATGGGAATGTCGTCATGAATGTAGGATGATAGTCTTATAGGAAAATAAATAGGGCGATCGGTGTCTGAATCGATAAGTAAAGCATAACAAAAGTTATGCCTGTTGATAAGTTTTTTACCAACCGTGTAGCCGGGAATGTTTTTCACGTCATGGATATCCCACCAGTTATCCTTGCACATAAACTCGCTCATAGACTGGATGACCTCCATCACAGGGTCATCTTCGGTAAAAATATACTGGGCCTCACTGTTTTTCAGAAATCTTTTTTGCTGGGTGATGGCCATTGGGTAGATCCCTTCGTCCGTGTCAAAGATAATGGCTATCTTCTTCGATGGGCTAAGAATTTTTTGTATTGTGCTGGGGGACACCTCAAACCCGATGTCGCCCTGTTTATCTTTAAAAAAGACACAGTGAAGGTCGTAGCATATGGCAACAAGGTCCAGAAAGATGTCCTGCCATGTGGTGTCCCATTGAAGCAGTTGGTTTTTTTGTTCAACAAAGGTTTGTAAGATAAGGTTTGCCAGCTCCGCGCCGCTGGAAAACATGTTGCCGGCCCCATTCCCCAAAATATAGTACTGCGGTGTGTTGGCCGCCTTTGCAATTTCAATGGCAAGGGCCTTGGGGGCAAGATCCAAAATTCGAGCAAGGGAATAAAAAAGCCCGGCATTGCTAATTCCAAGCATGGTTTGCTCCACCCCCACAATGCAAAAAATGTCGGGCTCTTTTATCGTATTTAAAAACAGTTCATCTGCTATCTGGTGGGGTAGAAAGGCAATCCGGTTCACCGGTATTTTTTTTCCATAGGACAAGGTATGACGCGATGTTTGTGTATTAAGATCCTCCAGGTCTTGTTCTACAAACGTGTGCTTGGTGAGGCAGGTATTGTTAATATAGAACCGCTTTGTGCCCAGCAGGGCCTTCGTCTTTTGGCAGCACGGCAGACAGTAATTTAGGGGGTGGCGGCCTTCTAGTAGGCTTAGATGAGGGTAGTCAGGATGCGGGCAGCTATAGTAGGCAGGTACCCCCTCCGTGAAATTCCAATACTTTACTAGCTCCTTGCGCTTGGCTGGCGGCATGGACTTCACCTCGGCCTCTGAGTAAATGACGGGTGGCCGTGGGTGCTGGCATAGGACGGAGTAAACCGTTGCCTGCGTGTCGTACTTGCGCAGGTCATACAGGTCGGGGTCCTGTTCTTGAAGCGCACGTAGCTGAGAGGCTCCCTTTCCTTGTTGTTTATCGTGCAGTTGAGAGAGTTTATTAACCAAAATTTTGTCAGGCCCGGTGATCAAGTTATCTAAAAACACAAATAGGTAAACCCAAAGATAGTTAAACTCTTCCTGGGTAATGTTAAACATTTCTATTTTGATATCTGTAACCCTATGGTAGATGCGAATGTTGCGGCCGCCGTAGATTGTTTCCCACCGGGCCGCAACATTTGTGTCAAAGAGGTACGCATACGTGTTTTGGAGCAACGCAACATTGATGTCCATTTTGCGCCCCGGACCGGAGGAAATAATGATCATCCGTTCGATTTCGTGGGGATCATACGAATAAATCCCCTTTTTAAATAAAAAATTGTAGACCCCGGTTTGCTGGAGGCCCCGCACGGAAATAATCCCTGCTTGCTCGTATTCCCGCCAACGACTTTTGAGCTCGGTAAATCCCTTGCTAGAAAGCGTATAGGGCCAAAAGGTGGACACCGACATGGAGCTGATAGAAATTTGGATGTCCTCGTTGGAGGGAAGGGGCAGACTCCCTCCACGAGGAAACGCGGCAGGCCCCATATCATTAATTGTATGAATAATAGGATTTATGAAATTATTTAGGGTGGACACCACGGAGTTAAAGTCGTGGCGCTCGTTTTCTGACCAATTGCTTTCGATAAAGTAGTGCCCATTATTTTGTATGGTAAGAATAAAGGCCTTTTTATTGATAAAGCGTATTAAAATAATAGTGGGTACACGGAATGTTTTATTGCTGAATTTTTCAGGCTCCGTGGAAGTTATGTGGTGTTTGGAAACCACGGTGGGACCTGTTTTACTATAAAAGAACACCACCAGCTGAGGAATATCGGGAGTAGCTGGAAATAGGTCGAAAACATTGCGCACATTAATTTGAATATTTACGAGGGGTGAAATTTTAATCATTGCCGAGGTGACGGCCAACGTGCCGCGTGTTAGTCTATTCCCCTCGTACTTGGCAATGACTTGTTGTGCTCTGGCATACGTAAAGTTTATTAGTTTTTGCTCTAGGAGAAGCCTCTTTTTAAGACTGGTCAAGGATGGAGAAAGAGCAGGATACTGTTTTTCCATTTGTAAGGGAGATTGTACCAATAGTTTAAAGGCATCGGGGGAAAGAAGAGGCCAATACTTCATAATAAGGCCGTAATAGAGTAAGTCAAATTGGTAATTATCCTCTATGGCAATGGAGATTTGGCGCCGCATGGGGGCCACTAGCGTGTTGAGGTCTGCTACAAAGATGTGATGAATGTTTTTTATGAGCTGGAAGCTGTCGAGCGCTTCCACATAGAGCTCATCTTTTTGACTTTCCATAGATGCGTCGATGTTCACCCCACCCACCTGTTGAAACTCCTTTTTGTAGTCGCGAATGTCTAACGCCACCCCGCTACCGCTTAACAATAGGCGATACGTTACCTGAAGCGCATTGTTTTGAAAAAAGAAAATGTGTTGTCTATAAGGGGGGATCCCTGTGGCAACGTAAATTTTTTCTCGAATGTCTTTAAAAGTGTCTTCAGGGAAAATACTATACTCGCTATACATCGTCTCAATTTCTGGCATCATCACGTTTGTCTCCTCGCCACGATCCTCCACAAAAAGTTTTTCAAACTCATCTAAATCATCGCTATCTCCACCCACCACGTATTGGGAAAGCTTTTTCTCCCAATCCTCGCCGTAAAAATTTTGTAAAATTTCTTTGTCCTTAGGGGTTCGCTGCAGGTCTTTGCGGCAGGCCTGTAACACGTTTGCAGGAACGGATCCCAAAAAAATAAACGTCTTCGTGTACTCATTTTCCACAGGATTATAAAGAGTAACTCGTAGAGGATTTGTTAAAAAGTCATTTTGGAAATCCATTATACCCGGTATAGAAAATAAAATTTAAAATAAAAAACGGATGATATCTATCATGGACCGTTCTGAGATTGTTGCACGGGAGAACCCGGTGATTACCCAACGAGTTACAAATCTCCTACAAACCAATGCTCCTCTACTATTCATGCCCATTGATATCCATGAAGTACGATATGGAGCCTACACACTTTTCATGTATGGTTCCCTCGAAAACGGTTACAAAGCAGAAGTAAGGATTGAAAACATCCCAGTTTTCTTTGACGTACAGATTGAGTTCAATGATACAAACCAGCTTTTTTTAAAGTCGCTACTGACGGCTGAAAATATTGTGTATGAACGGCTGGAGACGCTCACCCAGCGTCCTGTAATGGGGTACCGCGAGAAGGAAAAAGAGTTTGCACCATACATTCGAATATTTTTTAAAAGCCTGTATGAGCGACGAAAAGCCATTACTTACTTAAATAATATGGGCTACAACACGGCCGCGGACGACACAACCTGTTATTACCGAATGGTTTCCCGAGAATTAAAACTACCTCTTACAAGTTGGATACAGCTTCAGCACTATTCCTACGAGCCTCGCGGCTTGGTACACAGGTTTTCCGTAACCCCCGAGGATCTTGTTTCCTATCAGAATGATGGCCCCACAGACCACAGCATCGTTATGGCCTACGATATAGAGACCTATAGCCCTGTTAAGGGAACCGTTCCGGACCCAAATCAGGCAAACGACGTGGTGTTCATGATATGCATGCGCATTTTTTGGATTCACTCCACAGAGCCTCTAGCGAGCACGTGCATCACCATGGCACCCTGCAAAAAGTCCTCAGAGTGGACCACCATTCTATGCTCCTCTGAAAAAAATTTGTTGTTAAGCTTTGCTGAACAGTTTAGCCGCTGGGCTCCTGATATATGCACAGGGTTCAATGATTCTCGGTACGACTGGCCCTTTATCGTTGAAAAATCTATGCAGCACGGTATTCTAGAAGAAATCTTTAACAAAATGAGCCTTTTCTGGCACCAAAAGCTGGATACCATTCTAAAATGCTATTACGTAAAGGAAAAGAGAGTCAAAATCTCGGCCGAAAAATCGATCATTTCCTCCTTTTTGCATACCCCTGGATGCCTACCCATTGATGTCCGCAACATGTGTATGCAGCTTTACCCTAAAGCCGAAAAAACAAGCTTGAAAGCGTTTTTAGAAAATTGTGGGTTAGATTCGAAGGTAGACCTGCCGTACCATCTCATGTGGAAGTATTATGAAACACGAGACAGCGAAAAAATAGCCGACGTGGCCTATTACTGCATTATAGATGCCCAGCGCTGTCAGGACCTTCTGGTGCGCCACAATGTTATCCCCGATCGCAGAGAGGTAGGAATTCTGTCATACACCTCGCTGTATGACTGTATCTACTACGCGGGAGGACACAAGGTATGCAATATGCTCATTGCCTATGCCATCCATGATGAATACGGCCGTATTGCTTGCAGTACCATTGCCCGAGGTAAGCGGGAACACGGAAAATATCCCGGCGCCTTTGTGATAGACCCCGTTAAAGGGCTTGAACAGGATAAACCCACCACAGGTCTCGACTTTGCGTCGCTGTACCCCTCACTCATCATGGCCTACAACTTTTCGCCAGAAAAATTTGTAGCCTCTCGGGATGAGGCAAATAGCCTCATGGCCAAGGGTGAATCTCTTCACTACGTCTCCTTTCACTTTAACAATCGTCTCGTGGAAGGATGGTTTGTGCGGCATAATAACGTTCCTGATAAAATGGGATTGTACCCAAAAGTACTCATCGATCTACTTAACAAACGGACCGCCCTTAAACAAGAGCTTAAAAAACTAGGTGAGAAAAAAGAATGTATCCATGAATCCCATCCTGGGTTTAAGGAACTACAGTTTCGCCATGCCATGGTAGACGCGAAGCAAAAGGCGTTGAAAATTTTCATGAACACGTTTTACGGCGAGGCAGGTAACAATTTGTCGCCCTTCTTTCTGCTTCCTCTAGCCGGAGGAGTCACCAGTTCGGGTCAATATAATCTTAAACTTGTCTATAACTTTGTTATCAATAAAGGTTACGGCATCAAGTACGGTGACACCGACTCATTATACATTACATGCCCAGATAGTCTTTATACAGAGGTAACAGACGCATATTTAAACAGCCAAAAAACGATAAAACATTATGAGCAACTCTGCCACGAAAAAGTGCTTCTGTCTATGAAAGCCATGTCTACACTATGCGCCGAGGTGAATGAATACCTGCGACAAGATAATGGCACCAGTTACCTACGTATGGCCTACGAGGAAGTACTCTTTCCTGTGTGCTTTACAGGCAAGAAAAAGTATTATGGTATTGCTCATGTAAACACACCCAATTTTAATACAAAAGAATTATTCATCCGCGGAATAGATATCATTAAGCAGGGTCAAACAAAACTCACCAAAACGATAGGAACGCGAATTATGGAAGAATCCATGAAACTACGCCGCCCTGAGGACCATCGCCCCCCTCTTATTGAAATCGTTAAAACGGTTTTGAAGGATGCTGTGGTTAACATGAAGCAGTGGAATTTTGAAGACTTCATCCAAACAGATGCGTGGAGACCGGACAAAGACAACAAAGCAGTCCAAATCTTTATGTCTCGCATGCACGCTCGGCGTGAGCAACTAAAAAAACACGGCGCTGCAGCATCGCAATTTGCTGAGCCCGAGCCGGGAGAACGCTTCTCCTACGTTATCGTGGAAAAACAGGTACAGTTTGATATCCAGGGCCACCGCACAGATTCCTCCAGAAAGGGGGACAAGATGGAATACGTCTCTGAAGCAAAGGCTAAAAATCTTCCTATTGATATATTGTTTTATATCAACAACTATGTTCTAGGCTTGTGCGCGAGATTCATTAATGAAAATGAAGAATTTCAACCCCCTGACAACGTCAGCAATAAGGATGAATACGCTCAGCGCCGAGCTAAATCCTACCTACAAAAATTCGTGCAATCCATTCACCCTAAAGACAAGTCTGTCATTAAGCAAGGCAATGTTCATCGACAGTGCTACAAATACATTCACCAAGAAATTAAAAAAAAAATAGGCATCTTTGCCGACCTTTATAAGGAATTTTTTAACAACACCACAAACCCCATCGAAAGCTTTATTCAAAGCACTCAGTTTATGATACAATACTTTGATGGAGAACAAAAAGTAAACCATTCTATGAAAAAAATGGTTGAACAGCATGCTACGGCTAGTAATCGAGCTGGTAAGCCCGCTGGTAATCCAGCCGGCAATGCGCTGATGCGGGCTATATTTACGCAGCTGATTACGGAAGAAAAAAAAATTGTACAAGCCTTATACAATAAGGGGGATGCAATACACGATCTTCTCACCTATATCATTAACAATATAAATTACAAAATTGCCACGTTTCAGACGAAACAGATGTTGACGTTCGAGTTTTCCAGTACTCATGTAGAACTGCTATTAAAGCTGAATAAAACGTGGCTTATTTTGGCTGGAATTCATGTGGCAAAAAAACATCTGCAAGCTTTTTTGGATTCATATAACAATGAATCGCCGTCTAGAACATTCATTCAGCAGGCTATAGAGGAAGAATGTGGCAGTATTAAACCATCTTGCTACGACTTTATTTCCTAATACTTCTTAAGAAACTCTTTAAACAAGGACTTCGCATGGTCAAAGGTTCTAAACCCATGGCCCTTATGATTCGCCAAAAAAGCGGTTTCATCAAGATTTTCTAACCCTTTCACGGATGAAGAAATAAGGTGTTCGGCCTCGTTTGCCCATTTTCTATGATTTTTTTTCACCTCGGGTTCTAGATCTGTTTTCTCCATATACTCATTGTGGTCATATTTTTTTTTGGGAGGAGGCGTGGGTGGAGGAATGGGTGGAGGAAGTACACCCGACTTTCCCGCTTCAACCGTTTTATAAAAAAATAGAAGCATAATACAAAGAATAAGGACTATCGCAAATATGATAACCAGTGTCCCAGTCGAGGGCATTTTGTTATATAAGTAACGTTTTTTTTTATTTTTTATAATTCGAATGAAGAACCATGTTGAATAGTCTTCTACTCAAAGACATTTTGTTATACGGTAAATGAGAATTTATAAAATCCGAATATCACTATCATACTGTTTATCTGAGAAGGTCTCACTGGGTCCTGTGATGGAGAACCCATACTCTGTAATGCTGGGGTTTATAATGTGGTCAGGACTGACAAGCACATTTCTGAACTGCGAGAGTTCTAGGTTTAGACGCAGTCGTAATAGTCGCTGTATATTTGTAATAAATATTAGATTGCGTATGAGGCGAGTGTCAAAGCGATCCTTTCCAATTTGTACTAAGGTGGGCTTTTGTATTCCAACTCCCACTTGTTTAACGATGGACCAGGGTCCTTCTTCCCGATTTTGTTCCGTGATATAGGTCAGCACACTATTTTCTGTATATGAGGTATGATGTCGCATATTAATACCTGGTGCCATTCCAACTGGCGGTTGTGCAATTCGGGCTGTACCGGGACCCAACCATCGTGGAGTTTTATAAACATATCGTTCTAGCGTATTTAAAAATTCCTTAAGGTTATTTACGAGTAGCATGAAGGGTGCTATTAAAACAGGTGGATGGTTTATAACCATTGTCATAAACCATTGCATTGCTTCAATATCATTTTGTAATGCTTGACGGGGAGGCGGGGCAGGTAATCCACGTATGTTGAATAAAGCGGTTAATTGTGCACCGGCTGTTTGGGGCGTAATATTTTGTATTAAATTTATCATCGAATTGGCTTGCCCGGCATTTCCTATAAGATCGATTAAATTGGTTATTTGACCTCGATATTGTTGTACCCAGTTTTGAATGGCAGCGATGATCTCAGGGGTTGGATTGTTTTGAATTTCAGGTGTTTGTATTAGATTATTCACTTCTCTTCGTGTATCTTCAAGCTGAGTCCTAAATGCATTTAACTCGCCTATAATTTGGTTTCTATCAATAACATTTCTTAAACCTCGAACTGTTTCAGCCAATCGTATAGTACGCACAATTTCATGTAAGGCCTGGTTTATGTATATTGACATGGGATGGCCCCACCGCTCACGTCCACGTTGAATACCTGCGGCCAAACTAGGACCTGCCTCGTCATAATCAAATTGTGTAGGATAAAGGCTTCCAAATAGCACTTTATTGAAAATTTGGTCAGAAAGAAATTTAGGGCGGCCCATATTTAGCGCGTTGTCCCCTCTAAAGATGCGTGACATGTATCCGGCGTTGCCTTTGGATAGTAACTCATTCCCATATTGAGTAATAGAGACCGAGACATAGGGGTTTATAAGAAGTTTTAGCATAAATTCTCGAGTATTTATGGGGGGACGATTCGGAATGTTTAATACCTCTGCAACATCTGGTTGAGGAGCCGTGGTGTCCAGAGATCGTACTTTTTCAGCCGAAATGCCGTACATAAGACAAGCAATTTCTTCAAAACTATAGTCATAGTTGTAAATATTGGCAAGTGGTATAGATCGCATCAGCGCATTTACATTGATAGGTATAATATTCATATCAAACAAGTTAAATATGCGCTCGCGCTCTCTATTAGAGCCAAGAGTGCGTGTTTGACCTTTCGGCGACACTATTTTGTGAATATGATTGATTTGCTCCTCTTGGTAAGAGCTTTCCACGAAGGAAATTACGTCTTGCAATGTTTTACGAAGCGAATACACTGCATTCATCCCTATTCCCGCTGTTATAATGGGTTTATCGTCTCTGTTCTCGCTAATAAGATTAACTCCACCAAAAGTATTTTCATTGTACATCATCACTGTTTTAAAACTACGGATATTTATGATAAATCGGAGAGCCTGAATGGCGTGGGTATAAAAGTGTTCAAATCGCGTGGGAGTAATTTGTTCGCGAGCAACTACCGTTTCATTATAGTTTTTCATGATAAGCTGTACTCCGGGCATATCTGAGAGCTGTACCGGATCATTTCCCAGTAATTTTCTTGTGCCGTATAGTAGTTTAAACTCGGGGGAGCCGCTTTCAAGGTTCGGGTAAAGAAGAGGATCATATACCTCATTATTTTCTATTCTTAGGTCATGTAAATAATAGAGCGAAAGTGAAAATGGCATAAGAGGCTCCTTATTGTACCGGGACATATAGTTTTGAATGAAGTGTTCTTCTGTTTCAAGATAGATGGGATGATCGGTAAGCTCGTGCAGGACCTCCATGGCAGAATCTGCCAGAGTGTGAGAGCCTCTAATGATCCCGTCGATCACTGCGACCAGTCGCTTTCGCACAACATCGCTCGTATTATTTTGTGCGTCTCCTAGGGGCATAAGCGTAACATTGGGACGAAATACGCCGCCAATTCCCCGCAGGGCCGCCTGACCGACGGATAGTCCTGTCGCAGGAACATTGTTATTATTATAATAAATAACGGAATCATTATTGGCTCCCAAGAGTGCCGTCAGATTAGGGCGAGCTAGTTGGACATTTGTGTATTGTATAAATTGTTTTAGAAGCTCTCCCTGGCTAATAAGAATATTAAACATTTTGTTAAATAGTGGAAGATTGGCTCTATAATTTTCTTTAAGGTAAATGGGAATTTCTGTTAAAGTAGAAATAAGATGCTGACTCAGGCCCTGGCGATTGGTATCCTTAATAAGCCGCTGAAGTATAAGTCCCAAAGACAGAAGAAGCACCGACTGCTCTGTGGGGTCGCCTCTATGACCAAAGACGTTGTTATTGCGTGCTAAGTCAGGGTGAGCATATCCCATCTCCATCACTGCTTGGCTAAAGTTCCCATTAGCGAATGCATTAATAAGATTTAGATATATTTTTCCGCTGGGAGCATCATAAAATCGGGTAATATATGAAGCTATGAGCTGGTTAAACACCATCATCATACTACGATTATTTTGAATACCATAGTCTGATCCGTATAGGCGATAACGTCGAAGGTTGTTTGCGGCATCATTGACATTGGCATAGGTTCTGAGCGCTATGTTGTCCCAGTAGCTAAGAGTATTTTCCTCCTGGGCGTTGTTGGTACGAATAAGATTGGAGAGTCTAAAGTCTCCTAGTGCCACCTGCTCTACACGAAGTCCAGAGTTATTCTCCAAAGCATCGTAAAATACGAGTCTACTGAATACTCTTCCGTATTGTTCAAAGCGTTCAGAGGATTGGGGATTGTTATTTATTTGAATATTAGCCGCGTCCCTTCTTTGCGCCCCACCTCGAAGTTGCAGTACATTATAAGGCTTTGTAAGCAAGGTGTAGGTTTTATTAATGATTTGGTTAACCCCCTCCAGGCCCAATTCACCGCCAGGAAGCGGCCTTCCTCCGGCATCGGTAGGTGGTTTAATAAGTTTGTCAATTAAATGTTCTTCCAACCAGTAAAATGAGCCAGGATTAGATCTATTTTCATAGTATTGAATAATGTTTTTATCAATATGCGGGCGTAGAAGATCAAGAAAATACTTCGTGTCGGCCATCAAAGAATCAATTAAGGAAATAAGACCTGTAAAATCTAAATGCACTTGAGCGGTGCTGGTTTCAGGGAAGCGAACTTGAACCATTTTGTTAAAACTGGAGGTCATTTCGAAGATATTGGTCAACAGGAGCTGCATGATTCGCTGATTATCTACTAAATACCTTGCGGCCAACTCTTGCTCCGGACGAACTCCTCCACCAGCAGGAATACCCACATATGGTACAATCCAAGCAAAAAGAGTTTCTGTGGTTAAATTTCGGTCTTGGGCTGCTGCAGCCGCTTCGGTAGTGGGATCAGGGTACACCATAGAAAGCCGCATATTGATTTCTTTAATGACTAATCCTGGATTTCTAATCTCAGAGATGGCCCCGTGTTTTCTTCCGAGCCAGTCAATAAGATTGGCGCGGTTCACGTTGGCAGCTTGTGTCTCTCGTAACCATTCGATAATGCTTTTTTGAATCGTATCTAGGTCTAAACCTTTAATGTTATTACGAAAGTTATTAAGAAGTACGTAAATAGCACTCAATAAGTTAAGACCTGTAATAACGGTTTCATGAAACAGAAATATTTTGTTAACATCTGTATCTGCCAGTGACTCAGAGCCTTGAATAAGTTTTGAAACGATTTGAATTTTATCGGTATGCTCCTTTTTGAGTTCATTGATAGCCTGGCGAATGAGTTCTTGGTAGGAAATTTTGCCCAATTCTTGTTGCAGACTGGGATCTTCAAACATCTCACTAAGCTGTTTCCTAAATTTTTGTACCAAATCCCACTGGGAGTTGGGCTGCAGCATTCCTGTTTGGACATCCACAGAGTCTATATTGTATAGTGCCGGGCGCCACTTGGGGGTAGGCTGGGTTGAAGGACTAATAAACCTATCGGAGGGAAGTAATTGTGAGGATTGTGTATAGCCATCCTCATCAGGAAGAATGGAGTAGTTGGTTTGATTCATCATTCCAAAATCATTCATAGTTCGCGCTTCCTGAACAATGCGTTGAAATTTTTCCCATTCGGTGCGTGTAATGACACCGAATCTGCGGTTTATTTCATTTACAAAATGGATAAGCGCTTTTTTGGTTGCTTCTTGTTCACCATACTCTAAGTTAAAGTGTTGGTAAATGACGTTTATTTCTTTGATAAGCTGACGAATTTCGGTTTCTGAGTAGTCACCAATGTTAATAAGCTCAATAGGACGCATAAAGATAATGCGAATAAGTCCTGAGAAGATTCCTTCCAGCTCAGGAAGCATCGAGATCTGTACATTTTCATCTCTAAAGGAAAACAACTTTTGATAAAATTCGGCGAGGCGGGGAAGGCGGAAGTAAAGCTCTGCTGCCTCGGGAATTACCTCGGGCTCTAGCTCATCGGCACCCCCCAATATCATACGCGTGGGTATAAGTTTGTACACGGGCTCAGGCCGTTCAAACATGTCGTAAATCCCTAATACAATAAAAATCTTGGCGGCCATACTTTTCAGCATGAAGGTGAAGAAGACGTCCTCGGTTTCCCAGCGGGTTGATAGGGCGTCGTTAACTCTCACAGTAGAGAGGTAGACCCGCTGAGCCGCTTCCTCGGCAGTCTGTGCAAGCGCCATCCTTTGTCCTCCAATTTCTGATTGATTTAGATTTTTAAGTCCCACGGAAAGCGCAGAATGTTGAAGATATTCAAGCAAGGTTTTATAGATTTGCAGGGGCGACATGGGCACCATTTGCCGCAGCTCCTCTCCCCCAAGCATGTCCCCAATCCGGGCAAAGGCATTGATGATATTTTTAAGCGCCTGAAAGTTAGAAAGAGAGCGCCCGATAAGGTCGCGAATGTTTTTAGCCTGGCTTGCTCTGACGGGACGGAGGGTACCAACGCTTCGGCCTTGTTGGATTTCAGCCGCAACTTTTTCGTAGTAGTGGCCCGCAGGAGCATTATCCGTAAAGACGTTGGAGTCGTTGCCTGTGGAGGTGGGAAAACTTTCAAAGACTTGTGCAAGCGTGTCCCCTGTTGTCTCGGTGAACCATCGTCCTATAATGCGCACGCCATCCAGCATCTGTTGGACTGTTTGAATAGAATCTATGTTGTTTACAAACGTTTTGGTAATGTTTTTAAGATAAAGATCTAGCCCTTCCAGAGCTCGATAGAATCGGCGTTTTACATCATACTCCAGCTCGATGGCGCTTACGGTTGCCTTCCAGTCTACTTCCTGGGCACCTCCAGGATTTGGGCCCACGTGTCCTCTGGCAAGATCTACAGCCGGAGAATTAATGCGCGCATTTTTTTCCGTATCCAACTGCATGAGGCGTCCCGCAATAGCATCTCCGAGAATAGTGGCATAGTTTTCCTCGTAGGATTGAAACTCCTGTTTGTTATGCGTTAAATTGGAGTAAATCTGGGCCACATAATAGTAATACATAAAGGTGTTAATTGCCTGGTTGAGGTCAACCTGCGATCGCGCGGCCTTGCTGAGCCCAAGCTCTTCAACTGTTAGGGCAGCACCGCCTACCCTTGTACACTCGCAGTCCTCCTCGCCTCCATACTTTTTTTGCACAATATCGGTATAAAAATCAATAATCTGTAGCAAGCGAGAGCAGGAGTCATAAAGATTTTTAAAATTAGGGTCGGTTTTAGATATCTCCTCCAAAACATTTTTAACAAGCGTAAGCTGTGTTAAGAAGGTTTCGCGTTCTTCTCGTGCGGCCGCATTGGTGTAAAAGCCGATAAGACTTAGATCAAGTGCGATGGTGCCCATATCATTAATGCGCGAAAGAGCATCTCGAAGCCTCGTTATGTTCGGCGTCAAGGCAATTTCTTTAACAAGTTTGATGCCTATTTTTTTCACATTTTCCAAAAAGTCGTTATAGGCTTGTGTGCTTTTATTCAAAAATTCCATGAGGATGTGCTTTCTATCCAGTCTTTGCGCTTCAATCCTCCTATCTAGTGGCGTTTTCTCCTCATCGCCCCCCTTTTTGGCACAACTGTTCTCAAGGATTTTGTGGCGTTCATTAAAGGTCTGTCGCAACAGGTTCACGGCTTTTTCAAACTCAGCAATGTTTTCTGCGGAGACAAGACCACTAAACCTTTTGAGGTCAAGCTCCTTGTCAAACTCCGCCCAGTTTTTGCTTTGAAGGTACTGTTCAACCTTGAGTCCTACTTTCTGGAGAGCCTTATTAATTTTATTCGCAACAGACGCAGCAATACCTAGATTACAAAGTGTGTACGAAAGTACTTTTCCAAAATTTTTGGTTCCCAAGACACTATTTGTATCATTTAAAAGTTTAATAATATCCACCTCATCCGTCTGCAGTTTATCAAGTTCCTTTTGGGTGGGAGTTAAAATATTGTCAATAAAATTCGTTAAAATGTTGATTTGCAGGTTTTGTTCATTTAAAAGTCGACGATATACTGCTTCAATCATGGTGACTGCATTAATGACTTCCTCATTGGGGGCTGCTTTGGTTACCTCCGTCACCATGCGCTCGTGAAGTTGCTTAATGGCGTCGTTTAACAGCTTGATATTTTCAAGTGTATTTTCTATACTGCCGTGTACATCAAGATACTCTGCGCGCAGTCCATGAGTTAGGGAGTTAATGTACAGAACTATTTGTCGACATATACTGGCGGCCCCTTCGGTGGTATCTATAAGCTTATCCTGACCTAAATCAATAAATTCCTGGTTAATGGCGTCTGCAATCATTTTACAGACGGTCTCCTGTTTTTCCGCATTTTTTACAAAGGTGGAACCGGCTCGAGGATCGGGCAGTTGTTTTTTGATATCTTTAAGAATATCTTCGATGGGCTGCTTTGTGTCTACTTTGAACCCTATTTTGGCAATCGCCCTGATAATTCCTTCTATAATCCGCAGCTTTGCTTTACTCGATACGGAGTCTATGTGATAATCTTTAATGTGTTGTACAGGATTTTTGTCCCCCCCGCCATTAAAATATCCTCCCCCTGAAAAAGGACGAGTTTGTCTTTGTATATGATCCTGTAACTTCGCATATATATTTGCTTCTGATGAAGGCAGTGGTCTACTAGAGGTTGAAGATCCACGGTTACCCATTATAATAAAAAAAAATAAAGATTTAAAACTACAAATATTTTGCTGTTTATAAACCCAATCATATAAGACTAACTAAAACATTAAATGTAGGTGAGATAAAAGCTTATTTTTTTTTTAAAAGTTTAATAACCATGAGTCTTACCACCTCTTTTTCTTCTTCCTTTAGAGGGGTTCCATAAATGGTTTGAATAAAATTATGTGCTCTAATAACCTTGTTAAAATCAGGTGCCTTTCCATATTGTTCAATATGTTGCACAGTCTTTTGTGCAAGCATATACAGCTTGGAGTCTTTAGGTACCTCCGATGAGGGCTCTTGCTCAAACAACGTTTCAAAGGAGGATGTGCATTCATTGGTTTCATTATCATTTTTTTCATGAATGTTCTCCGAAGATGCTGAGGATTCCGTCTCCTCTTCAAACAGCACATGCAGAATCATATTCCATTCTTCTTGAGCCTGATGTTCAGTATACCCTTGCCCTGCATATATACGAGCAGATTTCACAATATCATACTTAACAGTACTAAGCAATGTTTTTATAGCGGTCGTAACAATTCTACCGCTATTGATAATCTCAACAGAAAACCAATTATACAGGCTACCCGCATGAAACACAACTTGTGAAGATGATCTTAAATCCGTTTTGAAGATGACCTCCATTTTCATGGATATATTTAAAATAAAATCCATTCAATTTTAAAATTATAAAATAATAAGAAGATGCCCTCTAATATGAAACAGTTTTGCAAGATTTCTGTATGGCTACAGCAGCACGATCCAGATTTATTAGAAATTATCAACAACTTATGTATGCTTGGCAATTTATCCGCGGCAAAGTACAAACACGGAGTTACCTTCATTTACCCCAAACAGGCAAAGATCCGCGATGAAATAAAAAAACATGCCTACTCCAATGACCCTTCACAAGCCATAAAGACCTTAGAATCACTCATCCTTCCATTTTACATTCCCACTCCAGCGGAGTTCACCGGGGAAATCGGCTCCTACACCGGAGTGAAATTAGAGGTTGAAAAAACGGAGGCGAATAAAGTTATTTTAAAAAATGGAGAAGCGGTCCTAGTACCGGCGGCCGATTTTAAGCCCTTTCCTGATCGCCGACTAGCGGTCTGGATCATGGAGTCAGGCTCTATGCCCCTGGAGGGTCCCCCCTATAAGCGGAAAAAGGAGGGTGGGGGGAATGACCCGCCGGTTCCTAAGCATATCTCGCCGTATACTCCGCGCACGCGTATTGCCATTGAGGTGGAAAAGGCCTTTGATGACTGTATGCGTCAAAACTGGTGTAGTGTCAATAATCCCTATCTTGCCAAGTCGGTCTCCTTGCTGTCTTTCTTGTCGCTCAACCATCCCACCGAGTTTATTAAGGTACTGCCGCTTATAGACTTTGACCCCTTGGTGACCTTTTATCTACTTCTTGAGCCCTATAAAACGCATGGGGATGACTTTTTAATTCCGGAAACCATTTTATTCGGCCCTACCGGATGGAATGGTACAGATCTGTATCAAAGTGCCATGCTGGAGTTTAAAAAGTTTTTTACCCAGATTACTCGCCAAACCTTTATGGACATAGCCGATTCGGCTACTAAGGAGGTAGATGTTCCCATATGTTACTCGGATCCCGAAACCGTACATTCCTATGCCAATCACGTGCGTACTGAAATTTTGCATCACAATGCCGTCAATAAGGTTACAACACCTAACCTCGTCGTGCAGGCCTATAATGAGCTCGAGCAAACCAATACCATACGACATTACGGCCCTATTTTCCCGGAAAGTACCATCAACGCACTGCGTTTTTGGAAAAAGCTGTGGCAGGATGAACAGCGATTTGTTATCCACGGCCTGCACCGCACGTTGATGGATCAACCCACCTATGAAACCTCTGAGTTTGCAGAGATCGTTAGAAATTTACGGTTTTCGCGTCCCGGCAATAACTATATAAACGAGCTTAATATTACAAGTCCCGCTATGTACGGCGACAAGCATACCACCGGAGATATTGCGCCCAATGATAGATTTGCCATGTTGGTGGCCTTTATCAACAGTACTGACTTTTTATACACCGCGATTCCCGAGGAAAAGGTAGGGGGGAATGAAACCCAAACCAGTAGCCTTACAGACCTAGTTCCAACACGGCTACACTCTTTTTTAAATCATAATCTAAGCAAACTTAAAATCTTAAACCGCGCGCAGCAAACGGTTAGAAATATTCTTTCAAATGATTGTCTTAATCAACTGAAACATTATGTTAAACACACGGGAAAAAATGAAATACTAAAGTTACTTCAAGAATAAGTATGTTGATACCTGTGGTGTGTTTTACCTGTGGGTTTCCTATTGGAACCTACGCGGCAATTTTTGACAAGGCTCGTACCGAGTATATTAAAACCAAAATGGGCGGAACATTGCCGCAAAATATCCCATTAGATGCTTCTCTCCAGATTGAGTTAAAAGACCTCATTACAGCTCTGGGAATCCCAATGCGGGTGTGTTGTCGCACTCATTTAATTACTACGTTGGATTATCGTAAATATTATTAATATCTAAAATTGAAAAAATATTTTTAATGTTACTAGTAAAAATGACTACACACATCTTTCACGCAGATGATCTCCTACAAGCATTGCAACAAGCAAAAGCAGAAAAAAATTTTTCATCTGTATTTTCTTTAGATTGGGATAAATTACGCACAGCGAAGCGTAATACAACGGTTAAATATGTTACGGTCAATGTCATAGTAAAAGGCAAAAAAGCTCCGCTAATGTTTAACTTTCAAAATGAAAAACATGTAGGAACCATTCCTCCCAGTACCGATGAAGAGGTTATACGGATGAATGCTGAAAATCCAAAGTTTTTGGTGAAAAAACGTGACAGGGATCCCTGTTTGCAGTTCAACAAATACAAAATCTCGCCGCCATTGGAAGATGATGGTCTCACTGTTAAAAAGAATGAGCAGGGTGAAGAAATATACCCCGGCGACGAAGAAAAATCTAAGTTGTTTCAAATTATTGAACTGTTAGAAGAAGCCTTTGAAGACGCTGTGCAAAAAGGTCCTGAAGCCATGAAAACGAAACATGTTATAAAATTAATTCAAAGAAAAATTTCTAATAGCGCGGTTAAAAACGCAGACAAACCTTTGCCGAATCCTATCGCACGCATTCGTATTAAAATCAATCCCGCTACAAGTATACTAACACCAATATTGCTTGATAAAAATAAGCCCATTACTTTACAGAATGGTAAAACAAGCTTTGAAGAGTTAAAAGATGAAGACGGCGTTAAGGCCAATCCGGATAATATTCATAAGCTTATAGAATCGCATTCTATACATGATGGCATCATTAATGCTAGATCTATTTGCATCAGCAATATGGGCATTTCATTTCCGCTTTGCTTGGAAATGGGAGTTGTAAAAGTTTTTGAAAAAAATAATGGGATTGATGTGAACTCCATTTATGGCTCAGACGATATTTCAACTCTTGTTAATCAGATTGCTATTGCTTAAACAATTTGCTCAAAACAAGCTTATAAACGTTTCTTAGGTATGCGATACGTAAATCCTAATTCTTTAATAAGTTCTTTTTCAGTAGTGATTTTTAGAGGTACTAAAGTTTGATTTTTAAATAATCCATACTGATTTAGCTTATAATTCTTTTTTTTTAACGCAGCTCGAATTCTTATTAAATAAGAAACGGGACCCGTAAAATGAAGTACTGCGTATGGCTTTTCCTCGGCTAAGGCCGTAAAAAGATCAAGTTGATATGTGTTTTTTTTCCATTCAATAAAAAGTACACACTTTCGTTCTCCGCAGACTTTTACAGAAAAAGAAAGATCCTTTATGCGAATGTTGGGCAGGACGTGTTTTAAAAGTTTTTTTTCTGGAACAATAATAAGAAGATCCACGTCATTAAGCATTTTCTCTTCGCGTCTTAAGCTACCAACAGCAACGATGTTTTTTGATAAAATTTTTATAAGTTGTCCATTATATTCAAACGCAAGTCGGGAGCGTAAGTCATTTACAATTTTTTTTCCTTGAATAAGCGTTAACATTTTATATTTAATATTAAAATCTTTTCATTTTATATATTATATACGCAAAATGGCACTTGATGGTTCAAGTGGTGGAGGCTCTAATGTAGAAACATTACTTATAGTAGCAATCATTGTGGTTATTATGGCAATCATGCTTTACTATTTTTGGTGGATGCCCCGCCAGCAAAAAAAATGTAGCAAGGCTGAAGAATGCACATGTAATAACGGAAGCTGTTCCCTAAAAACAAGTTAAAACATGCAATTATATGCATGCATATAAACGCATGCATATAAACGCATACATATAAAATGCGTAAATACTATATAAAAAACTATAACATATCAATCAAGGAATCAACACTTTTATAATTTTCCGTAATATATTTTTCATCCATAATGATGTCAGAGTACATGGTCCCTATGCGAGGAACAGAGCCCATAAGGGTAGGCGCGGCAATACCGTAAATGGGATTCACGGCGGAGTCAACCGCAGCATCTGTCAAGACCTGGACTGGAGACGACAAGGCCATTCGCAACAACACGTTGGAAGGCTCTCTTGCATTAAGCCCTGCCTTTTCTAGAGAGGTAACCTGTCCCGTTCTTGTCATGAGATCTGCGTACATGAGTAAATGACGATGGTTGGGACCCTTGTCCCCCATAACCGTTCTAATTTCACTAATAATTTTTTGCCGTGCCGCTTCTATGCCGTAAAGCTCCATGGTGTCTCCTATAGAGGACGATACGATGGTGTATGGGTCGATGTTATCATCAAGCATTGCGCCAAAAATATTAGTCCCGTTTGTTTTGATGGCGTAGATATTGTCTAGTCTTACCAGTTTCCCCTGGGCATCCACACGGTGGCGCATAAGCTTAACAACATTCGCATTTTTGATGCCTGGTATTCCTCTAATCGTGCTATTTAATAGTTTATCCACCACATTTACGGCAATTTTTTCATCCGTAGCCATTCGGGTATTGGTACTGCGTCTAAAGGCGCTTTCCCGTAGGTATATGCGAATAATGATGGGAATCCCTGAGGCCGTGTTTTCCACAGAATGCATGATGTAGGTGTTGGGGTGTTTAGCTCTTAGACTATTAATAATACTTTCTAGACTAATGCTTTTTAATATCATGGTTGTTTTGTTTAATTCCAAGCGGATACACCAGTTTGCAATATCCTCTGGGGGCTGTAGTAGAGGATGGTTTTCCAGAAAATCCGTCATCCATTCCACATCACTTGCAAAATCGGGGTACATCACATTTTTTTTTGTGCTTGAATACGTTTCGTACAATAGGTGCCACTGCAATATCAACCGTTCGAACGTTATAAGCTCTATGCTGTTAGCAATTTCTTGCGCATATGTTTTATTTGTTTCCACTTCCGGGTTCTTTAGACGTAAAAGCATTTCAGAGGATTGTTCAGCCTCTACGGGCTTCGCGCTAAAGATCTCCTGGGGCCGCACAATTCCCGACTTGTTGGTTCCCCCGGCCACGGACCGGTGGTGGGAGTCCAGCATATATTGTGTCAAGGGCTCTGATACGGACTGCGCCGCCAGGATTCCCACTGCCTCACCGTAGTTAATAAGACTTTGAGTATATTGTAGCCTTATGAGGTCCAGGATGGCACTCATCTGCTCGCAGGTAATGTTTAATGTTTTAACGGTTGCCAGTTCGATGCGAATAAGCATGCGCATCAGAGAGGCAGCCCGTTTAAGATAAACGGGTATGGGCGTTTGTAGTCGTTCCTGAATGTTGTTAATAAACACGTATGGAAGATTTTTGCAAAACGTTTTGACCATCGCGTATTTTTGTAGAATACTTTTTTCGTCGAAGGGAAGCACGCCACTGGTGGAGCTCAGTAGAATGTTTTTTACGATGCTGGCCACGTTTACCGGCACCTGTCTAACATCTGTAAGCAGCTGACTGAAATTAAAATTTTCGACGTTTAGGAAGATCTGTCGATATTTATCTCTATCCTTTTTAAGGCGTGAAAATTCTTCTTCAAACAAGGGCGATTGTATCCCGGTGTACTTGAATTTGTCTTCAAGTTCCTGGTCCGACAGCATGATGGTTTCAAACCGTACGGTTTCAAGCTGGCGCGCATCAAGGCCGTCCTCTCCGTACAACTGCTGCACAAGACGCGTATCGATGGAAACCCGTCGGTAATAATCCACAATACAGGATTGAAGGCCAAAGATGGCTTTACGGTTGGCATAGCCTGTGGATGATGTCGATAATGCTTTGTTGATCAAGTCGAATCTTCCATTCATTTCCCCAAAGATAAATTCAGGGGAGGTAAGGCCCGCAATATAGCTGTTGCAGATGAACCCGTAGGCCTGCGCCTCCAGGGCAAACCTGGGGTAGTACACCAGGGTCCTACCGAAGGAAAACTGGGGTTGAATGCGTTGTGTATTAATTTCAATTTGGCCGATGCCCGCCATGATGTGAATCATATTGGGGTTTGAGCCCTTGGCGCCAGTGGCCACCATCTGAAAAAGCCCATTGGTTTCCGGATTAATGGAATTCATAATCGGCTTTAAAATTCTATCGGGAAATTTAAGCGCATTCAGCTGCAATTTTTCGTAGAAGTCATGCGTTGTCAGGCCTATAGGCGGCATGATGTCTCCATGAAGCAGCCGGTTGTTTATTTCCTCCGACTCAAGCAGCAGTTCATTGATAATTTCTTGGACCTCCTGATGTGCCTCCGGGGTTAGGAGCATGTCGGCCGTGGACACTGTGAATCCGGCGTTGCGCACGTAGTTTAGGGCGAGCTGCTGGGTCGCAAATATCATTTTCAAGGCCTGCTGCGGCCCATACCTACGCGAAATAAGGTGATAGATTCCACCGGAGGAACCCGCTCCGACGGCCTTTTTGTCAAGGACGCCTTCAATGAGTTCGCCGTTGCGTATTTGTGTAGAGATGTCCTGCTTGTTATAATGCATGTAGGGTGCATACACTTCTGAGTACCATGTGGGGGCTCGTTGATAATTGATGGGGGTCTGCCTCAGTAGCATAGATACAACCGATTTGCCATCCAGCAGGTCAGTTGGGGAGTAGTTGGCAAAACAAGGTGGGTCGGTTTGGGTTGTTTGAAACAACCCCATGGCGTGCAGCTTGTTCATCACATTTTTCCCCATGGGGGTGTTCGTGCGTGTAAGCAAAAAGCTTCCCACCGTGGAGTCCTGCACCTGCCCATTAACGGGACCCGAGCTCTTTGTGGAAATGAACCAGTTTCGCACAGAACAAAGTAGTTCGGCCTCAACGCGGCTCATGACGCTCCAGGGAACCCAGAGATTCATCTGATCCCCGTCAAAGTCCGCATTATACCAGGCACATGCGCTGACATTCATTTGAAACGTAGAAATTTTTGGGTTTTCAAGAACGACAATCCGGTGAACCCCTATGCTGCTTCGTTCGAGAGAAGGCTGGCGATTAAAAAACGCGACGTCGCCAGTGACGACGTCACGGTAAAGGATGTCTCCTACCTCCAGCCTAAAGTCTTGTTTGAGACCCTCAATGTCGTGAACGGATTGTGTTATTTGCTTATACACTCTTGAACAACCAGGGTACTGGCGCTTTCCATTTAAAAAATAGGGCATTAATCTATTAATATTATAATGTTGCACTGTTTCCGCAACTTGCAGCGTTCGTGCAAAGGAAATGGGATAGCCAACCTCGTCCAGGTGAAGGTCTGAGTTCCCGCAGATGGTGGACCGGCTGATCGACCATACCTGGCTGCCCAGTAGGGATTTACGAATTCTTCCCTCCTTGCGAGGAAGTCTTCGCATGATGGAGGGAGCAGGGCGTGCCCCCATGACGATCCCACGCTTTCCCGTGCCTCCCTGGGTTGCGGTGGTGGAAACGGAATCCAACAAAAAGTTATAGTAAAGTTGCTGTATGGTTTGCAAATTGCGGTCAATATTTAAAGGTATTTTTTGGCCGCGCACGATTTGTAGGTCCTTCGGGATCAGCAGATTCTTTCGAACCAGATACTGAATCACGTTGTTAATGTCGTGAAAGCTTTGGGGGCCTGACCCGATTCCCAATCTGATGCCAGGTCGTATGCTGATGGGGGGGATCTGAATGGCCTTAAGCACAAGTTTTTCGGGATGGGAGTTTTTACTTCGCCCCAGTTTTACAACGGTGTCGTAGGTTACGCGCGAAAAAATCTCTCTGATGATCTGCGGGTACAGTTTGTCAATCTTGCCCTGCTGATCCGCCCAAAAGGTAAAATAATCTTCCGAGTCCTTAACAATTTTGGGGTGTACTGCCTTACAGACGTAGCACTGCTTTCCTTCGGTTTGGCTTGAAGCCGCTTCAATAAGACGCTTAGGCCTAATAAGGTGCTCGTACCTCTTTAGGTCAACGATGGGAGCCCCGCAGTTGAGACATATAACCCTTAACCATCGTCGTATTTCGGCGATGAAGAGCGGCTGAAGCACCGGAGCATGCATCTGCAGTATCCCAGGGTGTCCCATACATTGCTTGCGCTGGTGTGAGCAAGTGATGCATTTATAATGGTGATCGGTGGTTCCCATTCGCGCATCATAGATACCCCCTTCGGCGGGAAGGGTGCCCTCAAATAAATTAGAAATGGTAACCTCCATAACGCCTTGCCTCTTATGATCATTGTCACCGGCAATATTGAACTGAACGGCGGCTATTTCGGCATATCCAGCCTCCATATTTTTGCTAAATACATAATAAAACTTCAAATGTTAAAAAAAAATAACATCGGTTGGCATATTTTTTTGTTAAAACCAAGTGTTAAATGATTTCTAAAACATTTATCGGTTCACGAAAACCTACCGCACGGGCCTGAAGAGGAATGCCAGTTTTGGGGGAAAGCTCGGCATATTCCACGGTAAGCTCTTTTCCATAAAGATGTTTTTTAAATAAGGCGGGCGTGAGTTTTTGAAAAAGAGCATAACGATCCGCGTACGTCAAATGCTTAGGAGTGACTACAAACCGCTTTTTGTTTGGCAATTCGCAAACCCATAAAATGGCGCCTAAGTCCTTTCCCTTTTTTCCCTGAGTATAGTCCACTAAAATAAATTCAGCGTCTAGCAGCGGTTTCAGCTTGGCAAGATGCGCTGAGTGGTAGTTGTTGTATCCCGGCTCATAGGGCCCATTGGCATTGCGTACGATGGCTCCCTCGTAGCCCTCCTTAATAAACTGCGCCTTAAGCCTAAGGGCCTCATCCACATTCTTCACGCTAAAATTTTCAACTTGGTGGATAAAGGTAAGATCTTCCTTCTGTTTAAAAATATTTGTTAATAGCTGTTGTCTCTTGTTGGAAGGCATTTGAAGCTGATCACTCCAAAAACAGTCAAACACGTAAAAGTGCAGCTCGGAGGAATCTGTCTTCGCATTCGCCTGCCCCGCGATCCATTGCAGAGGTTTGCGGTGTAAATAAAGCTCACCATCCAAATATACTCTCACGTCTATAAATAAATAAAGCTGTTTGAGCTCTTTTTTAATATTGTCAAGACCTAAAAATTCCTTTTTCGTGCGCGAATACAAGAGAATGCTACCATCGCCCTGCTGGCAGGCCACAGCTCGAACGCCATTACGCTTGCGCTGCACGATGGGATCTGTTTCTTCTTCAAAAAATGTCTTAGGAATTATATTAAAATATTTTACCAGCATAGGGGGGATAATTCCTCTATTTGTGTGGGCTCCCCGCTTTTGTCTGGCATGGCGATTATATTTACTAAGGGCGTCCTTGAATGCCTGATGGACTACCGTTGTGGCATTTTTTTTACCCAAGTTTTTTCCCTCGGTAACACGTGTCATTTTTGATATCCGCACCGCCCCTTCTTCCACAAAAAATTTTGTGAAAATTTCAGCAACGGCGTCTTTTACATCTGTGGAAAACATCTCATCTGTGATGGGAATGATCGTGTTGTGCTGCACCACTTGCACACAAATAATCCATGAGGCCTTTTTTCCGCTTTTCGTTTCAGACTCAATCGGAGGAAAACAAAAAATGTTGTTTGAATATTGCCCAGGAAATTGATTTAGCATGGTTTTAACAATAAAATAAGCCTATCAATTTTTTTATAATTTGAATAGTTATTCCAAATTCAATATGGCTTCTTTAGATAATTTAGTGGCACGATATCAGAGGTGCTTTAATGACCAGTCTCTTAAAAATAGTACTATTGAACTTGAAATACGTTTTCAACAGATAAATTTTTTATTATTCAAAACCGTATATGAGGCACTTGTGGCACAAGAGATCCCTAGCACCATCTCCCACAGCATCCGCTGCATCAAAAAAGTTCACCATGAAAACCACTGCCGGGAAAAAATTTTGCCGTCGGAAAATCTTTACTTCAAAAAACAGCCTCTCATGTTTTTTAAGTTTTCAGAGCCTGCATCTCTGGGCTGTAAGGTCTCGCTGGCCATCGAGCAGCCCATTCGTAAATTTATCTTGGACTCCTCCATTCTCGTTCGGCTCAAAAATCGTACGACCTTTCGGGTATCTGAACTTTGGAAAATAGAGCTTACCATTGTAAAGCAGCTGATGGGAAGCGAGGTCTCTGCAAAACTTGCCGCTTTCAAAACGCTTCTGTTTGACACCCCAGAGCAACAAACGACAAAAAATATGATGACGTTAATAAACCCAGATGACGAATATCTTTACGAAATAGAAATAGAGTATACAGGAAAGCCCGAATCCCTAACGGCGGCAGATGTTATAAAAATTAAAAACACGGTGTTGACACTTATTTCTCCAAACCATTTAATGCTAACAGCCTACCACCAGGCCATTGAATTCATTGCCTCCCATATACTGTCCTCAGAAATCCTTCTTGCTCGTATTAAGAGCGGGAAGTGGGGGCTTAAACGCCTCCTCCCCCAGGTGAAATCCATGACCAAAGCGGATTACATGAAATTTTATCCGCCCGTTGGCTACTATGTAACGGACAAAGCAGATGGAATTAGAGGCATCGCCGTCATTCAGGACACGCAAATTTATGTGGTTGCAGACCAGTTATACAGCCTAGGTACCACCGGCATTGAACCCCTTAAACCAACCATTTTGGACGGTGAATTTATGCCTGAAAAAAAAGAATTTTATGGGTTTGACGTCATCATGTATGAGGGCAATCTATTGACGCAACAGGGGTTTGAAACAAGAATTGAGTCTTTAAGCAAGGGCATTAAAGTCTTACAAGCGTTTAACATAAAAGCAGAAATGAAGCCCTTTATTTCGCTAACAAGTGCAGATCCCAACGTGCTCCTCAAAAACTTTGAAAGCATTTTTAAGAAAAAAACTCGCCCATATTCTATTGATGGCATCATTTTAGTAGAACCTGGCAATTCTTATCTAAATACAAACACCTTTAAGTGGAAGCCCACCTGGGATAACACATTAGACTTTTTGGTGCGAAAATGTCCGGAGAGTTTAAACGTACCAGAGTACGCGCCCAAAAAAGGGTTTTCCCTGCATCTACTATTTGTAGGCATCTCCGGAGAGCTTTTTAAAAAATTAGCGCTAAATTGGTGTCCAGGATATACGAAACTATTCCCCGTTACACAGCGCAACCAAAACTACTTTCCAGTACAGTTCCAGCCATCGGATTTTCCATTGGCATTTCTTTATTACCACCCAGATACCTCGTCATTTTCTAATATAGATGGAAAGGTCCTTGAAATGCGTTGTCTTAAGAGAGAAATCAATCACGTCAGCTGGGAAATTGTAAAAATCCGGGAGGATAGGCAGCAGGATCTTAAAACCGGCGGGTATTTTGGCAATGATTTCAAAACAGCCGAACTCACATGGCTTAACTATATGGATCCCTTTTCCTTTGAGGAGCTGGCAAAGGGCCCTTCTGGAATGTACTTCGCCGGTGCCAAAACCGGCATATACCGCGCTCAAACAGCACTTATTTCCTTTATTAAACAAGAAATCATCCAAAAAATAAGTCACCAATCCTGGGTTATCGATCTTGGAATAGGAAAAGGGCAGGACCTAGGACGTTACCTGGACGCAGGGATAAGGCATCTTGTTGGGATCGATAAGGATCAAACCGCGCTTGCGGAGCTTGTTTATCGAAAATTTTCGCATGCTACGACCCGACAGCACAAGCACGCTACCAACATTTACGTGTTGCATCAAGACCTCGCAGAGCCTGCGAAAGAAATCAGCGAAAAGGTACACCAAATTTACGGGTTTCCCAAGGAGGGAGCTTCTTCCATTGTTAGCAACCTGTTTATTCACTATCTTATGAAAAACACGCAGCAGGTGGAAAACCTGGCCGTTCTGTGCCATAAGCTTCTTCAGCCGGGGGGAATGGTGTGGTTTACCACCATGTTGGGAGAACAGGTCTTAGAATTACTTCATGAAAATAGAATAGAGCTCAATGAAGTATGGGAGGCTCGTGAAAACGAAGTGGTCAAATTTGCTATTAAACGTCTCTTTAAAGAGGATATATTACAGGAAACTGGGCAAGAAATTGGAGTCCTGTTACCCTTCAGCAATGGCGACTTCTACAATGAATATCTTGTGAACACAGCGTTTTTAATTAAAATATTTAAACATCACGGCTTTTCCCTAGTTCAAAAGCAGTCCTTTAAGGACTGGATTCCAGAATTTCAAAACTTTAGTAAAAGTTTGTATAAAATTCTTACAGAAGCCGATAAAACTTGGACAAGCCTTTTTGGGTTTATTTGTCTGCGCAAAAATTAAATATTTTTTCATAAGAAGTACTACCCAGGTTTTAAAGAAATAGCTAAAAATATCATATGGATACTGCCATGCAGCTTAAAACGTCTATTGGTTTAATTACATGTCGTATGAACACCCAAAATAACCAAATAGAAACTATTCTGGTTCAAAAACGTTACAGCCTTGCTTTTTCAGAATTTATTCATTGTCATTACTCTATAAATGCTAATCAAGGTCATCTGATTAAAATGTTTAATAACATGACAATTAATGAACGACTGCTTGTCAAAACACTGGATTTTGACCGCATGTGGTATCATATTTGGATTGAAACTCCAGTCTACGAACTATACCACAAAAAATACCAAAAATTTAGGAAAAATTGGCTTCTCCCGGATAATGGGAAAAAGCTTATTTCATTAATCAACCAAGCAAAGGGCTCAGGAACACTTCTATGGGAAATCCCTAAGGGTAAGCCGAAGGAAGACGAGTCGGACCTTACCTGTGCCATACGGGAGTTTGAAGAAGAAACCGGGATTACCCGCGAATATTACCAGATTCTCCCAGAGTTTAAAAAATCTATGTCATACTTTGACGGTAAAACAGAATATAAGCATATCTACTTCCTTGCAATGTTATGTAAGTCGTTGGAGGAACCCAATATGAATCTTTCTTTACAATACGAAAACCGAATTGCCGAAATTTCTAAAATTTCTTGGCAAAATATGGAGGCTGTACGTTTTATTAGCAAACGCCAGTCATTAAACCTGGAGCCTATCATCGGGCCTGCATTTAATTTTATTAAAAACTATTTACGATACAAGCACTAGGATGCCGCATTAAAATGCCACATAAGGTAATACACTAGGAATGTCGCACACGCACAAGAATACAACGTCGCCGGAGATTTATTATCTAGTACACGTTTTATGTATGTACAATCCGCCTTCATTTAATATATTGAGCGGATGTACTATGTATTTATTTTAACAAAAAACATTATTTTTTTTTAATCTTCATCATCTGTTTTTATAAACTCAGTAATATCAAAAGTAGCTTGTGGGGTTTCAGAGGGTTCACCTTGGTTATCCTCCGTGAGGATAACATGTTCTTCAGGTTCGTCGTCACTGGAGAACCCATCATTTAATTCCTCTTCACTCAACATCTGTAAAAAATCTTCCAAGCTTTCGCTATCGTTAAAATCCTCATCATCCATAAGAATAATGGTACCTTCCTCATCGTTTCCTCCTTGTTTCGTGTCTAAATAGGCCTGCATGGCATTTGCAAAAGTATCAAAATAGGCTGAGTCAGATTGCTGTTCCAAAATATGGCCTTGCGTATTAAATGTGGTTGCATCGTTGTTAAATGCTTGCAAATACAGTAAGGGATTTATATCCATTATTATTAAGCAAAAAAAATTTAAATTATTTTTCGACCGATGTTAGGTAAAATTAAACAATTGCTATAGGTGTTAAGCAATGTTTATTGATTTTAAGTACTCAACAACCATGATGTAAATACTATACAGCACTTTTGGATTTTTAATCAAATCCAGATTAATACTAACTTCTTTTGTGATACAGTTCGTAATAATAGTATCCTGCTCATCGTTTTGTAAGATTTCTTTTAATATATTTTTTTTTACCGGGATACTAAGCAATTGATTATTTTCTTTTAAAAACTCCTTTTGATATTCAATCGTCTTATTCATTGAATATTTGTATATAACTATAATTACAAATGTTCAATGAATTGTTATTCATGTCGGGAGATGGCTATTTAAAAATCATGTCCTATTTTTCTTTGCTCAATAAGCATCCAAATATTTTCATGGCGTTTTATTAATTGTTCATTATTGAACGTATCACAAAGATCATTTATAAATTGCAGATAGTTTATTATTTCTTTCAAGAGAGTAACAAACATTACTTCAGCAGAACATATAATAGGTAATTCAGTGGCGTTAAAAGAATTTTGATCTTGTTGATACGCCAATGGCGAGGACTTAAGGAGATTTGGGGGTCTTGCCCAAAACCCTAGGCTGCTGTTCTTGTTTTTTAGGGCGTCATAAAGAAATGAAAGCACATTGCAAGGCTTAAGCCGCGACATCTCCTTCCCCTTGGGCCCTTTCCATATTTTTAGATCTAAGATCTCATCCGAGCTTATAGAGTAGGTATAGTAAAGTTTTTCAAAAAAGCATATCTGCTTGAAGTCTTTTTTAGAACGACTTTCAAGAAGCATTTCTATAATGTTAACAAGTTTTGTTAGGTTTAAGGCCTGTTCCTGTGTAAGCTCCTCTTGCACGTGATAGACTGAAAAAGTGTGCTTAGGAATGAAAATACTCCCCGTGGCACTGGCCTGTTGTCTGCCAGGTATATAGTACACGCTGCTGTTAGCAAGCTGTACCGGCACAATTTGCCCCACTTCTGCAACATTATTTTGCGATTCGGACGAGGGTATGACAATAGTTACGGGTTCAGTCAATAGGCTTTCGCCGAGAATAATATTACTGTCATTTTTAATAATTTTAACGGCCGCTATTAAATCAAAGGCATTTAAGTAAGAAACAACAGCAGAAAATCTTACATGCATATATCCTCTTCCGCTATTATTCGTACGCATAATAAAACAAGGGGAGCGTTGTATAACGCCAGTAATATTAAGAATAAAACTGTTTTTGAAACACTTACCCACATAAATGTTTTCAAGCTCCTTCAAAAGATGAGCCTCCACATTTGTACAAAAATTGGTAGGATCATCAATATTCAACGTTGTCTCAAAAATTTTTTGGTCGATCATATCTATAATATATTCTGTCTATTTCAATTTAAATAATATACGAATAAATAACGAGATTATTTTATTAAATAAGCAATGGTGTATACACTTTGTATTTACTTTGAGATATACTTTGTGTATCACAACGTGCCCTAAGATGTGTGCACAAGTGACGGCATTTTGTCGTTAAAAAGGTAAAACCAGCGGATTCCATCCTGCATTCCATTTGGTTGATTACGAGCCTCCATTTCTTTTTGCAAAAGGTTATTGCGAATGAGTAAGCAGAGCTTGATGGCACTAATCTTTGTAAGGTTTAAACTTATGCCCAATTGGTCAGCAATTTTTTGTTGCTCCTCCCGTCCGCGTGTTTCGCATACGGCTCCCCGGTTTAGCATGCGAATATCAGTAATCTCATTCTTTTTTAAAACCTGGATAGGTGGGCGGATTTTAAATTTAAGGGCCTTTCCCTTGCTTTCCATATAGCCTATGACGATGTCGTTTTCTTTTCGTTTAACATTAATATTAAGCATATAAAGCGGAATTTCATGCCAGGTTTTATCTTCTCGCGAGGTAATAAGTCGCACGGAGTCCTCCGTGGCATAGCCCACTAGAGTGTTGTCATCCCCAGGCACGTGGCTTATAATTTTAAAAATGTCCGGAAATGGCTGAATATCTTTTTTTGAAAAAGCGATGAAAAACTTTTTATAAACCTCGACAAGGGCCCCCATACCTGCAAGATTATCTATAATAAGTGCTTCTAGCATCGTATAGTGAAATGAAGCGGGGTAGTGGATGAGTACCTGCTCCATTGGCTCATCCTGAAAATCCTTCTGAAACTTTTCATACAATACTTGAAAGGGTTCTTTGGTCTGCGAGTGTTCGAGGTATTTGGTAATACGGATGCTGTGCATCGCGGGAGGCTGAAAATCCCGAATATATGTTTCAATATCTAATACCGGTTCCTTTTTATGGTTAAGCACCGCAGCGACGTACAAATGCTCAGGCTTTGCCGGCACATGCATAATGGTGCAAAGACGATTCTGTATCCATAATTCCTTGCACTGGTTTTTTGAGTAGCATAGAGAAATGAGCGCCAGCGCGAAGTTGTCCTCTGAGAAGAGTTTATTATCGATGGTAATTCCCTGTATGAGCTTGGGAGTGGAAACAGCCTTCCATAGCTCGGAGTACGTCCACACGGGGCGTGCCATAAACAAAGATATAATAATATTAGAAATTGTTTTTACCTCTTGCTCCCCGTATCCATAGGCCTCAAAGGTATTGAGGACGGTGGCTCCGACGTTTGCCGGCGTGATGGATGGACTAAGGGGCAGACTTTCCAACATAGGCTTATCAATCTTAATCTGGTTGGTGAACCCATCAATGGCGTGCTTTCGCAGCGCCTTATCCCCCTCCTGTATTAAAATGTATTCTTTTAATTTTTGTGCGTACTTAGCGAGCTCTGGCCCTCCATCGGGTGTTGTCGATACGTACAAATAAATTGTCACGTTGCGCTCACTGGGGGGGAGCTCCATGTGTGAATTTTTTCGCACCACCCTCCCAAATACCTGAATAAGCCGGGGAATATCAAGGGGCAATGACATAATCATCTCGTACCGCACGGCCTGAAAGTTCAAACCCTCCACAATCACCTTGGACCCGATGAGAATACGCAGCTGGTGGCCTTCCAGGTTGGACGAGGCGTTAAAAAGAGCCAGGCTTCGTTCGCGTACAGCGGGCTCTATTTCGCTGTGCAGAATGGTGAACCGTACTGGAATAAACTGATGGTCGCTATGTGTGTGCTCATCGCGAATCGCGGCGCAGATGGAGCAGCGGGTCGTTCCCACAGGGGACGAAACTTCATTTAAAATGCCATTACTTTGTAAAATTTCTTGCAAGATAAGAACCCCCGACATGCGGACCCGATTGTGGTAAATTAAAATTTTCCCCCGGCCTTGCCGAATAATGGAAAGAATGTCTTTCATCATTTGAGTGTATTTTCCGCTATAAAAGGCCAATCCCGAGATGTGCGTTGGTGGCTGCAGCGACAAAAAGCTGCCACTCACATTAAAGGGGGCTCTACGCGAAGGCTCAATAATCTGTACCCCGTTTTCCAGAAGCCAGTCTGTGCTTGCCATAGAAAGGGCGGTGGGGGTTTCCGTCGAGTTAAACAGGCCGTAAGCCTTGGGTTCCGTTTGTTTTGAAAATTTTGGGTTGGGAAACACCATGTCATAAATGCTGTACGCATTACTCGAGATTTTAGGGTCAGGGCCCAGCTGTTTAAGCGTTTCAAGCTGATACTCAGACATGGGGCATTCGATGAAATGTAAGTACGGCAATGTTTCGTCTTTATAGGACAACATCTTTCCGGCAAATATTCTTTCGGGGTAAAAATTGGTGTTGGTATCCAACAAAAAAGATACCCTTCCGGTGCTCAGTCTTTCCACAAGAGCTAGGGCGTCCTTTTTCCATTTAACGGAATGCCCACTGCTGTCAAACAGTTGCTGGCGCTGGAGGGGCTGGCCGTTGGGCAGCTCATGCCGCGGAACCAAAAGGTTTAACAGGTCGACGTATTCCATGACACTCCCGGTTACGGGCGTTGCCGACATGAAGACGGCCCTGGGGGCCTGGTGAGGTGGAAAGGCATCCAGGACATACTGTAAAGCGATGCCATAATTATTTCGTTCCTGGATATTGTACACGTTGTGTATTTCATCCGCAATGAGCAGTCCTCCCCTAAGTTGCTCCATGATTTTTTGATTCACCCGGATGAGGCCGTTTGTCTCGGCCTCGCTAATTTTTTGCACGAACTGAGATATATCGTTCTCATTCAATGTATCTTCTGCTTCGTCAGAACGATGAAACAGAGAAAGCACATCAAAGTTTTTCTCTTCACCCTTACTCGTAATATTGAAAAGCTTGGATGCAAATTCCTTATAGCCGTAAAACTGAAAAAAGCCTCCGCGGTTTCTATCGGTTAAACGGCGCTTTAACGTACTAACGAACCCATTTAGATGCCGTGATTCGACCGACGTGGTGCTGCCAGACTGCTTTGCAATGTGAAGAAGCCGGTGTAGCTCAGCGACCTCCTTGTAAGAAACAAATCCCAGCTCAGGACGTCTTAGCATTTCTGTTTGAATGATGGCGCGTGTAAAGCCTACCACAAAAATCCAGGGCGCATTTTCAATAAAATTCATGTAGTGGTTCATAAATTGACGCGCGATGGCAATCGCGGCAATGCTTTTTCCCGTCCCGGTCTGCCAGTTTAATAAAAGACGCGAGTAGGGCGTGTTGGGATTTTGAAAGTTTTGGACGAAAAGCTGGGCATTATGCAATTGGAGACCCTTGATGGAAGGAAAGGGCGACGCGTAGGGGTCACACGGAAAAAACGCTCGCCCCCCCTTCTCGCAGCCAGGCCCACCGATCTGGACAAAATGAGCCCGCAGATCACGAATGAGCTCTTTTTGGTCGACAGGAGGGGAAATCAACGATTTAAACTCCTTTCTTCGCGCCAACTGCTGCAAAAAGTCTGCGGCATCCAATTCGGGATACGCCATATTATCATAAAAAAAATAAACCTTTTTATGAAAACTTTTATGTGATTCTGTATTGCAATTGTTTTTTATGAATACTGTAAATAAGCGTATCAACTTGTTTTTCTAACGAAGAGGCGTTATTCTTTTTTTCTGGATATAAAATAATAATAAGTATAATAATTAAGACTAAACAGCAGGCAATCACTATCAAACTCATATTATACTTACTTTTTTATAAAAAGTATTATATCTTATGAATGCGCAAGTTCAGCTAATTGTTCGTCGCTTGGAATGTGGGACTGCAGGGAGGTGGAGTTTTTCCTTTTTCTAAAGAATACCGGGAAATGGTGGTGAGGCTCAGGTTGTTGTACATAGTAGCTAGGAGGAGGTTTAGGTATGCTCGACTTGCAGTCAATAGTCCGGTTATAGTAAACGATGGCAACGATGATAAGAATAATAATGAGCAAAATCAAAATGCCCAGGAGAATCGCAGTTGTTCCGGGATATTTGGCGATTGTATGGGCTAAAAGGCCTTGGGTGCTTTGTTTAATTCCCTCGCGGGTTGACAGGTTATGAGAAAGCAGTGGAGACGTTTCAGTGTCCATTTATTACAATTGAACAGTTATATTAATCTCAAATAAAATATAACACAAAATTAATTATGGCCATGCAAAAGTTATTTACGTATATTTACGAGTTTATTGAATATCGTAAGATGGTGCTGTTGGAAGAAAAGGTACCATATGATAAGTTTGTTCAAATGGTACTTAATACAGGATTTTTTCGTATTAACGCGGAGACGCTGAATCACGGAATCGTATCCGTGTTTATCTTTGGAGCAAATGGCAAGTACGTTCACCACGGAGGCGACATGAGAACGCTTTTAACGAATACGCTTAATGAAAAAAAACATTATGAAGAATTAATTTTAATCGTTGATAAGCCCGTTTTAAGCAAAAAAAATATTTTAGATATAATCGTCGAGCAGCGCGCTGCAAATCCCACGATTGTAATAAACATATATCCCTACCACCTGTTCTGCATTAACATTCCCAAGGTGAGTGCCATTCCTAAACATAAACTAATTACTCAGGAGGAGGCGCAGGAGTTTTTAGGTCGCGAATATCTGCAACCGCAGGACCTCATGCAAATTAGCGCGTCAGACCCCCCGGTGGTCTGGCTGGGAGGAAGACCGGGAGACTTTGTGCAAATTGAGCGGCCCTCAGAGACAGCTATGCACGCTGTTGTTATCCGCTTTATCACCAAGTCCAAAATTTGAGTCCCGTGTTTAAAGATGACAGACAGCTAAGTAAGCATATCTGTAAAATTGTCGATGTCCTCTGTGGATAGAGCGCTTTCCTCTGAGCAGCAAATTTTTTCATACATCTCCATGGGGGATGGCGAGGCTTTAATAGTATGTAGGTCACGTAAGAACTGTTGTATGATGGGATATTTGTCTTTTAAAAACTGGGGATGTTTCATAACTGGAATTATTTGAAAGATAAAGACCTTCCATCCAAAGTAGCCAACCACATTTGGCATTTCGGGACACGCGGTTTCATAAGGCATAGAATAGTGAATAGTGTACTGATCTTTTTGATACAGCGTTTCAAGTAGTTGGCGAAATGTTTCCGCGTCGAGCGTGCCAAAATCTTGAGGAGCCTCGGTGTGCTCCTGTGTAGAGCAGATCGTGATGATTCCCCAGGCAAGCGGGAGCATGGACTCTGGAGGGTGGATATCCGTATTGGTCTCATTATTCGATCCCAGCTGATGAATGCCGCACACGCGAAACATGGCCTCGACGTAGATGCCCATAGAGATAGGCGGCGAAAGGGCAAGACCGGATTGTATTTGCGGCATATAGTAGGAGGGCACCGAGTTTTTTATTTTTCGGTTGAATGGGGACTTTATTTCTACCAGCACGGGGATGCGTTTCGTGGCCTCATAGCGTACGTTGTTAAAAATTGTTTTGATTTCCCAGGACTGTTGAGTGTATCCCAGCGTTAGGTGACAAAACCCATCGGGGCTATTACTATGTCCGGGGTATCCCAAATAGGTCCCATCAATATGAATATTGTCACCTATGACGGTGGTTTGGCAGAACAACTCAAGCAGATCTTTACTAACACGCTCAAAAAGGGTTCCCCAGCTACAAGCAGCGCGGTTCAAATTCTTCTTAAAAAGATTTGCTTTTTCCGCCAAGGTTATATAATAGCTTTTGTAAGGGTTTAAACCTAAAACGCTGGCAAGGTCAGAGCCACCCACCTGAGTGCGACGAATAGCATGCCAGGCATCGGAGCGCTGCTGAGGAGAGTCTTTAAACAGGCGTACAAAGGTTTCCATTATACTTGTTTTAACAGGAATTCAATATAAAAAGTCAACACAGTTTGCAATTTTTCCAATCTCAAGATATAGCCATACATTTTTTTTTCCAATTGGCGAATATGTTTAAGCTCATGTGTTTCAATATTAGCATCCGGAAATTTAAATGCATAAAGATGTTCAAAGGCCTGATTTATACACGTATCAAAGGATCTGTGGTATGTTATTAGCTTCAGCATGTGTGCCAGATCTTCAAGATGGTCTAAATTTATACGGTTTTCCACGTGGTGGATCATGTCTGCCACATCTTGAGCCCCCATCCAGGGGATCACAAGGTACTCCCCCTTAAAGATGATTCGTCGTTTTTTTAAAAAATCATGAAAACGTTTTAAAGCTTCAAGAAAGGGGCAGTTGGGCTTTGACCCCAAAATGCTGACGACGATATCCTCGGGCATGATGTATTCGCAGTGAGGATAGTAGTTTACGGACTCTAATTCAGCGGCCCGCCGTTTTATTTCGTATCTTGCCCAGTTATTCAGAGAGTACTCCACGCCTCCGACCACAACAGACATCCTATCTATTAAAAAATAACAATAAAAACCTTATGAAATCTATGTATAGTGGCCGCTAAAATGTCTATATTAGAAAAAATTACGTCAAGTCCCTCTGAATGCGCAGAGCATCTTACAAACAAAGATAGCTGTTTAAGTAAAAAAATACAAAAAGAGCTCACCTCTTTTTTGGAAAAAAAAGAGACACTCGGTTGCGATTCGGAGTCCTGCGTAATTACCCACCCCGCCGTGAAGGCCTATGCGCAACAAAAGGGACTGGACCTCTCCAAAGAACTGGAGACTCGGTTTAAAGCGCCAGGACCCAGAAACAACACGGGTCTTCTTACAAACTTCAATATTGATGAAACGCTGCAGAGGTGGGCCATAAAATACACCAAGTTTTTCAACTGTCCTTTTTCCATGATGGACTTTGAGAGGGTCCATTATAAATTTAATCAAGTGGATATGGTAAAGGTATATAAGGGAGAAGAGCTACAATATGTAGAAGGCAAAGTGGTCAAGCGTCCTTGTAACACCTTCGGATGCGTTTTAAACACGGACTTTTCAACGGGCACTGGAAAACACTGGGTAGCCATCTTTGTGGATATGCGGGGCGACTGCTGGAGCATCGAATATTTTAATTCGACGGGAAATTCTCCTCCAGGTCCCGTTATTCGTTGGATGGAACGGGTCAAACAGCAGCTATTAAAAATACACCACACCGTGAAAACGCTTGCAGTTACCAACATTCGTCACCAACGGTCGCAGACCGAGTGCGGCCCCTACAGCCTGTTTTACATCAGGGCACGCCTCGACAACGTGTCATACGCCCATTTTATATCCGCTAGGATTACCGACGAAGACATGTATAAGTTTAGAACCCATCTGTTTCGCATCGCATAAACTAATAAAGTTTGAATTCTTTATAGGAATAAAAATGGAAGCGTTTGAAATCAGCGATTTCAAAGAGCATGCGAAGAAAAAAAGCATGTGGGCTGGCGCCCTCAACAAAGTCACTATTTCGGGTCTTATGGGGGTCTTTACCGAAGATGAGGACCTTATGGCGTTACCCATTCACAGAGACCACTGCCCCGCTTTGTTAAAAATTTTTGACGAGATCATCGTAAATGCCACGGATCATGAAAGAGCTTGCCATAACAAAACAAAAAAGGTAACTTACATTAAAATTTCGTTTGATAAAGGTGTGTTTTCTTGCGAAAACGATGGCCCGGGAATCCCCATTGCAAAGCATGAGCAAGCCAGTCTTATCGCCAAGCGCGATGTGTATGTTCCCGAGGTGGCTTCATGTCACTTTTTAGCCGGAACGAACATCAATAAGGCCAAGGACTGTATCAAGGGGGGAACCAACGGCGTCGGGCTGAAGCTCGCCATGGTGCATTCGCAGTGGGCCATTCTTACCACCGCCGACGGCGCGCAAAAGTATGTTCAACATATCAACCAACGCCTAGATATCATTGAGCCTCCTACCATTACACCCTCCAGGGAAATGTTTACACGTATCGAGCTCATGCCCGTATACCAGGAACTAGGGTACGCGGAGCCTCTGTCTGAAACAGAGCAGGCGGATCTTTCCGCCTGGATTTACCTTCGCGCCTGCCAATGCGCGGCCTACGTGGGAAAAGGCACCACCATTTATTACAATGATAAGCCTTGCCGCACGGGCTCTGTGATGGCGCTAGCCAAAATGTACACCCTGTTGAGCGCGCCTAATAGCACGATACATACGGCGACCATTAAGGCCGACGCAAAGCCCTATAGCCTGCACCCCCTGCAGGTTGCGGCGGTCGTGTCCCCCAAGTTTAAAAAATTTGAACACGTGTCCGTTATCAACGGGGTAAATTGCGTAAAAGGAGAACATGTCACCTTTTTGAAAAAGACTATTAATGAAATGGTCGTTAAAAAATTTCAACAAACGATTAAAGATAAAAACCGCAAAACAACATTACGAGACAGCTGTTCAAACATCTTTATCGTTATAGTGGGTTCCATTCCAGGAATAGAATGGACCGGCCAGCGGAAGGATGAACTTAGCATCGCGGAAAATGTTTTTAAAACGCATTACTCCATTCCTTCTAGTTTTTTAACAAGTATGACAAAGTCTATCGTGGATATTCTTCTGCAATCCATTTCTAAAAAAGATAACCATAAACAGGTCGACGTAGACAAATATACGCGTGCCCGCAATGCGGGAGGAAAAAGGGCGCAGGACTGCATGCTACTCGCGGCGGAAGGGGATAGCGCACTTTCCCTGCTGCGCACGGGACTAACCCTGGGAAAGTCCAACCCAAGCGGGCCCTCCTTTGACTTCTGCGGCATGATCTCCCTGGGAGGAGTCATCATGAATGCCTGCAAAAAGGTGACAAACATTACAACGGACTCTGGAGAAACCATTATGGTGCGCAACGAACAGCTTACCAATAATAAAGTGTTGCAGGGAATCGTGCAGGTATTGGGTCTAGACTTCAACTGCCATTACAAAACACAGGAAGAGCGAGCAAAGCTGAGATACGGCTGCATTGTTGCGTGCGTTGATCAAGATCTGGATGGGTGTGGAAAAATCCTTGGACTGCTGCTGGCCTACTTTCACCTGTTTTGGCCTCAGCTTATTATCCATGGTTTCGTAAAACGACTGCTTACCCCGCTGATACGTGTGTATGAAAAGGGTAAGACCATGCCCGTGGAATTTTACTATGAACAAGAGTTTGATGCCTGGGCAAAAAAGCAGACCAGCTTAGCCAACCATACCGTAAAATATTACAAGGGATTGGCGGCGCATGACACCCATGAAGTAAAAAGCATGTTCAAACATTTTGACAACATGGTGTACACGTTTACCCTGGATGACTCAGCAAAGGAGTTGTTTCATATTTATTTTGGCGGGGAGTCGGAGTTGCGAAAAAGAGAGCTTTGCACCGGCGTGGTGCCGCTCACCGAAACCCAGACGCAGTCCATTCATAGTGTCCGACGAATTCCTTGCAGCCTGCATCTGCAAGTAGATACCAAGGCTTACAAGCTGGATGCCATCGAGCGGCAGATTCCCAACTTCTTAGACGGGATGACGCGGGCGCGGCGCAAAATTTTAGCCGGGGGGGTGAAATGCTTCGCCTCCAACAACCGTGAACGAAAGGTTTTTCAGTTCGGGGGCTACGTTGCAGATCACATGTTTTATCACCATGGCGACATGTCGTTAAACACAAGTATTATAAAAGCCGCCCAGTATTACCCAGGCTCCTCCCACCTCTATCCGGTATTCATAGGCATAGGAAGTTTTGGCTCCAGGCACCTGGGAGGAAAGGATGCAGGATCCCCAAGATACATCAGTGTGCAGCTTGCGTCTGAATTTATTAAAACAATGTTCCCCGCGGAGGACTCATGGCTTCTCCCCTACGTCTTTGAGGACGGCCAGCGGGCGGAACCAGAGTACTACGTGCCTGTGTTGCCGCTTGCTATTATGGAGTACGGCGCCAACCCATCGGAGGGCTGGAAGTACACCACTTGGGCCCGGCAACTGGAAGACATTTTGGCCTTGGTGAGGGCCTACGTCGACAAAGACAACCCAAAACACGAGCTACTGCACTATGCAATAAAACATAAGATTACTATACTCCCGCTGCGGCCCTCCAATTACAATTTCAAGGGCCATTTGAAGCGGTTTGGCCAATACTACTACAGCTACGGCACGTACGTCATCTCAGAGCAGCGAAATATAATTACTATTACGGAGCTTCCTCTGCGTGTTCCTACGGTTGCATACATCGAAAGTATAAAAAAATCGAGTAACCGCATGACATTTATTGAAGAAATCATCGACTACAGTAGTTCAGAAACTATTGAAATTCTGGTGAAATTAAAGCCAAATAGTCTTAACCGTATCGTGGAAGAATTTAAGGAGACTGAAGAGCAAGATTCCATAGAAAATTTTCTGCGCCTGCGCAATTGTTTACATTCACATCTAAACTTTGTAAAACCTAAAGGTGGCATTATCGAGTTTAACACGTATTATGAAATTTTGTATGCGTGGCTACCTTACAGGCGTGAGCTTTACCAAAAGCGTCTTATGCGTGAGCACGCGGTGCTTAAGCTGCGCATTATCATGGAAACTGCTATTGTACGCTACATCAATGAGTCTGCAGAGCTAAATCTTTCCCATTATGAGGATGAAAAGGAGGCAAGCCGCATTCTAAGCGAGCATGGATTTCCCCCGCTGAACCACACGCTGATCATTTCCCCTGAGTTTGCCTCTATAGAGGAACTCAATCAAAAAGCACTGCAGGGCTGTTATACCTATATACTATCTTTGCAGGCTCGAGAATTGCTTATCGCAGCCAAAACTCGTCGGGTGGAAAAAATAAAAAAAATGCAAGCTCGTCTTGATAAGGTTGAGCAGCTTTTGCAAGAGTCTCCCTTTCCCGGCGCCAGCGTATGGCTGGAGGAAATTGATGCGGTGGAAAAGGCTATTATAAAAGGAAGAAATACTCAGTGGAAATTTCATTAAACGCTACCGGTTTTATGATGTCCAATAGGTGTTAAGCAATCAGTTCATCAACATTTTTTTCAAGAATTTGAAAAGTTTGGATAATGTTCTGAATACTTTTTTCTAAAAGAGTTATCAAATCTTCTTGTGAGGCCTTATGAATAATTGTTAATACCATTTCTTGCTTATGGGGAACACACTGATACCCCACAAAGCTAATATCAGGAATCATTTCATAAATATATGTTTTTAGCAGATTTCCGATGGTATGGGTTTCATCTTTTATCGTGATAATGGCCTTTGTTTTTTCCTCATCCATGGAAAACAGCACAAGTTCCGGCTGCGGCTCTTCAAAGTTTTCATAAATTTTTTGAATGCTTTGGATTCGGCCAATAATGATCCGGCAGGCGTTTTTTAAATACGTGCGAACGGCCTGGTTGATATGTGGCAGCGGCACCGCTGGAAAGCAAAGCCCCAGGCGGTGGTGACGCGGGTCTGAGGTCATAGAGCTTTGCTTGTAACCGCTAAGCGCCATATATTCTTTTTTATCCGTTGGGTACTGTTCAATGTCAAGGTGGGAAAAATGTGTTTTAACGGCAAGATTAAAGGCGGCATGCTTTCGTCCTATGCCCTTTTTAATATAGATATCCTCTATAATCAACGATTTTCCGGGTTGTAGGAAGCCAATCTCAAAGGTAGGATTAAAAATCGGGTATTTAAGCTTAGGGCCTGCCACCTGGATGAGATCGCGGCTATAGATGGTTTTAACCTCACAGCTATTGTTTAAACTCCGCAGAGCAAATACCAGTGTCTCGTTTTTCGCATAAATCGGAATGAAATTAATGCGGTTTCTAATAAATTGTTCCGTCATAAACAGGTCCGTGGAATCCTCGATCTTATACCCACCGGGCTTAATATCTAGCATATAATTGGGAATTTCATCTTGCAAGACCCGCGACAGGCCGTGGACCGCGGCTCTGCTAATGCCCTTAAAGTCCATAACAACATTGACCGGGACGAGGGGCAACTGCTCCTCGAGCTGAAATAGTTTTTTGGCCGCATTTTTAATAAAGAGGTTGGAAAAGTCTATCAAAAACGGTTTGATTTCCACGTTTTGGAAAATTTTTTCCATTTGTATTATAAATATATCTATATATATTCAAATTATGGTAGTTTATGACTTGCTCGTTTCTTTAAGTAAGGAATCCATAGATGTGCTACGGTTTGTAGAGGCAAACCTTGCGGCGTTTAACCAGCAGTATATTTTTTTCAATATCCAAAGAAAAAACTCGATCACGACACCCCTTCTCATTACGCCGCAGCAGGAAAAAATTTCGCAAATTGTTGAGTTTTTAATGGATGAATATAATAAGAACAATAGAAGGCCCTCCGGGCCGCCGCGTGAGCAGCCCATGCACCCATTATTGCCGTATCAACAATCCTCGGACGAACAGCCCATGATGCCGTATCAACAGCCCCCGGGGAATGATGATCAGCCATATGAGCAAATATACCATAAAAAACACGCGTCGCAGCAAGTAAATACTGAACTGAACGATTATTATCAACATATTCTTGCATTAGGCGATGAAGACAAAGGTATGGACAGCATGTTAAAACTTCCAGAAAAGGCAAAAAGGGATAGCGATGATGAGGACGACATGTTTTCTATAAAAAACTAACGACGTAACAATTAAACAAAAAATAAAAATCATTATAAAATGAATCTTGAATACGTCCAAGTTGTTCAAAAATTTAATCAAGTACTCCTAGAACTTACCAAAAAAGTATGTACCGTTGTGGGCGGGAGCAAACCCACCTATTGGTATCACCACATTAGAAGGGTTTGCTCAGAATGTCCATCCATGCCGATGAGTATGATAGGTCCGTATCTGAATGTCTATAAAGCCCAAATTCTAACAAGGGACAAGAATTTTTTTATGAATTTCGATCCCGCGCATAATGAGTACACCTTTATCATTCAAAAACTAAAAGAAGCAGCCCGAAATATGCCGGAAGACGAATTAGAACAGTACTGGGTAAAACTTTTATTTTTACTTAAAAGCTACATAAAATGTAAGCCCTTTATTAATTAAAGAATTGATGCATAACTAATAAATGGCCGGTCGTGTTAAAATAAAACAGAAAGAGCTCATAGACTCTACTGTAAAAAACAAAAATGTGATGAATCTGTTCCATGAAATTATAGGCTCAAAAGGCAATATTAATTTTAGCGTTGTCTGGCCCAAGTTTAAAAAAATCAAACAGAGCGTTTATGACTACATTTCCACTCTTTCTGTGCTGGAAAAAGCAAACGTTATGCAAAACTTTGAAGCTGATAAGAAACTGTTGGAACTTTTTGTACAAAAGCTGTGGGCTGCCTATGAAGGCTATTTCAAATATCCCGAGATTGAAAAATATGAGGTGGAAGGCCAGGTAAATTTCAATCTCGTACCTCAGTGCGTCCTCGAAAAGTTTAGCCAGTTGTATAGGATAAGAATCAATTCAGAGCTTGTCACACTCATCCTAAACAGCTGTGCCTTTATGAGTAAATATAACGATTATATTCTCAAAAAAGATCCCTACATACTAACCATAACCCCCGGCCTATGCTTTTCCCCCATTCCCAACTTCGAGGACCTAAATTTTAAACATCTTTACAACAGTGATAAAAATTCTCAGCATGACAAAGAGTTTATCATGTTTATATTATATAAGCTTTATACGGCTGCCCTAGGAGTGTACAATGCCATCTCGATTCCAGACATCGACGTAGAAGACCTTGAAAATATCATCCTATCCTCGGTGAGCCAGATTAAAAAACAAATTCCGCGCTGCAAAGACGCCTTCAACAAAATTGAATCTTCGGTACACCTGTTGCGCAAAAATTTTAACACATATTACAGTGACTATGTGGGCTCAGGCTACAACCCAACCATCATTATGGAACAGTACATTAAAGACATATCACAGGATTCCAAGAACATATCACCACGCATTTCCTACCAGTTTAGAACCATCATCAAGTATTACCGCGACATGATTGCCACCAGGCATCAAACGATGGACCCCCAGGTATTAAACCTCGTAAAGCACGTCGAAAAGAAATTAGATATGCTTGATAGAGAAAAAAATTAGTATATATAGTTATGGTGAATCTTTTTCCTGTTTTTACCTTAATTGTGATTATTACAATTTTAATTACGACTCGAGAACTATCCACCACGATGCTTATTGTTTCTCTTGTAACAGATTATATTATTATTAATACACAGTATACGGAACAGCAGCATGAAAACAATACATTTTTCATGCCGCAAAAAAATTCTTTTAACGAATCTTATAATAAAGACAAAAAATCTAATATACATATTCCCTACCAGTGGCTGGCGCCTGAACTGAAGGAAGCTGAGAGCAAGTACTGGTGGGGCAATTATGATCCTCATAGCGAGCCCGTTCTCGCTGGCGCATCTTGAATATCTTCATACGTGGCACGTCACCATCAAAAACATTGCCCAACAGCACGGGCTTGATATAAAGGTGGCCATTGTGGTCTCAACATCGCATTTAAATAATTTTTTGCCAATTTCCGGGGCGCTTAACATCGAATGTATAACCTTCCCCAGTTGCGGCATCAAGGAGATAGACCTCCTATGGGCGCGCATTAAACTATTTCAACATTACTGCGCCATCGGTGCCCGTCTTTTATGGCTGGTAAGTGCTGACATCAGGCCCCCTGTTTCAGCGTGGCCAGCCATCGCCGACAGTCTAAAAAAGGGAGCAGATGCGGTCGTTATTCCCTACCCCTCCCGATGGAACAATCTTATACCTACCGTCATCAAAGAAATAGTTGTCCACCAAAAAAAATGCCTTGTGGCGGTGGATGCACGCCACCTTGATACAGATACCCAGATTGTAGGGGCCGGGATGGGCTGCATCGTCCTAACCCTAAAGGCCCTTATGGTGCGCCTAAGTATTGGCAAACAGCCCGTTAAGATACTGTGGCCCGACCTTCACGGCACTGCCGAGGGCATTCCTCTGGAGGGGGTGGAGGTTGGCTGGTTTTTAAACGCTTATGCGCATAAATTAAATATACGCTGCCTAGGGGCTGATCATATTGCGCAGCACTTAACTTAATTCTTTATTTAAAAAGTCCACGCATCCAGTGGCGGCCTACATTAAGGGCCTACGCACATAAATATACACTGGCTAGAAGTACGCCTTCATTTAAACCATTGAATTATTTATATAATGGCTGCAAACATTATTGCAACAAGAGCCGTGCCAAAGATGGCCAGCAAAAAAGAGCATCAATACTGTCTGCTAGACTCCCAGGAAAAGCGTCATGGGCATTATCCCTTTTCATTTGAATTAAAGCCTTATGGGCAAACAGGCGCAAATATCATAGGAGTACAGGGCTCACTTACCCATGTTATCAAAATGACAGTATTTCCATTTATGATTCCTTTTCCTTTACAAAAAACTCATATAGATGATTTTATTGGTGGACGCATTTATTTATTTTTTAAGGAACTGGACATGCAAGCAGTTTCTGATGTAAATGGAATGCAATACCACTTCGAGTTCAAGGTTGTTCCTGTAAGCCCCAACCAAGTAGAGCTTCTTCCTGTGAATAATAAATATAAATTTACATATGCTATACCGGTAGTGCAATACCTTACCCCAATCTTTTATGATCTTTCGGGACCGCTAGATTTCCCATTAGATACTCTTTCGGTCCATGTGGATATCCTCTCCAATCATATACAGCTTCCTATCCAAAACCATAACCTAACAACGGGTGATCGTGTTTTTATTTCTGGATATAAACACCTGCAAACGATTGAATTATGTAAAAATAACAAGATTTTTATCAAAAATATACCGCCGCTTTCATCCGAAAAAATAAAACTATATATACTAAAAAATCGAATCAGAATTCCGCTATACTTTAAATCTTTAAAAACGTCTAAGTAATAACATTTTTATAGTCTACTCCTAGTTCCGAAATAGGCTGAATTTCTTTTTTAAGTCCTTTAAACCAAGGATGTGATACAAGACTCTTAAAGGAAAGCCGCTTATTTTCATTAATTGTTAAACATTCCGTGATAAACTGTTTTCCCGTCTCTGAAATGTTCTCGGGAATATAATTTTCCCGTTTCAGGATATCATTTAAATAAAAATTTTCTGCACGAAATCTAAAAAGATTAACCGCGACCATACCTATCGTCCACACGGTTAAAGGAAGCTGGTAGTAATAACCATAATAATAAAATTCTGGACACACGTATTCCCATGTTCCAAACATATTATATTGGGGACGGGTTTCGTCTAATCTAACAGCGCTTCCAAAGTCAATGACCTTAATGATCTTTTGATTTATGTCTATAATAAGGTTCTCATCCTTAATATCCCCATGGATAAAGCCCTTCTCATAAATGTTTTGTATAATAAGAATAAGCTGGAATATTATTTTTTTGGCTTCGGTTTCCTCAAGTTTTTTAAAGTAATGATAATGAAGTAGATCAACACTATTTGGAATATATTCTATGATTAGTATATGATACATAGCATTTTCGGTATATTCGATAAGCTTAATAACACCGGGAGTATCTTGCAGGGCTTTCAACACGATGACTTCATTTCCTGGAATTTCTTTTTTAGAAACGTACTTAAATATAATGGGTTGCCCTACTTGATGACCCAAAAAGACGTTATTTCTGCCACCCTCAAACATGGGTCTCGTCGCAATGAAATACATGTGCTGCGTTGTGGAGATCCTTTCCACCTTTGCTGTAGGATAAAACGCATATTGTGCCTGGGGATTTTTTAACATTTTTTTAAGCTGTTGTTCCGGCCTGGACATGTTTTATTAGCTTTATATATAAAGGGTTAGAAGGTTTAATTTCAATATATGCCTTAATGATGGGATTATATTCGTAAAAGGTATAGCCTAATCCTACGTCTTTGTTTTTTTGGTAAAAAAACTGTTTGCCCTCGTAGGATATGCTATAGGCTTTTACTTCGGCTTTTACAAGCGGTTGGCAGGGATTGGGCAAACGTAAATCGCGTTCAAAGTTTTCATGAAAAAGCAAAGCATTTGTGGGCTGACACATCAGACAGCCGCTTTCGCCATTGAAGGCACATTCAATGGCCGCCCTTTTTAGTAAATCGCGGAAAGCAGAATTAAGATGGCTCTTTTCAAGCCCCCTTTCGTGAAAACGCTCATCAATCGTTTTTTGTTCCTGACTGCCTTCGGGAATACTATAAAACATTTTTTGATTAGCCACCGCGATGTACAAAAAAGGCTGTACGGTTTTCTCCTCGGGCGGTAGCGCATCGTGGCTACCAATGCGTATAATGCGCGCCTTCACTTGATCCTCTCGGGCCTTATCCCAGTACGGCTCTAGGATATGAACCTGCCGCCCGTATTTGAGATCCAATCCCTCAGCTCCTGTTTTAGAGACGAGTAAAATTTTAATAACCTCTCCGTGTATATTCAGCGGCGAATTCCAAAGCTGCTGGATCATGTCGCGCTCTTTAGATAAAATTTTCCCTGTAATAAGCGTAAATCGTGTTATTTTGGAGGACAGGACTAACGTATGGGTCGGCCCATCTTCCGCAAAGTTTTTCACCATAAGATCTTTCCCATCCTTATGAAGGAGGATGGTGTTGTGCCCTTCTTCCAATACTTTTAGGGGCTGAAGGCACTGGTAGCCCTCTATTTCTAAAAAGCGGGCCACGACGTGAAGGCCCAATTCCACAAACTGTGAGTAAATGAGCACAGGGCCCGGAGACGTTTTAATATTTTTTAGCATGCGTACTATTTTGGGACTAGAATTTTCTGTGAAGGCCTCTTTGGGCAGCTGCTGAACAGCCTCTGATAATTTTTCATCCTCCTTTACTGTTAGCATTTCGGACGCGAAGATGCTGATCATACGGGAACGCACATAGTAGGAGGAGCCTGACTCTTGCTCCGATCCTGGCAGGCAGAGGGCGGCGGCATTTATTTTTTCATACATTCCTGAGCTGGCGTGCTTTTCCGCGTTTTCAACGTCTCGGGCCAGCAGATATTGCCTATACTGCTCGGGTGACATTTCAACCTTTTCTATAATAAGAGGAAGCTCTGTGGGGAATAGCTTGTTGAGCTCATTCTGGTTTCCAGCGTAGCTTATCATACCCACTAGGCGGTTTAGTAGTTTGTCCGCGTTTAAAGGGCTATTCGTTGTTTTATTGACATAAGCGGTGTAGAATCTTTCATAGTGAAGAGGTAATAAGATTCGCCCGCTTAGCATATTAAAACAGGGCACCATTTCAAAGGGGTCCTTCGAACACGGGGTGCCTGTTAAAAACAGAATACGAATATTTTTAGCTTGCATAATATTATTGTACAGCTGGCGGGCATTTGTTTTATCATTGGCGCTATTGATAATTCCTCTAAAGAGGTTGTGTGCCTCGTCAACGATGAGCAGGCATCCATTTAGGGACCCTCCCGCCTTTATGATCTGCTGCCCCATGTTGTAAGCGTCTAGGGACACAAACCTGAAGCGCCGCGAGATTTTTTGTAGCTCTTTGGAGTGATCCGTCGTTTCCGGATATAAAAGTTTAATAAGCTTTAACAAAGACTGTTGGAAGTTTGAGTGCAACGACTTGGGTGCGATCAGAATCGGGTTGTAAATATGTGAAAGTGAGATGGCAAGCGACAGGCTCAAAATGGTTTTCCCCATGCCCATCTGGTGATAGATGAGGAGGCCCCGTGTGTTTTCCCCCTGGCCTATCCCAAATTTAGGATCCGAAAAGGCGGTGTAAATTAAAAACTGGTAGTATTTCAGGGCTCGTGCAAAGCGGGCAGTGAGTGAGGTGTCTTTGCTTTCCTGAAGCTCTTTATATTTTTCATATACCTCTTTTAGGTATGCTTCTATTTGGACGGGGAAGGAGGTGTTGTTGTGCACGCAAGACATGACTCGTTATAAGGATCCCATATTAAAACTTCATTAGAAGAATAGGGCTGCTGATAGCTAGCGCTGCACTTAAAAATGGGGTAGCCCTTTTTCTTGTAAATCCGGTGCCTGTCGTAGACCTGGCTAGAAAGCGGGCTTAGTGTATCTTTAATGTCCACAACGATGCGTACCTTTTTTTCATCCGATCCCTGCCGGGTAATACGTCCCAAGATTTGCTCCATGTTGTTTCTGCGGGGCGTTGCCATGATGATCGATGTCATATGCTTGAAGGAAATGCCTCTACGCCCGTAGCCATAGGTCAGCAAGATAATGGAAGCGCTGTGTGCCTGAGAAAGAGCGGTATTTGAAACCCCGCCGCATAGGAGCGCCACCTCCGGAACGATAATTTGAACATCTTTGAATTCTTTGGAAAGCGCCTGATAAAAAATTTCTAAAAGTTTGCGAAATTCCACGAAAATGATGATGCCATACGGCTCATCGGTCCCCCATTTGTGAGGCTCAGCGGTATGCAGGGAGTAAAGCCGCTTTGCCTCATTTACGACAAGTTGTATACGCGAAGGATCTTGAAGTAGTTTATCAATGGTGGCAATGGCCGATACCTTTTCATTAATATACACAGGGCTAACGAAGTCAGGATGTCCCTGATATTCGATTTCCCTCACGTACCCGGAAAAGGTTGTGGTGGGACTTACAGTCCTCTGGGGCTGTCCTAGATGGTGAATAATAATCTTGTCCATACCATCGGGCCGGTCCAGGGGTGTAGCGGACAGTCCTAATATCCGACTAAGTTGTATTTTCCAAAAAATTTTGTAATTCTCCGGCGAGTGTAATTCATGTGCCTCATCTAACACGACTAGACCAAAGGGCTCAAAGAACTGCTCAGGCTTCTTGCGCAGGGTATTAATGATTCCCACGATGACGTCGTACTCTTTGCTCGTCATGTCCTTTTTCTTGCACGCTGCATTATTGTAAGCAGCTACACGTAGGTGGGGCAGGAGCAATGTTAGCTCGTCGATCCACTGTATTTGAATCGCCTTGGTGGGCACGATGACCAGGGTAGGGTACAAAAGTTTTTGAATAATGCTGATCGCAATACGCGTTTTCCCCAAACCGGTATTTAGATGTAGGTAAAAGCGCCCATAGGGGGACAGGAGCTTTTTATGAATCTTATCGACCATTTCTTGCTGGTAGTTAAATAGTGGAAATTCTGTTTCAACGCATGGGAGGGCCCGCAGCGACACGGGGCGCGTCGTGTAAACCATGTTAAACATTTCAAACTGCTTTTGCAGCAATATGGGAAAATAAATGTATTCCCCCTGCAGCGTGAAGGCAGTTTCCTGTCTTATGGCTATGTGCTTTGGCTGCCCGGGTAATGCCCGCGCCGTAACGGTGAGCGCCTTAAGAACGCGCCCGAAATCATGTTGTAATTTACTTTGTAGCTTCTTATAATTTATTCCTATTCCAGCAAAGGATATAATGGCCTCCATTCTCACGCTGGACGGGTTATATGCAGAGGTTCCAAAATTCTTACCAGAGGCGTTACGAGAGGGCTGTGCTGGCAAGAATCCTCTAAGCTTTTATATTCAACAAATTTTAAATTTAATGGGATGTGACGGTAACGAGTACCATGTTCTTTTTACCAGCAGCTCCGAGGAAGCAAATACTCATATGATCATGGCCGCCGTGCGTCGCCATTTGCTGCGGACGCAGCAAAGGCCTCATGTCATTATCGGAGCAGCCGAGCCCCCTAGCGTCACCGAATGTGTGAAGGCATTGGCGCAGGAAAAACGCTGCGTATACACCATCATCCCCCTAAAAAATTTTGAAATAGATCCTGTTGCGGTATACGATGCCATACAAAGCAATACCTGCTTAGCGTGCATTTCAGGCACTAATGCTGTTGTCAAAACGTTCAACAAACTCCAGGACATCAGCAACGTGTTAAAAGGTATTCCCCTGCACTCAGAAGTGAGTGATCTTGTTTATCAAGGATGTATTCAACAAAATCCGCCCGCTGATAGTTTTTCAATAAATAGTCTCTACGGCTTCCTGGGAGTCGGTGTTTTGGGAATGAAGAAAAAGGTCATGCAAGGATTGGGGCCGCTCATTTTTGGAGGAGGGCTGAGAGGCGGAAGCCCTAATATACCCGGAATTCATGCCATGTATAAAACGCTAACCCAGCAAAGGCCTTCTATGAAAAAAATAAATACAATACATACGCTGTTCATGAAAACTTTAAAAAAACATCAGCATGTATATCTACCCATAGGGGGCGTGTCTGCAGAGGACACGTCTGCAGAAAACATATCTACAAAAGACATGCCTGTTGAAGGCCCGAAGGGACTCCCGGGCTATATTTTATTTAGCGTTGGCCGTCGCGCCGAGGAGCTACAAAAAAAAATTTTCACTAAATTTAATATAAAGGTTGGCCGTGTTGTTGACTTACAAGAGATACTGTTTCGTATCAAAATACCCCAAAAATACTGGGAGACATTATTGTTCATCCAATTAAGAGATAATTTGACCAAAGAGGACATAAAAAGAGTTATGGTTGTTTTGATGCATTTAGATACCATCACTCCTCGTGGCTCTCTTCCTCCTCCGAGCCACTCTTCTTCTTTTTCTTAATCGTTTTTGTTTGTTCTATAATAAGGGAAAAGAACTCCGTGGGATCTTGTTCCCCGTACAGGTTATCTGCGACCATAAGGATGCTTAGAATGGTAAACAGGTGAGAATACATAAGGGTTTGCGTTTTAAGAAAACCCTGACGTTGAATCATAATTGAAAACACCTTGCAAAGCCGACTCATCAGTTGTTCTGTAATGGCGTTAAGCATTTTCTGGAATTTTTCTTGGTTTTCGGGTGTGATTTTATATTCATGTAGAAAGTGTTTCACACCTGAGGAGAAGAATCTTTCCTCCTTCGAGAGCCCATCTTTGATGATGGGAAGTTCCTTGATCAGGGCAAACCATTCCTCCTCTTGGGCTTGCGGATTCTGAAGATACTGATGGCAGATATGGTTTAGAATGGTGCACACGTAGCTAATAAGCTCTGAGCTGATTCTTTGGTTGGTTTTCAAATGTTGGCGAAAGTAGTTTTTCACCGAAGTGCATGTAATAAACGTCTTCATTTTCTTATAATATACAACAGTATGTTGAGTCTTTAATTTAAAATTACAAGGAGTTTTCTAGGTCTTTATGCGTATAGGTGTTTCTTTGTCGTAAATTTTCAATAGCCGACATTGTTTGTGAAGCAGTGTTCTGAGTAGTGACTGTCGTGTAAGGCTCAGCCGGATGAGCAGGAGCACTCGCGGCCGCAGGTGCGGCCGCCGGCCCGCCAGTTGCCATGACTAGTCTGTCCGTAACTGGGTTGTCCGTAACTGGTTTGTTTGTTGCTGGTCTGTTTGTTGCCGGTCTGCCCGTGACTGGCTTGCCTACACTTGCTGTAGTCGCTCCAGCTGGTTTAGAGGTACCTGGTTGTGGAGTGACTTCTACCCACTGCTGATCTTGATAAGGATTTATAAACTGTATATCTTCCTCCTCAATAGCAGCAGCTTTTTTCTTTCTTGAAGAGAATAGATAGATTAGAACGATGATAATGATGACTAAGACCACGATAGCAATGAGAATAGTATACATATGTGTGGAGAAGAAGCTTGGTGTAGTGACTGGTGACAAACACTCACCATAATGCCGCGGATAAACCGGTTGAAAAAATTCAGAATCCATTTAAGATACTATTATAAATAATATATAAAAATGTTGTGGCGCAATGAAATTACAGAATTTATGGACCAACTTTCCAAGTATTCTCAAGAAATCTTAAAAACGTTTAAGCAATTGCGTCCTAGTGAATATAAACAATACAATGAATTTTTAACACAAGTTACACCGTTGCTGCAAAAAACCCCTGAAAAAATTCCAGAGTTGGTTGACCATATATTCAATTACCTAGACAACGTTGAAAAAATTTGTGAGCTCCTCGTGAATGCTAGCTCAATTATTATTAGTTCAAAAATACGAGAACAAGTAAAACACGGAATGAGCTTCAGCTATAAAGCCGACCTCGACTCCTTGGCGGACATTCTCTCTCAAAAACAGTACGTGCTTATGCATCTTTCAAAAAATATTGCGGCCGAGTATTTTAATACGTGTTTAAACCAAGGGAAATCCAAGTTAGATCTCAAAGCTGCCTCTGTATTTTATAGTAGTCGTTCCCGAACGGCAAGCTCAGCAGAACTCTATAGAAAAATGCTATACGCCTATGGTTCACCGCAGGAAATTAATTATTATACTGAAAAAGCCCGAAATAAGACGTTGGATGTGGAGGAGAGCGACAGCATGGCCATCATCGAACGAACGGCCCGACACAACCTTTCCCTTATGCACCCGCTAGAAGCCATGGGGCTTACCTTTGGGGCAACCAACACGGACGCCGACCCGGAGGATCTGAAGGACAAAACGGTGATAAATTTAACGCTCCCGCAGGCAACAGAAAGCATCACCTACCATCTTAAATCCCTAATGCAGCTAAAAAAAGTAAGTACGGCTTCAGGACTAAATACAAACATTTTGAAAGCATTTGATAATATTATTTCCACCCCTGTGAAAAAAAATAAAATGGCCTCCAAGTTGGCGCCCGGGATGGATGTCGTGTTCACTAGCGATAACGGAAAAACATTTTTTACTAAAAACATTTTAAGCAAAAACATGCTAGCGGGGCCCAAAGAGCGGGTGTTTGCATATAATAATCTCATTAGTAATTTAAATAACTCCTGTTTCATACAAAATCACAACGATTTTTTAAGACAGCAGGACTCTTGGCCCTTCTATGACGCGCACAATTTTACCAACAAGTTTTTAATGCAGCCTATTTTTTCGGGGCAGACCCGTCCTCGGCTTCAGGGAGCCATGGAGGCGGCGCATGTGGAAACGCATCTCACGGCATTTTTACAAAGTATTCAGCCCTCTAGGCCACAAGATCCCTCTGTTTTGGCTTCCCCCAAGTTATCTGCTCTAATCTTGAACTAAAAACAGCCTTTCTTGGACTTAAATGATGGTCTACCAGTTTTTGAAATAACTTAGAGAACTATGAAGATTTTCATGAAATTTAAATTAGAGATTTGCAAAGGTTACTTGCGGTCATTTTCTGTTGAATTAAATAATTATTCGAATAGTATAATGTCTGAAGATATTCGTCGTGGTCCTGGCAGACCGCCAAAGAAAAGGGTTGTTCCCAACTTTGAGCGCAAGGGCATTCTGGAAAAACCAGTTCGGCCACAAAGCCGTCTCGAGTTTTCCTATGATAACCCGCTGATATTTAAAAATCTTTTTATTTACTTTAAAAACCTTAAAAGTAAAAATATTTTGGTGCGATGTACCCCCACCGAGATTACCTTTTTTTCACGTGACCAGTCGCAGGCAAGCTTTGTTATTGCCACCATCGACGGAAAAAACGTGAACCATTATTACGCCAGTGATGTCTTTTGGCTAGGCATCAACAGAGAGCTCGTTGAAAAAATGTTTAACAGCATTGATCGCTCTTTTTTAAAAATTACCATCGTTCACCGCTATGACAAGCCTGAAACCCTGTTTTTTATCTTTACGGATTTTGACATTGACAAGGAGTGCACGTATCAGATTACGGTCTCGGAGCCCGAGCTCGATATGGACCTTATCGAAATGGAAAAAAGCATCAGTGAAGAAAGACTCAAGAACTATCCTCTGCGCTGGGAGTTTACCTCCAAGCAGCTCAAGAAAACATTTAGCGACTTATCAAACTACACCGAGCTCGTGACCATTGAAAAACTCGGCGGCGATACGCCGCTGCACCTGTATTTCCAAAAGTTTAACTCCATCTCATACCACGAGATGTATAAATCTTCCAACAAGATCAACCTGACCTCGACCATTCCTAAGTCGCAGGTGTTCCAGATAAATGTTAAAATTGCTCACATCAAGTCGCTGGCCTCGGCTATGGTCACCGACAAGATCCGCATTCTGTGCGAAGAAAATGGGAACCTAATCTTTCAATCGGAAATGGATGCCCTTATGTTAAATACGATTACCTTGAACACCACGATATAGTTCGGTAACATTAGATGTTCTAATATTTAGCATCTAAATAATACGCTGTAGTCCGGTCAGGGTTGCGTCACAGTTTTCCCATTTTTTTGCCTCGTCGGCGGTGGCCACCGTTGCCCTATCATTTACGCCCGGTAAGACAAAGCTAAAGGCGTTCAGCGGGGCTTGGCAATGCCCGCCCAGCGTGAAGGAGCTCGGAGGATTTTGCGCATCCCGAAATCCCTTAGCCATGTTGTTTAACACTTCGGTTACGTCAATCGAGTGAAGGGATCCCTTGGGATCCGTGAATGTAAAGACGCAGTTTCTAAAGCGCATGTATGCGATGGACGATTCATCGGGGGTTTTGAAGGTAACAGTGTTCCCCTTGCTGTACTTAAAGGGGGACCATCCGGTAAAATTATACCAAATGAAAGCAATAATAATTAAAATAACCAACACAATAGTTATAGACAACACAAAGTCTGTAGTGCCGCCCATTATTAAATAAAAATATTTTAGACCGCCGGCTTAAAATTTACTTATTGCTCATAGCTTAAGTCTATTTTATTCATAGCTTAAGTTTATTGCTCATGGCTTAAGTCTATTGCTTATAGCTTAAGTCTATTTTATTCATAGCTTAAGTCTATTGTTCATGGCTTAAGTTTGTTGCTCATAGCTTAACTCCATTACTGATAGCTTACTGATCATGACTTAAATAAAAATATTTTGCCCGCTTAAAAATTGTTTAGGTTTGAAAAAATAAGAGATGGAGGGGGCAACTTATCGTCATTGTGTTTACCCCCACTGGAAGACATCAAACGGTAAATAATTATAAGAATCAAAATGATTAATATAAGGGTTAAAAAAGGATGATTCATCACATTAATTAAAAACGTATTTATAACGCTGTTGCAGTTGAAATTTTGGTATAGGTCGGAAATATTGCCCGAGCCTCCGTATTCTGCAATGTTCTGACATATGGTGAGTCCGGAGGGGCACTGCTTGTTGGTCAAAATATTTCTTTGCTCCGTTGTTTTATAGGCATTTTTATTTCCATTACACGGAGCAAACGCACATTCAGCCCATAGGGTGCCGGAGTTCACACAGGCACAATACTGGCTATACGCATACTCATCCTTTGAGCACAATCCCTGTTTATCGCATATGCTCCCAATAATATTGTCATCCTCCGCCGTTTGTTGATTTGTATGCGAGCGTAAAATAGCGGCCCAGGCCTTGGGCTCCTTTTTTTGCAGCTCGGAAATCGAAGGGCCTGTACAGCTAAAGTCGACCCAAATATCATTGCATTTCGTGGAAACTGGCATGCAAGACATAATTGAAATAATTAATAAGTATATATCATGGCAACAAATTTTTTTATTCAACCTATCACCGAAGAAGCTGAAGCATACTACCCACCTTCCGTGATAACGAATAAACGGAAGGACCTGGGGGTAGACGTATACTGTTGCTCCGACCTAGTGCTTCAACCTGGACTAAATATTGTTCGCCTGCATATTAAAGTAGCATGCGAACACATGGGCAAAAAATGCGGTTTTAAAATCATGGCGAGAAGCAGTATGTGCACCCATGAACGGCTGCTCATCCTTGCAAACGGAATTGGTTTAATAGACCCGGGTTATGTGGGCGAGCTCATGCTCAAGATCATTAATCTTGGCGACACCCCGGTCCAAATATGGGCCAAAGAATGTTTGGTGCAGTTGGTGGCCCAAGGTGACCATGTGCCTGACCATATCAACATCCTAAAAAGAAACCAAATATTTCCGCTGTTTGCGCCTACCCCAAGAGGCGAGGGTAGATTTGGGAGCACGGGCGAGGCCGGGATTATGAGAACTTAATTTTATTTTTTTTCTTAACATAATGGGAGGCTCTACAAGCAAAAATTCCTTTAAAAATACGACCAACATTATCAGCAATTCCATTTTCAATCAGATGCAAAGTTGTATTTCCATGTTGGATGGCAAAAATTACATAGGCGTATTCGGTGATGGAAATATTTTAAACCACGTTTTCCAGGATTTAAACTTATCATTAAACACAAGTTGCGTGCAAAAGCACGTAAACGAGGAAAATTTCATTACAAATCTTTCGAACCAAATTACTCAAAATTTAAAAGACCAAGAAGTTGCGTTAACCCAATGGATGGACGCAGGAACTCACGATCAGAAAACGGATATAGAAGAAAATATAAAGGTAAACTTAACAACCACACTTATTCAAAACTGCGTTTCATCCCTGTCGGGTATGAACGTGCTGGTGGTGAAGGGGAATGGCAACATTGTTGAAAACGCAACTCAGAAGCAGTCGCAGCAAATCATCTCTAACTGCTTGCAGGGGAGCAAGCAGGCCATAGACACCACAACCGGCATCACTAACACGGTAAATCAGTACTCACACTACACCTCAAAAAACTTTTTTGACTTCATTGCAGACGCAATTTCGGCTGTTTTTAAAAACATCATGGTCGCGGCTGTAGTTATCGTTCTAATCATCGTAGGGTTTATAGCCGTCTTTTACTTTTTGCATTCACGGCACCGCCATGAGGAGGAAGAAGAAGCTGAACCACTCATAAGCAACAAGGTATTAAAAAATGCTGCCGTTTCGTAATAATTTAATTAAAAGTAAAAAAAAAAGGTATTGTTATAGTGATGGCAGATTTTAATTCTCCAATCCAGTATTTGAAAGAAGATTCGAGGGACCGGACCTCTATAGGTTCTCTAGAATACGATGAAAATGCCGACACGATGATACCGAGCTTCGCAGCAGGCTTGGAAGAGTTTGAACCCATTCCCGACTATGACCCTACCACATCAACTTCCCTGTATTCACAATTGACCCACAACATGGAAAAAATCGCAGAGGAAGAGGATAGTAATTTTCTACACGATACTAGGGAGTTTACTTCACTGGTCCCCGATGAGGCAGACAATAAACCGGAAGATGACGAAGAAAGCGGTGCAAAACCTAAAAAGAAAAAACATTTGTTTCCAAAATTAAGCTCGCATAAATCGAAGTAAAAATTGAAGCGAAAAAAAGTAGAAAAAAAATGTTTGGAGCTTTTGTAAGCCACCGTTTGTGGTCAGATAGTGGTTGTACGACCACCTGCATCACAAACAGCATTGCTAATTATGTAGCCTTCGGCGAACAAATTGGATTTCCCTTTAAATCAGCTCAGGTATTTATTGCCGGCCCTAGAAAGGCTGTGATAAATATTCAGGAAGATGATAAAGTTGAGCTTTTAAAGATGATTGTTAAGCACAATCTTTGGGTTGTTGCTCATGGAACCTACTTAGATGTGCCCTGGTCCCGTAAGAGTGCGTTTGTTACACATTTTATACAACAAGAACTACTTATATGCAAGGAAGTCGGTATTAAAGGGTTAGTTTTACACCTAGGCGCTGTGGAGCCTGAACTTATTATGGAAGGACTAAAAAAAATTAAGCCGGTTGAGGGGGTTGTCATTTACCTGGAAACCCCGCATAACAAACATCATACATATAAATACAGTACAATTGAGCAGATCAAAGAATTGTTTTTACGGATACGAAATACCAGGTTGAAACAGATTGGTTTATGCATTGATACGGCTCACATCTGGTCTTCCGGTGTCAACATCTCCAGCTATAATGACGCGGGGCAATGGCTGCGCTCGCTGGAAAACATTCATTCCGTGATCCCACCAAGCCACATTATGTTCCACCTAAATGATGCCGCCACAGAATGCGGAAGCGGTATAGACCGACATGCAAGTCTTTTTGAAGGAATGATTTGGAAATCATATAGCCATAAAATAAAGCAAAGCGGTTTATATTGTTTTGTTGAATACGTTACGCGACACCAGTGTCCGGCTATATTGGAGAGAAACCTCGGGTCTTCCATGCAATTACAAACCGCTTTAACCGCAGAATTTACTACATTAAAATCGTTATTAAAATAAGGATGAGTTTTAGCGAATGTCCCTTAGTTATTAGTGCATGCAAAAAATTTCTACAAAAGCGTATTACAATAGAGAATGAAGCACTTATAAATGCCTTAATAACCGCTTTAGCGCAGACCAGCACGTTGAATGATCTTTGTTTATTACCTATTCAAACCTATTTGCTTAGTTATAAAAATGCTTTTGAGTGGATACACTTCGTATGTATTGCAATCACCACTATTTTGGATAATAAGTATAACTGGAAGGACTGTACGGTAGATATTAATTATATTTTTCTCCATGTAACCTATATTTACAATATTAAAACCAAGGAATACCTAGACTACTGTTCTTAAACTTTATTTTTTCTATATTTACGCCAAAGAGAATATTTAAAGTTTTTTTTGAAAAAAAATAATATATGTAGATAAAATTCAGTTACATGATATATGTGTAAACATGTGTGGTAAACAACATATGGTTATGCTTTATAAGATAAATGCGCATAATATATGTAAACAAAATATGGTTATGTGTTAAATGCATATAAATGTATTTTAACGTATATCTTGTGATAATGGATATATGCATTTATTAAAAGAGGCTGTATTTATTATAAATCTTGCTAAGGATGCCATTGTCAACATATATCCCATGTTGGACAAATTGCGTTGCGATCCAGTTCTTTTTTTTTTGATTTTGTTTAATGCTATCCTTTTTGAAGGGATGGTTGTCCACCATATTTATTCGATGTTCAATGAATAGGTCTGCTTTTTCGTAAGGCAGTGAAGGTCGTTCCAAGACTCCTTGAACGATGGACGTGTTTTCTTGGATCCACTTAAAAAGCACGTGGCATTCAAAAACAGGACAGTGATTGGATCCTTGGATATGCTTTGGACAGCCAATGCTTGAAGAGATGTAGTCCCTTTTCTTTAGGACAAGCTTCTCCACGCTGGGGCAACAGAGATCGTTCAAGTTCTGGACGGTCGCATTTGGAATGTTGAAACTTCGTATCCATTCACCCTCGGGTCCTCCCTTATGAAGAAGGAGTATTTGCTCATGGTCCTTAGTAATCTTAACCAAATGTTGGAAGATCATTTTTTTACCTGCTTTAAAGGCCTGAAGGGTGTCAGTTGGCAAAGCTATTGAATTCGGGAGTGGGCTTTCATCAAGCGTGAAATGGTGAATGTGACGCGACTGGAAAGAAAACGACCGTTGATTTATTTTTTCAAAGATTGGGTCGATTCCGCCATGAAAGAACAGCTGCAAGATTTTAGAAGGCGTATTTTTTTCCCAATAAAAAATGACCACTTCTCGTGGGATTAAAATCGTCTGTGTCCCATTTTCATTATATAATTGGCCCATAAAGCCATCAACGTCAATCAACACCAAAAGCATGGTATAGAGAGCTTTTAGAACCGGAGTTCGTTAAAAAAATACAAAGTTCGTTTAAAACGTGTAATGTTACTAAAAAAATGTAATGTTTAAATGATAATGATACCACATGCATTAATGAAAAAAACTTTTAAATTTTTGTTTTAATATTTGCATGAAAATGGAAACATTTTTAGTCTGTTTATTTCACAATGCAGATGGTTTACATCAACAGATTCAGGAAATTTTGTATTTATTGCGGATGCATATTTACGAAACAAATCTTTACTTAAAGCAGGAACTATCACGGCTTATATATCCAAATAGGCAACTTTCTTTTGTGTTACTTATGCCCCTTTCCCTTCTAAGAAACTGGGATGACATTGAATATTTAACGGACGTTGTAGATGATAAGCAGACTCTACATTACGCGGCAAATTTGCTGACAAACTACGTTCTACATCTATCCATGTTTCAAAAGCTGACAAAACCATACTTCCTTTTAGCGGTCAAGCGGGTCAGCGAAAAACTCAACAAAAAGCAGCGACATTCATTTTACGAGGTATTGGTAACCTCCGAAACCTTGAATAATTATGAAAACCTATCTAAAAACATTTTAAATACGTTGATGTTTGCCGTGCGCTACGTATTTAAACCTACGCCGAACTATTCAGAAATTCTCGCAGAGTTGGAAAAAAAAAATAAAATTCACCATATTATTTTTAATATGGTAATTACGGATTTTGCGCAAATCCGTGAACAACAAATGGATAAACATCTGTGTGAAACAAATAATGAGCTTCGTCAGGAATGTAAAGAAACTATTTTTGATTTAAAGGTGGTAGGAAATGTTTAGCCAATAAACTCATGCCCGCATTTTTTACAGGTACAAAATATCGTGGATGGCTCATCGAGGGCGCGTGTTTGTACTTCTCTGTAGGTACACATACGCTGCTTGCAGTTGGGACACTTATAAAGTTGTGACGTCTTTTCGGCGACCTTTTGCTGCGAACGTAGAGTAATTTCTGTCTTCTCCTTTAAGGCGGCAGAGGGGCAAAGCTCGGCGAACGTCATGCTACCAATTGCCTCCGGTTTTAGCTCGCCAGAAATTAGCTTATTAAGGGCATCGTTATCCTGTTGTTGGTGACTTTTTTTTTCGCAGTTAATAATATGATTGATCGTCCCACAACGGGTTGAATATTCTTCTAAAAAGGTTTTTTCTTGTTGCTGGTACGTATAATGATAACACGAGGCCTCGATTTTTTGCGCGTATTCGGTGCATAAATCAGTATGTTCCTTAAAAAACATATGTTTTTGAAGCGTTCTAAAAAACATCATTTGGATGATATCACGCATTTCCAAAATAATATAGGGTTCTAGTCTTTTGGAATCTTTCATAACTAGATCGGTGGTAATATTCTTAGTCATACAATTTATTAAAAATGGTTTAATATATTGTAAATATTTTTTAGGCGTGTCAGCCTGTAAAAAACATTCTTGTTCAATCTTATTTGTAAGGATAGTATTTTGCAAATACTTATTTAGCAAAAATACGATAGAATCGCGGGCTATATGCATTTTCATATAATTTTTTTTTTAAAATTTAATACAAAAAAAAGAAGTATAGACTCTTCTTCTAGTCCGGTTAGTTCGTTGGTTGCCTCAACATGGAGACTCAGAAGTTGATTTCCATGGTTAAGGAAGCCTTAGAAAAATATCAATACCCTCTTACTGCTAAAAATATTAAAGTAGTGATACAAAAAGAGCACAATGTCGTCTTACCTACAGGATCTATAAATAGCATACTGTACAGTAACTCAGAACTTTTTGAGAAGATTGATAAGACAAATACCATTTATCCCCCGCTTTGGATACGGAAAAACTAATTGTAACCAGTAGTACATTTAAGGATAGTTTAAGCAGTAAATGTAGAATAACACAGTTAAGCAATAAATAACAAGTATATAGGAATATATAGGAATATATAGAAATATATAGAAATAGCTAAGCTTAATACTAATTCAGCTTTTTTTTTAACTAAAACCTGAATAGATGCGAAGTAGCGGACATATACATACTAAAATAAGCCATACATTTACTTTCTTCTTGAACATGAAACCTTTTTTTCTTCTGTTGTTGGTATATAAACAATAGGACTGTTTGCTGAGGTTGTATGATCTTCTACAACTGCTGTCTCAGGATGACGATGTTTTTTTAAACTAAAAGTGTAGGATGGAATGAGTGGAATATAGTTATGGCTCGACTTATCCTGTTTCGTACAGGAATATTTTTTACAAATAGAACGCAACAAGCATATGAATAAAAACAGAAATGATATACAGGAGCATAAAATAGATATGAACACTAAGGGGTAGCAGCTTTTATAACGTTCCGTATTTTTCTTAGCTATCAATTGATTTACCGTAATATTTATCTCGGGAAACTTTGTTCTACAATATTTTGTTTGGTATTCCAGAAACTCATGTCCTGGCTTATTCCCGCAGCTTAAAAAATGATACAAAAATGTGTTATTGTTACTAAAATTAATTCTTCTTAAGAAAAACTGCGGAAGACGCTTTAGGTACGTCTGTTCCTGTTTTAGTAGGAAGTAGTATAAGGGACAATTTCTTTTTCCACACATTAGATTATTGTAATATAGGTAGGTTGGGGTGTTGGAGCGAATAAGTTTTCTGAGTATGTTATAATCTATGACTTGTAAATCGTTATACCTTAGGTCCAAAAACTTGAGTTCTTTACCAAAGCCACCTGCAATTTCAGAAATATTTTTCATCCCGCAGCGGATAATACGGATGTCCTGAAACGTCTTTAAAATACTTGTATTGTAGTGAATACTTATGTTATTTTTTTGTAAATAATCTATGTCATGACAAGTGCATGAAATGCCAGCAGCATTGCTTGGTATAGTATTATATGCAGGAAGAACTATACTACTATTGAGAATAGTCACATTGTACTTATACCATGTATTATTTTCTGATATAAAGTATTTGCAGGTGACCTGTGGTTTAATCCTACCTGTTAAGCCACTTCCTAAAAAAACAAAAAATATGAAAACCCTTAGCATCCTGTATATACTATTAAAAATTTATAAAATTTTCTGTTTAAATTTCATTTAGACAAAAAAAATAATATATATACATCAGCAAGAAATTATATACAGATTATATAATTTTCTGATTTTTTTTTGCCACAATAAGCATCATTATATGCATTAAAATCTCAATACTAAACACTAAAATCTAAATTCTAAGCATTAAATTCTAAGCATTAAATTCTATGCACTAAACTGTAAGCACTAAAATCTAAGTAACTAAAATCAACACTAAATGTATGCAACCTAAAATGTAAAGCATTACTCATCATCCTCCTCTTCTTCATCCTCATCATCATAGGTTAAGATATATGTGTCATCCTCCATTTCTTCACATTCATCTTCATAAGCATCACTGGGTATTGGTGGAACATTGGATGCAGCATTTTTAAAATATTCTATGTCTTCTGGTGAACACTCATCTAATGATTTTTTGACAGTCCTTTTAACTTCCATGGGATATGATTCCAAATCCTCTTTATATAAGAGTTTACGGTAGCTTTTAGCTGCATCCACATTTGCTGGAGAATCTGGATTTGGCTCATTGAGCAGTGAAATTACACTAAGAAGAATGGTATCAATCTTTTGAGCCGGAGACCAAGTCATTCCCTGTTCTTCAGCATTGTCTCCGTGTAAGATAGAGATACATAGTTTTCCATCAGAGTAAATATTAGGATGCCACATTTCAGAGGTGAATGTTAATCTGGGTGGTGCATATGGGTATTCTGGAGGAAAGGCGATTTTTGCCTTGAATAAGCCTCCCTCATAAAAAGTGTCAGGTGGGCCCCTTAAGATCACATCCCATTCAGTCATATCCTTCTCATTCACCGAAATTTTGAAATTCTCAGAGGGATTCTCTATCAGGTGTCTGTACTCTGCTATTAAAAACCTGGAAACCATGGTTATTTAATATTAATTAAATTCCCTGGTTTATTCCTCCTTAAAAGTAGATGAACCTCTTTTGTTTTTTATTGGGTTCATTTTTACTAAATTTATGAACTGGAAAAAACTTTAACGGCATAATTATCAAATGCGAAGGGGGATCCGTATAAAATCCTAGCTTGCCGGTAATGGCTATTAAGTTAAATTTGGTACCAGTAACACTAATATTTAAAAAGCCCTGATCATTAACTTTCCACATTAAAAGATTATTATATTCGAATGTTTGTCCAATATGGACAACTTTGTCACCAGATGTTACATTTGATTTGGTTGTTAGTGGCTGAAGCTTGGCACAATCAAAAATAAGCCCATTAACACTAAGATATAGAGGAGTGGGTTGATCTATTTTCTCATAGTTTAATATTCCATCTTTCCACGTAATAGCTTGATAATTATCCGCAGCAATGAGTTGAAATTTTATAAATAGTACAGGGGTTTTAGTTGTCGTTATACATTTAAAGGGTGTTTTATAAAAATAAAAAATAATAATTGTTAAAAGTATGATAATAATCGCCAAAATAATTTCATACATTTTTTATAAGAATTATACATAGTATGGTATTTAAAATATTAGCTAAATTTAAAAAAACTTCATGATTTTTAAAACAGGGAAAAAGGGGATTAGGTTGAATAAAAAAGGTAAGCACTTGTCTATATATTTTTTTTACAATGTTGCCTTGAGTCGCATTTTTAACTGGCTGGGGAGTATCAGAGTGGAATATCACTGTAGTAGGTCTATAAGGTCTTGTTAAAATATGATCGGTCATTGTTTTCGTACTAGTGTCATTTAGGGTCGACCTGATAGCTCGATATAAAGTTATAGGGGATAACCTATCAAATACAGTCTTATCTGTGCTGAAATGTATATCGTCTTCTTTATCACTAATAATATTAGGAATGGCTGTCATTAAATAATTACTACTTGTTGTTGTGGGTGAAATAGTTGTACTGGTATTATTGGAAATGGCTGTCATTAAATAATTACTACTTGTTGTTGTGGGTGAAATAGTTGTACTAGTATTATTAGAAATGGCTGTCGTTAAATAATTACTACCTATTACAAGTAAACTAATGCTAACTACATTTTTAACCTCAATAAACCTAAAAAGCCATACTAAATACCTAAACAACATCCTGTTATAATATGAGCAGAAAAAAAAAATAAGTATAATTAGGGAATTATTCTTATTCGCTTACTATTAAGAATAATTCAGAATCTTATTTAGTTAGAAACTATCATAAAGTGAATAGGACTCATCGTCGGATGAAGATTCCGTTTCAGAGATAGTTTCTTTTTCTTCCTCAGAATAATCTGTTCCTACAATAGAATCGGTGTCATCCTCAGAAAGAGAAGTATTTAAATATGGACTATCTATAGCAATATCCTCTTCTATCTCGCAATCCTCCTCCTCCATTTCCATAGTGTGTAGGAGAATATTTTTATCATCATGCTCACTTCTTTTTTTGTTGAAAGATGAACCGTCCTCAATACGGTTCATGTTAAGTTCCTTCATCTTATGTATAATTTCCGTAATCCGTGATGTTTTTGACATGTAAGATGGTTTTAAGGTTATATCCACAATAACAGGAGAATCTCTATCATTTTCATTTGATAAACTTTGATCTTTGATTTCTTCGTCTAAAATTCTTGTCTTTTTTTGGGTACTAGATGAAATAGAGGAATTCATATTCTGAAACGATATATCAAGGGGAGCTGGACGCTTTTTTCCAATTAAACCGTTTTTCGAGATACTATGATTAGATGAATGATCTTTAGCCAAGCTGTCCTTGGATATACTATAGTTAGATATTTTACCTTTAAATAATATTCTTCTATACAAGTTATTCTTAGGTAAAGAATTAGTATGGATTCCTATATTTTTATCTGAAGGAGTGTCCATATCGGAGAACGTCCTCTTACGAATATTTTGACCACGAGCCATTTCATCCACTATAGGCAGTATTTTGGCTGGCTATGGTTCTTTGTTGTGACAATTCTATGAGATTTGATTGCAAATCAATTTTTAGTTTTAAATATATTGGTACCTAGGACAAAGAAAGTATATATAGCCAATAATTATTCCACTAAATTGATTTCCAGACTGATGGGTATGGAGCCATGTTGTCTCTGCAGACGATCGCAAAAATGGCCGTAGCAACAAACACCTACTCCAAGTATCACTATCCAATACTGAAGGTCTTTGGGCTGTGGTGGAAAAACAATACGCTAAATGGCCCTATTAAAATATGTAACCATTGCAACAACATAATGGTAGGAGAATATCCTATGTGTTACAATCATGGAATGAGTCTGGATATAGCTTTGATTCGGGCAGTAAAGGAGCGTAATATATCCTTAGTCCAGCTTTTCACCGAATGGGGGGGAAATATTGACTATGGGGCACTTTGTGCTAACACTCCATCTATGCAAAGATTATGTAAAAGTTTGGGAGCCAAACCACCAAAGGGCCGAATGTATATGGATGCTCTTATACATCTTTCAGATACCTTGAATGATAATGATCTGATTAGGGGGTATGAGATTTTTGATGATAATAGCGTGTTGGATTGTGTCAATCTCATACGACTCAAAATAATGCTTACCTTGAAGGCCCGTATACCTCTCATGGAACAACTAGACCAAATTGCCTTAAAACAACTTCTGCAGCGATACTGGTATGCCATGGCTGTACAACACAACTTAACAATCGCTATCCACTATTTTGATAATCATATTCCTAATATAAAGCCATTTAGTCTGCGCTGTGCTTTGTATTTTAATGATCCCTTTAAAATCCATGATGCTTGCAGAACTGTAAATATGGATCCTAATGAGATGATGAACATTGCTTGTCAACAGGATTTAAACTTTCAAAGCATTTACTATTGTTATCTTTTAGGGGCTGATATTAATCAGGCTATGCTAATGTCTTTAAAGTATGGTCATCTTTCTAATATGTGGTTTTGCATAGATTTGGGGGCGGATGCCTTTAAAGAGGCAGGGGCGCTTGCTGAGAAAAAAAATAAAAGAGTGTTACAACACATATTAGGTCTTAATATCTTTAAGCGAGAGTTGATTCCCCCCTGTAAAGATCCTGATCCTTATCAAATCCAAATTCTGTTAAAAAACTACATTCTAAAAAATGTCTCAACTGTTTTTACATATTATTGCCAGTAGCCATTGTTTATATCAGAAAATAACCCATTTGTTTATCTTTTTTTGTGGGGCAACCATTAAGACCCGACGCAAAAAAAGATTAATCTTTTATCAGATACCTAAAACGTTCTATAAGGGAGTCTATGAGATGGATCATATTTTGATGGTCATAGTAAGAAGCAAGCTTTTTGGCGAAAACAACGGAGTTAAAGAATTTAACCCGCTCATGTTTGGATAGGACTTTTAACAGCGAGCCAAAACAGTATTTAAAAATTTGGCAATAGTTTTTTTGGGATGCAATAAACAAACACTTGATCAGTGCCCGCTTCACTTTCTGATCAGACATGTTTGCCGCATAACAGGCCTTTTTAAACTTAGTAATATAATTATGTTCCGCAAGCACCATTAACAAGGGAACGATGGGAAGCTGCTTTTCTTGGTGAAATTTACGTAAATATTCGATGGCCACCGCTTGGACGACTGTGTAATTTACTAAGTTAGAAATGATAGCTTTCATGGTTGTAAAAATATACATAGGATTTTCTTTTTCTGTATACAGTTTGAAAAGCTTATGATTACGTGAAATGATGGCCATTTTTAATACAAGATGGTATAGTGTATCTTTAGGTAAAAATGCCTTGCAAGCCGCGATGATGTCGATGTTGTCTCCATGAACAGCGATAGAAACTAATGTTTCCAATCTAAATGTTTTTATCTGCATTAATAGAAGAATGCAGTCAATGTTATTATACTTAATAATACTGTAATACACCGAATCAATGACCGTCATCTGAGAATCAAGCTGACTTATTAGTAAATTTAACGTTTTTTTGGAGGCATGACCTTTGATCGCGGCACTAAGTGCACACAGTATAGCAAAATTGTTAAATACATTTTGATTTAGGAGAAGGAGTAATATTTTCCTTCGGTTATAGTACGCAGCATCTGTGATGATTATTGGCCGATAAATGTTAAAATGTGTTAACAGCTTTTTAAAAAAACGGAAGTAATTTTTTTGGATCGCTGTTTGCATCATCGAAATAATGAGATAATCAGGGTATATAATGGGTAGGTCACATGCTACCTCTAACAAAGAATAGTCGCCCAATCTAAAGGCTGTGTTGAAAAGCGTACTATCATCATACGTATCGAGTACCCCTGCTGTTACAAACCAAGCGATAAGATGAATGTGCCGTTCCTTGCAAGCTATCGCAAATAGGGAGTTTCCTATGGAATGTCGAATAATGTACTCCCTATTTTTTTCCAAAATGTTTGGAAAATTGTATAGCGTTGCGGCATACAGTAGACACTCCATTCTGGCGTTATAATTTTTACTTTTACATATGAATAGGTGGAAGAACTCGAATAATTCTTGAGAACTTGTTAAATGCATAATATGGTGATATTTTGGTGTCGTTAAATGGTATGAGAAAATGCATTCTAATACATCTTTTCGGTTATGCTTTAGCGCCTGAGCTAAGGCATATTCAGGCTCGACCCATAGGACTAGTGTTTCTATAATTGAGATATTCGCCTGCTTTGCCAGGGCATACTTTAAGACGCTCCGGTTAGAAAAAATGTTGTTATGAAGATGGATAACCGTATCCATTTTTACGATGGGACCATTCCAGTATAGTCCTAAATGCTGTAGCAGATCTTTTGTTAGTTGTGAAGCGTTCTCGGGTGTCATATAAATATGTTGCAGGGCTTTTTTCTGTAAGGAGAACATTTCGTCGTAATCGTACAAAAAAAAATTAAAATTTGGGCATGGATGATTCAAACATAACAAAATCAAGATTTTATAACAGTTTGCATTAACCTATACATATATGCAAGTAAATGAGATATTATCTATCATAACGAATCAAGGGATATTTGTATATATCAGGAGTTTCTGAAATAAAGATATGAAGATTATCATAGTAGTATCCATCAATCACAATGCAACTTCCTTTAAGGCATAATTTAGTAAACTCAGCACTCCCATCTTCTGGATGCTTTACAACTAACATTAAAAACTCCTCAGTCATATTATCTGTAATAAAATAAGATCCTCCTGGAGCCATTTGTAGCATGTCTCTTATTCCTACAAAATCTTTTTTGGGATGGTAAAAACTCAGCAGTTTCAAACTCTTTTTTAGTTTTTTTTCCTGGTATTTAAGCCATTTGTTATAAAACAGTTTTCTTATGAAAATGCATTTGAAAATATTGGGAATGTTTAACCATGCTTCTTCCGAGCACATCTCCAGATACTTACTTTCTTTGTTTCCCATGTCTAATTTATTGCTCACTAAGTTAGTAATGAATCTATTTTAATAATCTACTTTACTAATCTATCTTAATAACCTATCTTATAATCTATCTTAATAACCTAATTATAACCTATTTATAATTGGCTAATGCTGCCGGCATTTCATGCCTATCTAAACAACTCCTACTAAGCAATCTACTATTACATATATAGATTCACTTTTTATATTTGTAAATCATGAGAATTATAAAATCATTACTCATTTTTATTGTAAATTAGTGGGTATTTGTAAAAATCTTCAAACGTTTTAAGATAGTTTTCTAGAGAGAAGTAATCTTTGCCATCAATATATAATGCTTTTCCTTTAAACTCCAGTTTTGCTATGTTTAGTGAGCCGTTTCTAGATCTTTTTGGGCAATAAATAGATTTTCATTGGTTGCATCGTCCGTAAGCAGAAAGGTACCACTAGGCACGTTAAAAAACATACGTTCTATTTCATGGTCGGATTTTTGAGAATAGAAAAAATCTAATTTTTTAATCCGCGTTAACTCTTTTTTATCAATCTTTCCAGACTGTTTTATATATACTTTATTGCAAATCTTACAATCCTCTATGGCTTCATTATACTTATTTTGCTTATCCTCTATTGACATGTCCGTATTTGATAGGTAACTTCCGTTAAGGCGGTTCCCCATGGTTTTAGATAGATTTTTAATTCAGTTGTATACTTTTATTATGAGGCTAAAATATAGAAGTTTGATCCTAAAAAAATAAAAAGATTTTGTACATTTATTTATGGTTTATAGCGGTATAGAGGCCGATAAAAGGTATCCGGGTAGTCTCCTATGATATCGTCAATTTTGGTATAATAACAGTTGTTATGGTAGTATTGTCCAAACCGAGTATGTATGCGCCGGTGAAGCGTCCGCCCGCTAATGGTACAGTTCCAGGTTAAGACAATCATATCACACCCAAAAAGAGAGGAAACAGCATAGGTGCCCAAAGGTTCATTATATAACATACGCCGCATATATTTTAGTTTTTTTTCTCCATGGTAATAATCACAGGTTTTCATGTCCTGCTTAATAGGATGATTCCCCATGTATGATAATATATAATAAATTTAGTTTTTAGCTTTTTCAAAAAATTGGGCGCTCGAAACTAAATTTTCCTTATCACAGCGTTTGGAGAAAGCGTATTTAAAGATATATCTTCTTCTAACAAGACTGCAAAAAAAATCTTACCCCTTATTTTTATAATGTTCATCATAGCGTTTGAAGATATCAGAAGGTGCCAGGTTTTATAAAAATATCCTTTAGGATTTATAACGATACAAGGGTCTATAAAATATATGCGGGTATAATCTTATAAAATCATCGATTTTTTCATAATATTCTCCGTTTATACAATAAAGATCATAACAGATATTGATGCGTAGATGCATTATTCGCGTGTTCGTTGGGCAGCTAAAGGATATCACAACGTAGTTTTTTTTAAGAAAAGACGAAACTACATAAGTCCCTAAGGGTTCATTGAATAGTAAACGCCATATTTGTTTTAAATTTTGTTGTTCACCATAGTAGTATTCGCACTTTTTCAAGTCTTTTTTAATAAGCCTATTCCCCATGTATGCTTATAAATAAAAATTTAGAAATGTGCTATATTATTTGTTGATGAATCATGAACACGTCTTATATGTTGATATGTTACTTTAAAAACATTTGTATTTTCAACAGACGCGTTCTATTCTTATTAAGAATGATGCCGTCTTTATTTTAAACCTTGGTTTAAAATTTAAAGAAGTATTTATAAACTATAATCATGGGAACTTTTTCAGTAACTGCCTCTGCAAAAAGTGACGATGCTGTTTGTAAGTATTTAGAAGAACCAATAGATGAAAATTACAGAAACATATTAAGAAATGAGCATGTTAAAAAAAATTTAAATGAGGCTCTGAATCGACATATTACTACCTATAATCCAGTAGTTGATTGGTGTAATAACTATTCAACATTTTCATCTCAGGATTTCGATGAATATAAAATTTATATACATAGCGATCTTATGGATGGACGACCTCGTCCAAAAAAAACATGGTGTGTCATCATGTAATGTTTGTTAGTTTTATATAAACGCAAAAATATTCTTCTAGGAGATGTTGATATACTACCTATTGAATTCAATATATTAAAGTACATTTCTGGCTATTCCCATTACGGTATTATTATTACTATTTTTAAGAGCTAGATGTGGATTTAAGTAATAATAACATTCTCCCGTTCCTCCTAGAGACACCTCATCAAATTCCCATCCTATGCAACCTTTATGTTGTAAACATAATGATTGACAGCATTCATCTTCTTTTGACCAAGTCGTCCAAATCCTACCAAGATCTATACGTGTTTTTCCAAATGGAGATTGAAGATCAGCAGTAGTGGCATTAAACCTATAAAAACCAGGTGCATAATCACATGAACGGATCGTAGGATCTAATTTAATATCTTTTATATCTTGTTTTACTGCTTCTAGACAACTTTTATCAGTACATGTTCCACGTACACAGTGGTGTCCTTTATCCTTACAATCCGTATCTGTCTTACATTTTTTTTTCGGCGGTTTATGTTTCAGATGGTAAAAACCCAGTATTAAAATAATCACAAGAATAATTCCTATAAGTACTTGAACAACAGGATAAAACATTTTAATATTAAATATATTTTTTAATTAAATGAATAGATTTAATCCAAGTAGTATTAAAATTTTTTAGAAATAGTGTTCTACAAATAATGAAATGAATGGTCCAAAAAAAATAAGGTGTACAATAATGTAATATATTGTTAGGCTAAGTAAATTTAATATTTTAAAGTATTTGGAAAAATATTTTTTAACATATGATGTCTAGGAATATTTTTTAGACATTTAAAACCATATAGTTACTTTATTTATTACACTGAACTTGAAAAGACTTATTACCTAAAATATTAATAGATGAAGTAATATTGTGTAATTGAGTCCATAACATGGGTGGGAAACAAAAATCTCGTAATATGAAAAATAAACATCCTAAAAAGAGTGCAATTGTTATAAGTTTATGTAACTTTATTTTAAAGTAAGAATATAAAAATATGAGTACAAGAGGAATAGGGGCCATTACTAACATTGGCTCCAACATCCTGTTGTCTACAAAAAAAAATATTTTTTTTAGCAAAAAAAAATCCATGGAAGGATATTAATACACATAATTATTTGACATCACATTAGTGTACTTACCAAATAGTAATATACAACCATCCTAATATTCACCTTTATGAAATGATCCCAACCTATACGGTAAAATAGTATAGGTTTTAATAAAGAAAAAAGATATTCTGTGGTTTTTATTTTTGTATAGTGTGTGAATACAAAATAAAATCCCAAATTTTAACCTTTTCTTTTTTTTTCTATACAGGATGTTAGAAATAGTATTGGCAACGCTGCTAGGCGACCTGCAGCGGCTCCGGGTTCTTACCCCTCAGCAGCGGGCAGTTGCCTTCTTTCGAGCCAATACTAAGGAGCTAGAGGACTTCTTATGCTCAGATGGGCAGTCTGAGGAGGTACTGTCTGGCCCCCTTCTTAACCGTCTACTAGAACCCTCAGGCCCTCTTGATATTTTAACCGGATATCACCTATTTCGTCAGAATCCCAAGGCAGGTCAGTTGCGCGGCCTTGAGGTCAAGATGCTTGAACGGTTATACGATGCTAATATTTACAATATACTGTCTCGGCTGCGGCCTGAAAAAGTTCGCAACAAGGCTATTGAGCTATACTGGGTTTTCCGAGCTATCCATATTTGTCATGCTCCTTTAGTTTTAGATATTGTACGATATGAGGAACCGGACTTTGCTGAACTGGCCTTTATTTGTGCTGCTTACTTTGGTGAACCTCAGGTAATGTATTTGCTCTACAAATATATGCCTCTGACCCGCGCAGTTCTTACGGATGCCATCCGGATAAGTCTTGAGAGCAACAACCAGGTAGGGATTTGCTATGCTTACTTGATGGGAGGCAGCCTCAAGGGACTAGTCTCCGCCCCACTGCGTAAACGTCTGCGCGCCAAACTACGCTCGCAGCGCAAAAAGAAGGACGTTCTTTCACCCCACGACTTCTTACTGCTGCTCCAGTAGCTTTTTTTGCCGCAGGAGCACCGCGGATAGGAGCTCCTCCACGCTCGCGATCCGGCGCTGGAAGCGGAACCGATCGACCGCCACCTGCTCCCAGGGACCCTTGCGCTCGATGTCGTCGGCTTCCCACACCTCGACGGCTGTGGCAAAATGGACATGCTTCGCGTCGTTCGTCCGTTTTTTGCGCCGCCTCCCCATTATTCTTCCTGTAAGATTAGTGTTTAATACCTATAATAACATAATTTTAAGATTTAATATACCAAAACTTAAACTATTTTTGTATAGTAACTATTAGCATGTCTACACATGATTGTTCTCTAAAAGAGAAACCGGTTGATATGAACGATATATCTGAGAAATCAGTTGTCGTGGATAATGCACCCGAGAAACCAGCTGGAGCGAATCATATACCTGAGAAGTCGGCCCGCGAAATGACATCATCAGAATGGATTGCTGAATATTGGAAAGGTATAAAACGTGGAAATGACGTGCCATGTTGTTGTCCAAGAAAAATGACCAGTGCAGACAAAAAGTTTTCAGTATTTGGTAAGGGATCCCTAATGCGCTCCATCCAGAAGAATAATTAAAAAAAATATTTTTTTTAGCAAGTTTTTAAACTATTTAAATAAATGTGGTAAAAAAATTCACATAATAATTAAAGTGAACGTGTTAGAATTAATATTTTTTTATAATCGGATATAATATCCATTAAATCAATAAATGATAGTGTTGCTACCACACTAAACAATAACAAACAGAAACGCACGATACCTTTCCTCATGATTTATAATAGCGTGTTATCTAAAGATTTTTTTGAAAAAAATATTAAATTTTAGTTGATTATTTTTTTCAGTTACAACATTGCTTTAGAAAAAATACCTAATTACTACATAGCAAATAAAGCGAGCGCATTGTTACAAACAACATTTTTTTGCGCCTGGATACTCCTATATATGAGAACTATAATACGGTATATTAATCCTATTACCAACATTGTCAATAATAGTATGTAGGCAATGACATACTTTAAATACCAAATATCCATGGTTATTTCTAAAAATCTTGAAAAAACGTTAAATTTTAGATCGGTCACCTACGACAGTAATACTAATTTTAATAATTGATGACTGAAATCATAATATAATGCCGTGCGAAAAATAATTATTTTTCGGTTAAAGATACCATTACATAAAAAATATGCCATCTACTCTACAAGTGCTTGCTAAAAAGGTATTGGCCTTAGGGGAGCATAAAGAAAATGAACATATATCTAGAGAATATTATTATCATATATTAAAGTGTTGCGGTTTATGGTGGCATGAAGCTCCGATTATACTTTGTTATGATGGGAGTGAGCAAATGATGATAAAGACTCCAATCTTTGAAGAAGGCATATTACTTAATACTGCATTAATGAAAGCTGTACAGGAGAATAATTATGAATTAATAAAGTTGTTTACTGAATGGGGAGCAAACATCAATTATGGATTAATTTCCATTAATACCGAGCATGCCCGGGATCTATGTCGAAAATTAGGAGCTAAAGAAATGCTTGAAGGAAATGAATTTATACAAATTATATTCAAAACATTAGATGATACCACCAGTAGTAATATAATTTTATGTCATGAATTATTCACCAACAATCCTCTTTTAGAGAATGTAAATATGGGGGAAATGAGGATGATAATTTATTGGAGGATGAAAAATTTAACGAACCTATTATTAAATAATGACTCTATTAGTGAAATATTAACTAAATTCTGGTATGGTATAGCAGTAAAATATAATCTTAAGGATGCGATCCAATATTTTTACCAGAGATTCATGGACTTCAACGAGTGGCGAGTAACATGTGCTCTTTCTTTTAATAATGTGAATGATCTTCATAAGATGTATATAACAGAGAAGGTTCATATGAATAATGACGAAATGATGAATCTAGCCTGCAGCATTCAAGACAGAAATTTATCAACCATTTACTATTGTTTTCTATTGGGGGGCTAACATCAATCAAGCAATGTTAACCTCAGTATTAAATTATAATATTTTTAACTTATTCTTTTGTATAGACTTAGGGGCTGATGCCTTTGAAGAGGGTAAGACCCTGGCGAAACAAAAGGGGTATAATGAAATAGTGGAAATCTTATCATTAGATATCATTTATAGTCCAAATACTGACTTCTCATCAAAAATAGAACCTGAACATATTAGTTCTTTGTTAAAAAACTTTTATCCAAAAAATCTGTTCGCTTTTGATCGTTGCAACCCCGGTTTATATTATTCTTAGAGGACCGCTACAAAAATTATTTTTTTTTCTTGATCAAAGCTCCAAAATAATTATTAGATTAAAGTCGCCTATAGCAGCAGCCCACTCCAAAAAAAGTATTTTATAGTACAAAAAACACGAAAAATAGTTTGCGGCCGGCGGCAAACTATTTGTTGTTGTCTAAAACTTAATGTTTTTTTAATATTTTTAAATGCAACCATGGATTGTTGGACTATCAGGGAGAAGAACTATAGCTACATCATATTGTCAATACTGGTAATACTATTAATATGGTATCTTATACTTAACTATTGTCGATCGAAAAAAAATGCAGTTACAAACAACATGCCGCCACCATACACGGTGTCAAGTAGCTGTTCTCAATAATAGGGTTGATTGACGCTCTTCGTAATAATATGTTGATTGACGCATCATAAAATGCTGTGGTTGATTAATATGTTGATTGTCGCCTACTTTATTATATAAGTAATGATTTTTGTATAAAATACGGGTTTGTGAGGGCTTTATTTTTTCTTATTAGAACAAAGCATGCAATTTAAGGCCTACAGCAAGAGTAATTTAACACCTACAACAGTAATTTTAAGGTCAGTAATAATGTTTAATTAAGGCCTGACCACTAAAACTTAAACGATTTTGTAAAAAAAAATGTCTACTCCACTTTCTCTACAGACTCTTGTTAAAAAAGTGCTGGCCACACAGCACATATCTAAAGAACACTACTTTATTTTGAAATATTGTGGTTTATGGTGGCATGAAGCGCCGATTACGATTTGCATTGATGAGGATAGCCAAATATTGATAAAATCGGCAAGCTTCAAAGAAGGCTTATCTTTAGATATCGCATTAATGAAAGTCGTGCAAGAAAATAACCATGATTTAATAGAGTTGTTTACCAAGTGGGGTGCAGATATCAACTCTAGCTTAGTTACTGTTAATACGGAGTATACCCGGAACCTTTGTCAGAAATTAGGCGCAAAGGAAGCTTTGAATGAAAGGGATATTTTACAAATATTTTATAAAACACGTCATCTTAAAACTAGCAGTAATATTATTTTATATAATGAATTGTTTTCTAATAATCTCCTTTTCCAAAATATAGAGAGATTGAGTTTAATAGTTTATAGGGGCTTGAAAAACTTATCAATCAACTTTATATTGGATGATATTTCATTTAGCGAAATGTTAACTAGATACTGGTATAGTATGGCGATATTATATAACCTTACTGAAGCCATCCAATATTTTTATCAACGATATAGGCATTTTAAAGATTGGCGGCTTATATGTGGGCTTTCTTTTAACAATTTGTCTGACCTTCATGAAGTATATAACTTAGAGAAGACGGATATAGACATTGATGAAATGATGAAGTTGACCTGTAGTACGTATGATGGTAATTATTCGACTATTTATTATTGTTTTATGTTGGGGGCTGACATCAATCGGGCAATGTTAACCTCGGTAATAAACTTTCATATTGGTAACTTGTTCCTTTGTATAGATTTAGGAGCTGATGCTTTCGAAGACAGCATGGAACTAGCAAAACAAAAGAATAATAATATATTAGTAGAAATATTATCATTTAAAAATTATTATAGTTCAAATACCTCTCTTTTATCAATAAAAACGACAGATCCGGAAAAAATTAATGCCTTATTAGATGAAGAAAAGTATGAGTCAAAAAATATGTTAATGTATGAAGAATTATCTCATTGATACAAAATTATTTTTTATAACAGAACTCTCTGATGGTGACAAATCTCCGATAGGAATATATGACGTAACATAATTATTTTTTTCGCCCAGAAAAAAATTATAAATGTTATTATTGCCAGCACTTTTATCAACTATACGTACAAAAAGGTGTTGACCAAAAAAATAATTTTTTTTCTTGATCAAAGTATGTAAACGCCCGCTTACAGCAAGGATCTTAAGTGAGAGCCATTAAATTTTATTGATAGCTGCTTGCCACCAGTAGAATACGGCCAAACCACCTAACAGGAAATACAAGGCGGCCCTTCGGCCAATAAGGTGGATAAAAATCACGCATAAGACGGTTGTAACATAGCACTTTAGTGCGAATATCAGGAATGCCAATAGCATGTAGATAAGGCACCAAACATCGCAGCTATACATGGCTAAAGATCAACCAGAAAAGGTTTAAATTTTAACGCCGGCCCAAAACTTAAACTTTTTTTGATATTTTTAAGTGCAGCCATGGATTGGTCCGGCCATAGGATGACCTATGCCTACGTGGCATTCTCATTGATGGCAATAGCAATAATATGGTATATTCTACTTATCTATTGCCGATCGAAAAAAAATGTTGTTACAAGCGGTAATACGCTCGCTTTAGCGCCAATATCGCATATGTGAAAAATGTTCGCCGAAAAAAACATTAAAATTTAGAACCGCCGCGGCATCTCAGGGGCGGCAACATTTTTTTTTATATGGATATTGTCACACACCACCTCATCTATGACGCAATATATTACTGCTAATATCAGGTTCCCCAATAGTATGTAGAGAAACCACACAAGATAGATATTCATGGCGATTTTTGACGAAAAAACATTAAGTTTTAGCTTCTTTGACGCCTGTGTACTAATAATGTTTAACGCCTGTAGTATAATAATTGATACCTACAGCAGTAATTGATACCTACGGCGATAATGTCTCTCTGGCCGCCCCAAAAAAAAGTATTTACGGTAGGGTTTATTACCGGCGGCGTAACACCAGTTATGGTCAATTTTGTCTGGCCCGCCGCCCAGCCGCAAAAAAAAATCAATTACAACCGCAAAAAAAAATATTTCCGGCCGCGGCGTTTCAAAAAATAATCTTTGCGAAATAATTCCGCATCTTGTGAAATGAACGCCTACAGTAATAATTTTAATCTTTGACACCTACAGCAGTAGTAATAATTTTAATCTTTAACGCCTGCAGCAGTACTAATATTTTTAATCTTTAACGCCTACAGCAGTAGTAATAATTTTAATGTTTAACGCCTACAGCAGTAGTAATAATTTTAATCTTTGACGCCTACAGCAGTAGTAATAATTTTAATGTTTAACGCCTACAGCAGTACAATAATTTTAATGTTTAACGCCTGCAGCAGTACTAATATTTTTAATCTTTAACGCCTGCAGCAGTACTAATATTTTTAATCTTTAACGCCTACAGCAGTAGTAATAATTTTAATGTTTAACGCCTACAGCAGTAGTAATAATTTTAATCTTTGACGCCTACAGCAGT